AGGGATTAAGAAAACAAATCCATAAGAAATACGATACAATAACCATAAATGAATGTAATACAAGTAAGAAATGTTGCGAATGTTATAATAACCTGGATTATTACAGACATAAAAATGGAGTGAAACAGTTCCGTCTTTTAGTTTGTTCTAACTGCGTGAGACCTCAAGTCAAACAAACCGTATTTAGAACACGAGATGCGAATTCATCAATAAACATAATGAATTTAACAAAGTGTTGGATAGAGAAACAAGAACGACCATTATGTTTTCAAATTTCGTCTTTCACCTCTTCAAATACTCAAAAGGAAGAGGAAAAAAGTTAGACCATCGTAGGTGAAATTCCTACTATTGATTTTACATCCTTTAATATTTTTTATAAAAAACTATATAGAAATATATGGGCGTTTTAAATGATAAAAGGTGTAAAATGATAACATGCGATTTAATGGGTGGATTAGGCAATCAGTTGTTTCAAATTTTTGCAACTATTTCTTATGCCGCAAAACACAAAGTAAGATTTAATTTTTTATATTCAGAAATGTTGGTAAATAGAATTACTTATTGGAATACTTTTTTGGTTCGCTTGAAGGGTTTCACACATTTAAAATTACCTGATGCGCGCATTATTAAAGAAAATGGTTTTCATTATAAAGAAATTGTGTCACCTAATTTAATTCAACAGAATGGTATTATGGTGAAAGAAAATTTAAAATTATATGGTTACTTTCAAAGTTATAAATATTTTCAAGACAATTATGATACAATTTGTAAATTAATTAATTTACAAAAACAAAAAGATAGGATTGTTTATAAATATATGCAAAATTATACAAGTTTGGTTAGTATGCATTTTCGTTTAGGTGATTATAAATTATTACAAGATTTTCATCCTATCATGAAATTGGAGTATTATAAAAATAGCATTCAATATATAATTAAAAAAATGAATCACAATAATCTTAAAATTTTATATTTTTCAGAAAAAAAAGACGAGCTATTAGTTGATGAAAATATAAACAAACTAAAAGAAATATTTCCTTATTGTATATTTATAAAAGCATTTGATTATGCCGCAGATTGGGAACAAATGTTAATGATGTCTCTTTGCTCTCATAATATAATAGCAAATAGCACTTTTAGTTGGTGGGGGGCTTATTTTAATTCAAATAAAGAAAAAATAGTTTGTTATCCTGATGTGTGGTTTGGTCCTAGATTGATAAATGTGAACGACACCGGTGATTTATTTCCAGAAGATTGGATTAAAATCAATTCCAATTAGTTGCTTTACACCCTTGAAGATTTAAAATGGGACAAAATCCCATAAAAATTAACAAGGTTTGCCCTTCACAGAGCATGTAAATTTTGGTTTTACTGGTTCGTCTAAACCAGTTGATAAATTGTTTCTTCTTGATAAATAATTTGGTCTTTCTTTATTATTTATCGCATTATAAGCAATCTTATAAATATTTGTAGCACCATTCACATCTCTGTTCCAATAACCGCATCCGTTCTTACAACAAATCAGTCCATGAACAATTATGTTTCCAGTTCTATATGGTTTTGTATCTATGTATCCATCTTTGTAATGTAGATTTTTTACAATCAAAAATTTTACAGGTTTTTCTAATATTATCTTTATTTTTAAGGTAATATTTAACAGCAGATAATTTATAATCATCACTTTTATGCTTCATAATATAATACAAAATTATTATATTATTAGTTTATTTTGTCCCATTTTAAATGTCCGAAGGTGTATATTATTTTTTCATGATAGATTTCACTAAATTTTTATAAGTTGGATAATCTTGTTTTAAAATACTATCATTCATTTTAATTATTATATTTTTTTTGTAATTCTCATCATAATATTCAGTATATAACTTTGCTATTACATTTTCAGGATCTAATGTTTCACATGTTAAATTATTTACATTTATTTTATAACATTCATCCATTAAAACATTGTATAAAATTTCTCCATTATAAGTTATTTTAGTAACTTTATTAAATTTACCTAAAAAATTTTGTGCTTCTGCAATTTTACCCTTATAAAATAATTTATGGTCTTTACTCATTATAGTTTTTTTAGTGGGCAATTCAGGTCCTAGGGAATTTTGTTCAAAACAAACTAAATAATCATCTTGCGATATAGTTTGTGTAATTGCTATAATTTTTTTGTTTCTAATTGTATGAATTTTGGGATTTATTTTTTCAATAGGAATTATTCCTTGATTAGTAACAATAGGGGTGCCAGCAATAAAACATATATCGGATATAGGTAAAGGAATTGGCGAGGGTGTAGGTGGCGTCGGTGGCGTCGGTCCACTATACCAATTTAAAATTATAACTTTATGTTCATTATCATATATAACTCCAAAAAATTTATTACCATCTCCAGATATACCTACACTAGACCAATCACCAGTTTGCGTCGTTGAAGTTAAACTTAATAAAGGAGCTCCGTTTGAGCCATCTGTTAATTTTAAAGCACCACCAACATCGTATGTGTAATCTAAAAAACCATTTTGAGGGGTACTCGTTACACCTACTATTATCCTTTGTCCTGAATTTGATAAATGTACACTATTATTTGCCAAAGTACCACCATTATCAACTGTGTTAGTTTCAGTCCAATTATCGCCTGAATCTTTTGAAATATATACTTTACTAAAACTAAATTCAGAATAATCACTAGCAGCTACAATAGCTCCAGACTCATTACATGTTATACCTGACACCATAACTTTTCTTTTCTTAACATAAGAAGTTAAAGTTTCATCAACCATTTCCAATTTATATATACTTAAAGACTGATTAAAATCTAAACCACACCAACCAATTTCACCGTTACCAGAGCAACATATATGATGAACTCCTAAGTTATTAGGATTATCATTGATAACTTCACCTGTTAAAAAATCATATGTAAAACTAGTCCAATCAATATTAGTTAATTTATATACACAAGCTTTTCCTCCTAAATATACAACATTGCCATCGTAACTCATTGCACAAGAATGAATTTCAGCGTGGTTGGCTTCGTTTTTAGGAAAAAAGTCATCATAAACTTGTTGGTCGTTATTAAATGCAAAAAACTTATACATATCCAATTCACCAGTTACATCTTTATAAATTGCAATAATTTTTGAACCATCCGCACTACAACATATATCAATCCAATTAGTTTGTTGTGCTAAAGGCGGTTCTAATGTTCCCGTTCCTGTGCTATAATTATATTTAATTTTATACAACGGGGCTATGTCAGTGACACCATTTGGAACATTATAAATAATTGTGCCGTCTTGAGAACTTACTAATACATTATCAACATAAAAGGCGTTGGGCGTATCTATCGTTGTTTTAATCAAAACCATTTGTTATAATATAAATATATAAAAATGTATAATTATAAACAAATCTTAAATTTACCTTCTTCTACATTCGTTTAATTGTTATAGATATTATAGATATTACAGCAAAATTAACAGAATCTTTATATTATTATTTTTTTTTTGCGATATATTTTGCTAAACATTCATAAGTTGCGCATTTTTTTTGTAAAATACAATTATTCATTTTAATTATTAGATTATTTTTATAATTCTCATCGTAGTTTTTGGTATATAACTTTGCTATTAAATTATCAGGATCTAAAGTTTCACATGTTAAATTATTTACATTTATTTTATAACATTCGTCCATTAAAACATTATACACAAGAAGAAGTTTGTAAAGTATTTGAATGTTCTCGTCGTAGTTTGATGAGATGGGTTGAACAATATAAGAAAAAAGGTAATTTAGAAAGAAATAATAGAACACCTATTGCATACAAAGTAAAAAGAGAACATATTCGGTTTATCAAAGATGAAATCAACAAAAACAAAACAATTACCATGGAAGATTTATTATTTTTATTGAAACGAAAATATCCATCATTATCATTGAGTAGGTTTCATCTAAATAGAGTTATAAATAACAACAATATAACTTTGAAATTAACAAGAATAAGACATGAACCTACTCATAGATGGGGTAAAGAAATAAATATCAATGAAAAATTAGATGAATTCTATAAGGAAATTAGTAAATATAAAATAGAAGATATTATTTGTATAGACGAGACAAGTATAAAATCATTACAGAAACGTAATCATTGTTATAGTCAAAGAGGGAAACGTTGTGTAATAAAAACACAATCACAAGATGTATTCAAGAAATATACTGGGATATTTGCGATTTCCGTAAATGGTGTAGAAGGATGGGATTTATATGAAAAAGGTGGTATAAATACCGAACGATTAGTTGAATTTTTACAGAAATTTATCACAGAAAAATACAAAAATAAAATTATCATTTTAGACAATGCATCTGCACATAAAAATGATACTATACGTGAATTAGTAAATAAGCATAACAAATTGTTATATAGTGTTCCGTATCAACATTTTAGCAATGCAATTGAAAATTATTTTAGTATGTTGAAATCAAAATTACAAAAATTTAGCGGATTGAAATATGCGAATTTAAGAGAAAACATAACAAAGGCAATAGAAATAATACCGAAAGAATATTATAAGAACATCATAGAAGGTGCTTATAATAGAAAAGAAAAATATATTGCAAAGAATAAAACTCGCAAAAACCCAAAGAAAATATATCTATAATGGGCGTTTTAAATGTGCAAAGGTGTAAAATTAATAATAATATAAATTATTATAAATATTCATATTTATGAAATTTTATAATGATATTAAATAAACTGAATAATTATTCATTTCAGAAAAAGATGTCTAATAAAATATATTTCTATGGCTAAGAATTAAGTAAACTTGAATCTAAACAAAAATATTGTAATATTAAAATCAAAAGAACAATATATTAGTTCACATGGTGGATCTGTATATTAAGTGTTAGGTGCATTTGATTAAATTTAAAGAAGAAGAACTTGATGGTATTTTATGGTCAGCTGAATTTTGTCTTGAAAAAGGATTAGTAAGTGAAATTATATAAAATTATTTTAATTCATTTTTTAATTTCATATATTTATTTTTATATTTTAAGTATTTTTTTCTATAATAGTATTGATTTCTTCTACTTGAACTATTTTCTAAATATGTAGCAGCTGATGGAGGAAAACATTTATTATATAATTGATGGATATTCAGTGTTTCATCAATTAAGATGTTTTCAACGTTTCCATCTAAATATTTTAATTGAAAATAATAGTTAATGTCATCTAGATTAAATGAATCATATAAAACATTATGCCTACATGAATCTAAAACTGCATTTGTATTATATTTTATAATACTACTATAATAATCTCCTTCGCCAGATGTTATGAATGTGTTATCTCCAATATTAAATATTCCTGTTGTGAAAATTAAACTAAAATGATATTTATCTGATAGATCAATAGGTATAAAAAAATCACTAATATTAAATGTTTTGGCATTATCATCATATTTAATAAAATAGCTAAAGTAATTATATCCAGTTAAACATTCTGGTAGGAAAGCATTATGATGTTGTTTATATTTATTTCCAAATAATTTTCTTAATGTTTTTGGTACTAGCTCTTGTATTTTTTTTAACTTATTAGAATTATATGGATACATACTACTATTTGAAAGTAATTTACTATGCCCAACTCCTAGTAATTTATTATTACTGCAATTTACAAAAGGACTACCAAAAGACATTTCAATATTCATTATGCCGTTCGGTGATAACTTTATATTACCTTCCAAAAATATATTTTTAATTGGCAACATACACTCAATTTTTAAATTTGAGTTTCCAGCATTAAATTTGTTTCCAAAATCTATTAGATCGTTAAAACTAGATACAATTAAATTATCACTTGGTATTCTAACTGAATTAATAAATTGTGTAACACATGAATTTTCATACCAATTGAAATAATATAAAGATAATTCATCTGTTGTATCATCTTTATTTATTATTTTAAATTTATAATTAGGAGTATTAATAGATCCTGCACTTAATCCAATATCTTTAATATTACCACTTCTAATTCCTGTTGATATAATATAATTTTTATTAATAAATTCATCTTTGTCTGAATCATATTTAATTATTGCTAAATAATAATATTCATTAATTAATGTTCTTGGAATAATTAAATATAAATGATAATTATCATTTATATTTTCGGATACACTTATTGACTTTAAATATAATAAACGTACATCAGATAATTTAACATCTACATTACTTTTAACACCACTTTTAGTATCTATAATGATTTTAGTTTCTATTATCCTATTATCTTGTGTAATTTCACCTATAAAGACACTTGATTCATTTTTAAAGTTGGAATTACTCCAATCACCCCATACAAAATTCTTTCCTAAATCATCTCTATCTATCTCTTTGTATGTTGTTTGATAAGTAAGATTTACCTCTTGAATTTGAGGATATCGATTAAGTAATAAGGGTAACTTACAAATATTACCAGGAATAACTTCCTTATCAGACTTACCATCAATATCAGACTTACCATCAATTGTTATCAATCTATTTGAAAATAAATTAAATGTACGATCATTAATTTTAAATGTATTAGTACCTGAAGCTAAATTAAATCCTCCAATATCATTATTGGTTATACTATTAAATCTTGCTGCTCTTGAAGAAGTAAATTTATTATACGATAAAACATTTGGTAACATTTTATTAAAAAACCATATTTTTGTTTTTAGACAAAAATTTTTTCAAAATATCATTAAATTCATCAATAACAAGATTTTTATAATTTACTGGTATATAATCAAAATTTATAAGTTTTATGTTTTGATTGTATTTATCTTCAATATCTTTATTTTCTTTAATAAAATTATTAAATGTTTCAATTGATTCAACTAAATCTTTTTTTAATTTAATAGGAAATTTACTTGGAAATATACTGGGTATACAATCTGATTTATCACCTAATAATATTTTCTTATGTAATTCTAGTTTTGCTTCTTCTTTATTAAATATTATTGGTTTTTTTGTTTTATAATTAATAAAACTTACATTTTTTCTACCTAATTGATAAAAATCTTGATCTCCAGACATTATAAAAACATTTTTTGTTTCATATTTTTCTTCAATATATTTTGCAACAAGCCCAATAATATCATCTGCTTCTAATTTATCAAGTTTAATTTTAAAAATATTATTATGTTCTTTTAAAATATTTGGAATCAAATGATTATATGTATATTTAAATACAGGTTTGAAATTATTTTTTAGTGAAAGATCTAATCTTTCAGCTTTATAATCACATTTCAAGTCAGTAGTTCTCCAGACTTGTTCTTTTGGTGTATCCATACAAAAAATTATTAGTGCTTTGTTAAATACTTTTTTCCCTACAGTTTTTTCTATCTTTGTTAAATACATTTTTTCGTATTTTTCCATAAACTCTTTATTATCAATCCAATTATATTCTGGATTATTAAAATTTTCTTTGTACAATTCTGGATTAACCATAGACATCCATTTTAGTGTAGCAAAAAAACGATGAAAAGATGTATATGATGTATCAATAAGAATAACATTGTCTATTAATATTGTGTTAGCATTTTTAGCTTTACTCATATGTATAAGATATACTATAAATGAATATATATTTCAATTTTCTATATATAAAAATATATTCATAACTATATTAATGAGTGATATAAGTGGTAATATAACAACAAATGATCAAGAAAATATATTTAAGTTTGAAAAATTTAATTTTAAAGATATTGAAACAAATGTATATACCTTAAAAATCAATTCAAAAAGTAGAAATTTAATATTAGAGCCAAACCCATTTAATTTTGAACTAACATTTAATGAAAATCCAGACTCAGAATATAAAAAAGCAATTATACCAAATAAATTTGATCATATTAAAAAAATTCAAGTTGCACAAATTTTAGTACCTAGATTTATACCAAGAGAATATATGGGTGAACCATTTAATGGTATAACCCCTATTTATAACACAGATAATACTATTACATTATCATATTATCCTGGTATAAATATTAATAATACAATAATTAATCTTGATATTAGTAGTTCTAAAGTAGAAGTATTAGAATTAGTTGATCTTAATAATAAAAAAATTTATTTAGTTGCAATTCAATATAATAATCCATATTATTTATCAAAATATATTTTGATTAAAGCAGATATATATAGTTATTTAAATATTAATGATAATATTTATCCAATCAAAAATATTACTGGTACAATGATAGAATTAGGTAATACAACACATTTTCCTTTACCTTTATTTACAAATAATAGATTAATTATAGGTGATTATTATAAAAATATTACATTTGTAGATTCTGATGGAACCCATATTATGTACGGTAATGATTCTACATTAAAAAGTCAAGTTATTTATATTTTTCGAACAAATTCAGTTAATTATCAATATATATTTCCAGGTCAATATTTAGAATATTTGATAGTAAATGAATCTGATAAATCATATGTTGATAGAAAACTATTTAAAATAACTAATATAGTTGTTGATTTAATTAGTAAAAATTTACCTCAAACAGTTAGTAATACTGTTATGAAATTTGCAGGTATTTGGACTGATGGTTATCCAAATAATTATGTTTCTGGACGTGTTTATAATGTTTTAAATCCAGGTACATCATTAAGATTAAGTCAATTTAATTTTGGTGTTCGTGATTTATTAGACGATAAAATATTTTATCTCAGTATGTTACCATTTGTACCAAATAGATTAGTTGCAACAGAACAAGAAATAAATGATACATTTGGTGTATTTTTCCCATCTACACAATCTAAAGATTATTTGTATTTAAGAGGAGATGCTTTTGAAAACTATAGTTATAGTAATTTGCAAACAACTAATAATAAAATCAAATTTACTTTACTAGATTCTAACTATGAACAAGTTGGTACAGTTTATAGTAAATATTTTAACCTTTATAAACCATCAAATAATATGTCTGTTAAATCATATTTACCAAATATACCTGATGTCACAATTATTATGAAAATTGAGCAAATTGAAAGAAGAAATATTATTCAACCATTTGTTTAATTTTATAATAAAAAAATTGAATTTAAGAATAATAACAATATAACTAAATTATTTATGTTATATGATAAAATTGTTAACAAAAATAATAATGATTTACCATTAAATAGATTTGATATAATAAATAGATTTAAAGGTAATTGTGTAAATTTTGTAATAGGAAAATGTGATGGAAAATGTAATCTAATTCATTCATCATCGTTAAGAAATAAATATATAGAAGATCTTGAAAATTCAATACAAAATAAAATTTTATGTAAAGATTCAAATGAAATTAAAAAAGAGTTTAAAGGTTTTTGTTCTCAATTTATTGTTTCAAATTGTACAAATACAAATTGTAGATTTTATCATTCAATAAAATTAAGAGATGAATATAATTCAAATATCAACCCATGTTATTGTTCTTATAATTTGAAATATGGTAATTGTAGAATTGAATGGTGTAAATATATACATGATAATTCTGCATATGAAAACTATAAAATAAATTTAGAAAATTCTAAAAAAGAATTAGAAAATTTAAAAAGAAATAATATTGAACCTTCGTATTGTGTTTTTTGGAAAAATAAATGTTGTTCTGATCCAAAATGTAAATTTATTCATAGTAAAAATACTATTTGTAATAAAAATTATTTAAATGTAGTAAAAAAAAAAGCTAATAATAAAGATGCATTTATTGGATTATCTTTGAGTTCAAATATAACATTATGTAAGAAATTTAATTGTGATTGTTCAAGACATAATATGTTAAATCAAACACAAACAAATGTAGGATTAATATTTGATTCCTATATTAAAACAAAAAAAATCCCTTTGATTGAATTAACAATTAAATTAAATAAAATATATTTTGATAATTTTTTACTTATTCAATCACAATTAATAAAAGATAATTTAATTGATAAAATTAAATTTCCAAATAATAATTTGAATTTGGAATCATTAGAAAAATTATTTAATATCATTGAGAATAATGAAATTTATGAAAAAAATTTAACTCAAACAGAATATTCATTATTATATGAAATTTTTAGACGTAATAAGCAATGTCCAAAAAATAAATATTTTTCAGATGGTATAATTTATGATTTTAATAATAAACCAAATTATTGTTATTATGGACGTAATTGTATAAAAGGACACCATGGTTTTAATGGAATATGTAGTAATGACTTGTATAATAACAACTGTAATTGTAAAAATAATATAAATCAAATTAAAAGTTTGGAAGAAGAAATTTTACAAATTAATGAAAAAAATATATTTGGTAATGACGATTATATAATTGTTAATGATTATGAAAAAAAAAAAAAAATAAAAGAAATAAAAAAAAAAATAGAATATTTAGAATCAATAAACTTATTACATCTTAATAAAGATGGTTATTGTACAGATTCTATCAATATAGAAAATATAAATAAAAATTTTGCAATAAATACTATTGATCCAGATACAATTTTAAATAAAATGTTAGTAGTAAATTCATCTGATGATTATAATAATTATATAATGAATGAAAAATTGAAACCATCATGTTATTTTGTATACAATTCAATTAAATCAGATTTTGCTGTTGATCATAATTGGTCAAAAGAAAAATGGAACCACTATATAAATTATGATAAAAATTTAAAGTTGTATTTATATTTTACATTTGCTAATTTTCAAAATATATCAAAAACAATATTACCAATTTATAATAATCCATTAAATAATGAAAAAGATTGGGTTAAATTTTTGATAAATTTAAATAGCAAACTATGTTTAATAAATGATATTTCTGATTCTATTATTCTTGTTAAAAATAAAAAAAAAAAATTATATTCAAATAAAATTGATTTTATATTAAATAATTATATTGTAATAGAAAATGAAACAAATGATAAATTAGAAAATGAAACAAATGATAAATTAGAAAATGAAACAAATGATAAATTAGAAAATGAAAAAAATTTAGAATTAAAAGAATATGATTTAGGTTATGAAAAAATAAGTCTAACAAAAAAAGAAAAATATTTTATTAGTTATGATTCAATTGATTCTTCAATAAATTTTGGTCCTATAACTAATTATGAATTAAATTTATTAACAAAAAGAATAAAAGGAATAATTTTTAAAAAAATAAATAATATAGAAGTTATAAATATTCCAATTAAAATAAATATAGCTAATAATATTGTTAATAAATTTTGTGAAATATTAAAGATTAAATATTCAATAATTAAAAATAATACAGAATGCGAATTTTTAATAACTTTAGATAATATATAATTTTTTTATTCAAGTTCTCTAATATATTTCGTTATGTATTTAGCCATATTTTTTTGAATGGATTTTGAGCTAAATTCTTTATTACTTTCGCATCTAAATTGGTTATAAAAAAAACTAGTAGGGTCAATTTCTAATTCATTTGCATATATTCTTATAGGTGATTCAAACCCTTCAATATTTATTGAATATTCATCTTGAAATTCTGGATCAACTGCATATGATACATCAACACGAAATAATATAGGTAATCTTTTTTGATGCCAAAATAAAGGAATATATTCTTTAAAAAGTTTTATTGAAAAATCAATAACAACCTTTTCCAAAGGTTTTTTAATTTCATCTTTGACACATGTATTAGGTATATCATCTCCTTTTGCAATAAATTTTGCTTTACCATTATGGAAAAATACTCTGTATTCATTTTGTCTTTTACTAACAATTTTATTAAATCCTTGAATTATGTAATATCTTGTTATTCCTTTATCAATAAGGGTAGATGAAGTTCTAACTCCCCAAAAATTTTTGAAGTTTAATTTTCTTGCTTTTTTTCTAAATTCATAAAAATCAGGTATAGTTTCCTTATTAAATATTTTAACTTGTTTTCCTTCATATGAATAACCTTTTTTAACAACAACTTTTTTAAATATTTTCCATAATTCTTCAACAGATTTAAATAAAGCAGTAAAAATTCTATTTTCATCTTTTGCTGGATCATAATTTGGAACATAATATACTTTTGTATGTGGAAGTTGTGCCCATAATAATTTTTGATTTAATGTCAAGTTATATTTTTTTGAACCAAAGTTATCGGTTACTTCAGGAGGAGGATATACATATATACCTTTATTGTTCAAATCAATCATATAATTTTTCATTTCTAATATACTTTTATTATTTAAATAAGAATCAGAAAGTACATCTTGAAATAAAAAAATTGCTTTTATTGTATCAATATTTAATTTATTTACTGTTTCAATAAGTTCTTTTGGATTTTTTATTATTATATAATTATATTTTTTTTTATCTCTATGAAATTCTAATGATTTTAATAAATATGTTGCTTCAGTAAACATTGTTCCCTCTTTATTAAACCAATATTCTTCTCCTAGTATAATTATATTTTTCATTTTATATTAAAATATCGGTGAAAATATTTATTTTTGAATAATAAAAAAAATTGTTAATATTACTATTTACCTAATATATAAAATATGTATGTCTATTTATGATAAAATTTTTGAAATAGAAGAAATTATTATTAGAGAAACAAAAATGACACCATATCAGTTAAAAAATATATATTCACATACTAAAATAAAAAAAATAATTAATGCAATTAAAGTTGGAGTGCCTTCATGTAATGAATATTATATAAGATTAACTCATGAATTTGCACTTTTGTTACATAAAAAATTTGCAAAATATATATTGGATATATTAGAAATAACAAATCTTATAGAAGACATACCTCATATAATAAGAGGATCTGCTGGTTCATCACTTGTTTGTTATTTAACAAAAATTACAAATATAGATCCAATAAAAGAAAATATTTGTTTGTCAAGATTTCTTCATGAATTAAGAGACTCTATGCCAGATGTTGATTTTGATTTTCCATATAATTTAAGAGATGAGGTATTTAATAGAATTAATAATAAGTTTCCAAATAAAATGGCAAGAATATCAAATCATATTATGTTTAGAGAAAAGTCAGCTCTAAGAAAAGCAATAAAAGATGTTGATATTGATAAAACTATTAATAAAAAATCTATTAAACGTTTTGATGATTTAAAATTAGATTCTAATTTAAAAAATGAAATAATCACAAAAAAAAAAGAGTTATTGAATACTTTTAGATGTTTTTCATTACATTGTGGCGGGATTGTAATATTTAATGAAGAGGTACCAGAAGATTTAATATTAAAAGAAAAAGATGGTATGAAACAAATAAAGTATAATAAAGATGAAACTGAAGACAATGGGTTATTTAAAATTGATATATTATCAAATAGAGGTTTAGCACAATTAATTGATATATCTAAACAAGATATAGAATCTTATAACAGAGACGATCAAAGAGTATTTGAATTATTATCAAAAGGAAAAAATATTGGAATTACATTTGCTGAAAGCCCAGCAATGAGAAAAACATTTTTAGAATTAAAACCAACATCATTAGATGATATAGCAAAGGCTTTAGCAATTATAAGACCAATGGCACAAGATTTTAAGAATGAATATCTGAAAAAACTAATTAATGAAAATAAAATTCATAGTTATATGATTTTTGATGATGATGCAATTAAATATATAAAAGATTTGATTAAATGTCCTGAATCAGTTGCAGATATTTATAGAAAAGCTTTTACTAAAAATAAATATAAACAAATAAAAATTTTTAAAGATTTATTAGATGATTTTTTAAGTGTTGATAAAGATAAAAAATTTGTTATGGATAGATTATCAAATTTATCTAAATATAGTTTTTGTAAAAGTCATGCATATTCTTATGCAAAATTAGTTTTAGCATTAGCATATCAAAAAACATATAATCCAAAAGATTTTTGGTTATCAACACTTAATCATTGTAATAGTATGTATAGAAAATGGGTTCATTTTCAATGTGCAAAAACACACATAAAATTAACACTAGGTAAAAAACCATGGAAACTTGTCAATGATACATTAGTTAGTTTTAATAATAAGTATAATCAAAATATAGATAAAATAAGTCAATATAAAAATTATGGATATTGGATTGATGAAGAATATTTAATTGATTCTTACATTAATGTTGAAGTTATTGGAAATAATTTATTATCAGTAAAATTTAAGGGTTTAATTGCATGTGGTAGATTTTATAAAAATAAAGTAACATTTTTAACTATTGGTTATAAGAAAGATAAATTTATTGATCTGATTATAAATAATAAATGTTTTTTTGGTTATTATGATTATATTGAAGGTGAAGGTACTATTAAGAATCCTAAAGATAAAATATATAAAACATCAATAAATGTAACTAATTATAAATTACATAAATTATGAATTCTGTGATTGAAATATCGATACTCTGATTGTAAATTTCTATATTGAAACTCAAAATCTTTTTTAAGTTCATTTGCTTGTTGAATTATTTCTATTATATCATTTGTATTTTCATATGTTTTTATTTCTTTTACTTTTTTTATAATATCATTCATATTGTTTATTTTTTCATCAATCTTTTTTAGTTTTTCATATTGTTCATCGTATTTAATTTTTAAATCTATTAAAATTTCTGTCATAGTTTTAGTTGGCATATTAGCAAAATCCATTATTTCTTCAATAGTTTTATACTCATATTCATATTCAGTATTATCATAATGTATACCATAAAATCTTACTGAATTAGTGTTGAAATCTAATAACAGGATATAACCGGCTTTTTGACCATTATTTAAGAAATATCCAGAGTCTAATATATTGATGAAACTATGTTGACAATTTCTTAATAAACAATACCAATCAGTTGTTGATTGATTTGAAACAGATAAATCTGTGTAATATTTGCATTTTTCAATAGCTTCTTGTGTTGGTTTATTTTTAGCCTCTTCTAAATTTTCAAATGCTTCACGCAATAAATCTATTGATCCGAAATGTTTCATCAATATATATAACTCTCTAATACAAGTATACCAAAGTAAATCTGCATCAAATTGAACATGCATAAGTCTAACTTTACGTCCTATTTTATAACCAAATGATCCTTGTGTTCCCATATTAATTTGAATGTGTAATTAAATTAAAATAAAATCATTTTTTTATAGATAATTTACCAGTAAAACATAGACATAACTCATCATTAATCTATCGATTAAGTACTTTTATATTGACTTTTACTAATCTGTATCCATACATAAAAAAGTAAATCTGCATAATTTATTAAATAAGTGGAATGTTCTGTTTTGTCATCATAATAATTAAATATTTCAAATTTAGTTACTTCAATTAATATTTCATCATTAATAATGTCTATGTTAAATAAATTACGTAAGATATTAATTTAGCAAGTTTCTTGTATATAATAATTATTTATCTTCTGGCAATTATTATAAATAATGTTATTATCAATAACTCTTCTATTTAATCTATCTATCTATCTTTGAACAAATAGTTGGATTATAATAAGTAAAATTTCTTAAATAACATAAATTTAATGGTAATCCTTTAATTTTAGTTATTTGATTATATTCTAAACATAATTTTTGTAGATTTATTAAATTATCTAATCCTTTTATTTCACTTATTTGATTATATTCTAAACATAATTTTTGTAGATTTATTAAATTATCTAATCCTTTTATTTCAGTTATTTGATTATAAGGCAAATATAATTCTTGTAGATTAATTAAATTATCTAATCCTTTTATTTCAACAATTTCATTATAATGTAAATTTAATTGCTGTAAATTACTTAAATTATCCAATCCTTTTATTTCTATTATTTTATTACCACTTAAAAATAATTTTTTTAGATTAATTAAATTATTTAATCCTTTTATTTCTATTATTTTATTAGAATTTAAATTTAATTGTTCTAGATTAATTAAATTGTTTATTCCTTTTATTTCTGTTATCTGATTATTACAAAGTTGTAATTGTTTTAGATTAATTAATGTGTTCAATCCTTTAATTTCTTTTATTTTATTATTATATAATTCTAATTTTTCTAGATTAATTAAATCAACTAACCCTTTTATTTCATTTATTTCATTATTATATAAATATAATTTCTGTAGATTGATTAACTTATTTAATCCTTTAATTTCAGTAATTTTATTGTAATTAAAGTCTAACTTTTTAATTTCATGTATTTGATTGTTTACCAAATTATGTATTTGATTATTTATATCTAAAATTTGCATTATACTTAATTCAATTAATAAAAGATAAAATAATTCAACTTTTTATAATAATTTTTTTCTATTATTTTATATGGCAAGATTTAAAAGTATTGATTATTCAAAGATCGTAGATGATGAATTTATTACTGAAGCAAAAGAATTACTTGAAGTAACAAAATCCAAAGTATCTGGTTCTTATTTAAGATATGGGAAAGATAAAGCATGTGATTTAGATTTAAGTGAAGAATTAGATATTGATGAAACAAAAATACCTGATTTGCTAAAATCTTATTTTAAAAAATTAAAGGAAAGAAAAAATGACTTTATATTAACAAGATTATCTTTTGACATTATTGATGACTCAATAAAAAGATTAATAGATAATCTAGGTAATTTAAATGGTTTATTACAAATTGAAAATAGTAATATTTCAGAAGATCAAATTAATAAATCATTACCAAAAAAAATGGTAAATGAAATAAAGAGGTTAATCAAAGAATACAATTATGATAAAACAATATTCACTTATGTTAATTTATATATGTATTTAAAAACAAATATACAACCTATATTTACATTAGAAGAAGCAATTAAAGGAGAAAAAAAATTTAATGGAGAAAAAATAAAATTATCGGATTATAATTTTACTTATATGTATATTGAAGTAATATTTAAAAATTATAGAGTTTCAAATTTTGTATATTTAAGAAAACAAAATAAACCTGAAACCAAATTATGGAATGTTGAATTAAATGAAGTATTGATAGAATCATTAATAGAAAATAGTAAAAATAAATATCAAATGAGTTATTATAAATTACTCAAATATTTTTTTCATTTTTTAAAAAAAGGTTATTTTAATAAAATATTTGAAGAAAGAGATTTAATTGATCAAACTATAGATACATATAATGAAATTTATGATTTTAGAGAAAAAGTTGGCAACATGCATAATAATTTGTGTAAGATAGAAAATATGATTTTAATAGATAAAAAAAATAAAAAATTATATGAAGATTATAAAAATTTAAAACAAGAATTTGAATTAAAGTGTAAAAATTACTTTTTACAAGTATCTAAACGTTATAGTAAATATTTAAGAGAATATTTTAAATTGATATAATTATTTTTTAATCTCAATAGAACTACTTGATAAATTCTGATCTTTTAATGAAAATGATGAATCTGAAAATAGTAATTTTAATTTTTCCATAGTATCTTGAATTTTTGCAAATTTATTTTGTATTTCTTTTTGTTGATATTGTATTTGATTAGTTATATTTTTAACATTTGTATCTACAATATTTAAAATATTATTACCAAAAGCTGTTAATTCTTCTTTTTTAACAGTATCTGATGCCTTATTATTATTAATCATATTATATAAATTAACTAAATCTTCATTTAATTTTGACAATTCATCTCTTTTAACTGTACTTTGTAATATATTATTTATATTATTAATTTCATCTGATAATTTATATATATCAATATTATTATCAGTAGAATAATTTATATTATTATCAGTAGAATAATTTATATTATTATCAGTAGAATAATTTATATTATTCGCAGAAGCAGAACTTATATTATTCGCAGAAGTAGAACTTATATTATTCGCAGAAGCAGAACTTATATTAGAAGGAGCAGAACTTATATTATTTGTTTGAAAATTTTCAATAATTTTTTGATTATTAAGTAATAAACTTCCATCAATTGTATAGTGCATATAAATAATTTTAGATTATTTTATTAAAATCAATAATAAATATAATTTCAAAAAACATTATCTTTAATTATAATCTTAATACCTAATTCATGAGCTTTTTGTACTTTACCTGTATTTTCATCAATAGTGTTTTGATCTTTAACAATTAAATAATCAGTATTTTTCGAAACACTATTGGTTATTTTTGCTCCAGAATCTTCTAATTTTTGTTGTAACTCTGAATCTCTAAATCCAGACATAACTACCGTTTTATCTGTATATTTATTTTTTATAAGTTCTTTGACTTTTTCTTTTTTAATTGTAATATATGGTTCAATTGAATTATAAAATTTTTTAAATTCTTTATAATTACTAACAAATAATGAGCTGGTTTTTTCTTCCCATCCATTAATTAATTTAAGATTATTAATAAATTCATCTTTTGACCATTTATCAGAATCATCTAACAAATTAGGAAATTTATCTAAAACTAATTTAATACGTTCTTCTCCAATACCATGACCTAATTTATTTGATGCACTCATTATTTTACTTAATGAAATTTCTGTTAATGATTTTTTTATTGAATCAATTATATTTTGTGCAGATTTTTCTTTAAAACCTTCGACAAGTAAAATTTGTGGAACCGTTAATTTAATTATTTTAAGAATACTATCATATCCTTTATTAACAAATTTCTCAACTATTTTTTCACCCAATCCTTTTGTATCAAGAGAAGAAAAGAAATAATAAATATTTTTAATTAAGACATCATTATTATCAAGTGAATCACAAATAATATCAACATTTGTTTCATTCCAATGCCATTCTCCTTCAGGCATTTCAACATTTTTAGATTGTTTTAAAACTTTGTTAACTTTAGGTATTACATCACCACTTCTAATAATCTCAATGTGTGCTCCTTTTCCTAATTTATTTTCAACAACAAATTTAGCATTATTACCAGTTGTTCTCGATATTTCAACACCTCCAATAGTTACAGGTTCAACGATTAATGTTGGTTTGATATAACCATCTTTTGAAATATTCCATTCAATACTAATAACTTTTGTTTCAGCTTTTTGATCATCTAAAATATCTTTAAAAGCAAAAGCATATTCTGGATTACTTTTTATATTTCTTTTATTTTCTTCATTATTAGTAATAATTAAACCATCAATTTCATATTCTGATTCTTTTTTTCTTTTTATTAATAAATTTGATAAAATTTCAAAACTAATTTTTGGAACTTCCTCATATTTAACGACATTAAATTTTAAATCTTTTAATATTTTTATTTGATCGCTAAATTTTAAAAATGGATCAATAACTTCATATAATACAAAATCAGTATCACTTGCTAGTTTTGGATTAATTGTTTTACTATTTACTAAACCAGAAACGCCATTTCTTCCATTTTTTAATAGGTCACTCCAATTATTTTTAAATATGTCTTTATTCATTAACAATTCACCACGACAGGCTAATAATATACCAGCTTTCTTTGATTTGGTTTTATATTTATTAACTAAAGACCATGAAGGAATATTTTTAATATATTTTAACAATGGTGATATATCTAAACCTTCATCAGCAGTACCTCTTGTATATAAATTAGTATCCCCATTTTCTCTATAAATAATCATTGCAGAAATACCATCAAGTTTATTTGAAACATAATAAGGTCCTTTATACTCATTAAGCCATTTTTCGAATAATCTAGTATCACTTGGTTTTATTTTATCCATTGATCCTAACCAATAGTCTAATTTTACTTTGTCTTTACTTTTAACTTTTCCACCAATGACTTTTAATACTTTTGATTTAGGATTTTTTAATTTTAAAAAATCCACACAAATATCATATAATTCATCAGTCATAACTGGTGTTTCGGTGTTCCTGTATTTATCATTTGCAAAAATAATTAATTTTTCAAGATCCTCAATACTTAAATTATCAATGGCTTCATAACTATTCTTTAATATTTTCTTTACTAAATCCATATTAATAAATTTATTATTTTATTAATTATTTTTTCATTTTTTCTAAGTATTATAAATGTTGGACTTAAAAAATATAATATTAGTTTTTATTATATTATTTTTATTAAATCAAATAAAATATACAAAACAAATAATAAAAAATAAAAATGATAACAAAAATAAAAAAAGAGTTATTGAAAAAATATCATCTGTACCAAAAATTAAAGATAAAAAACTATTATATGGAGAAGATCAATTTATTATTAATTCAACTTTTGATAATAATAAAAAGTTATATCAAAATTTAAATGTTTTAAAACCAAACAATAATTTAGAATTAACATCAAATTTAAAATTTAATTATGATCAAAATAATAATGCTCATAAAAATACAATTGATTTAAATAGAAATGATTATGATAATAGAAATCTTGTTCATAAATTAGATGATTTAAATTTTACTAACTTGCCATTAACAAAAGAACAAATAATAAATAACTATAATAATGAAAATTTAAAAGGTGTTATTACTATTCCACTTAATAATATAGATATGCATGATTATGCATCGCCATCAGTAATGTTAGAAGAACCTATTAGTCAAAAGATGTTATATGATTATAGATTTTTAGATATGAATAAAAATGAATTAGAAGAAATAATAAAAAATGATGAAACAAACATGTTCGAAGGTAAAACAATTAAAGAAGTATATGATGGTATGATTCTTGATTATAAAAAAATTAATCAAAAAAAAATACCTTTATTTACTGAAAATAATAAAATAGAAGGAGCATTTGGTGAGTCATCTATAGGAATAGATCAATGGCATTATGAAGGTGATAATAATGATAGATCATATGATCCACAACAAGGATTAGAATTAGCTGTACACTATGATGTAGATCCAGATGATATATATTGAATAAAAACTAGTCTACCATTTCTTTGATGAACAACAAATAAATTATAATTTAAAATTAGAAGTTTTAGTTGCATAACTAATTTTCATATTTGCCTAAATTTTTAGACTTATAAAGGGTATAAATGATGATATGATTATAATTTTCTTTGAAGTATATTTTGTCTATTTATGCAAAATTTTTTTTCAAATAATTGTAATTTATTTTCAGAAAATTTATCGGTTTTTATATTATCAATCCATTTACTAAGTAATTCAGAGTGTGATTTTATATTTAAAATTGATAATTTACTTGATAGAAAATTATCGCATTCTGGGTCTTGAAATTCGTCGTCAAGTATTATATTTACAGGAAATCTTATACGACACTTTTCTTTTTCTGGATTTGTAAATTCAGGGTGTGTACAATTAGATATATCTACTTCTTTATATGGATTATAATTTTCACAATATGTTTTAAACCAATCAAAGTTCCATTTATTTATTCCAGATTCATCTATATGATTAAATTTTTTAAATAAATTTATAATAGCTTTTTGTTTATCTTCATTATTTTTATCATTTAAAAATTCAGAAACTACTTTATCATAATTATTTATAAATTTTTTAGCTTCTTCATCTGTATTTATATAAAAAGGTAAAATAAAATTAGGAATTGATTTATCGGATAAATTAGTATTATTAAATAATATAATTTCGTCTTGATCTCTTTCAACATATATACCATCTATTTCCGAATCATCCGGTATAATATCTTCTAATATATTATTAAAATATGAATTATAATTAATATTTGATAATAAATAATAACCTGGTGTATTCACCCATCCACCAAAACATCCTGATTTACATAAGTCAATATATTTATCAAATAATACACAATAAATCCAAAAAAAGTTATCATTTGTAATATCTATTTTTTCTTTTTCTGGTAAATTTTGACCAATATCTTCAAGTTTATTTCTAAAATTTGTTAAAACTTCAAATTTTTTAGTTTCTTCTAATTCATCTAAAAAAGTTTTTAGTATCCCTTTATTAAATAATACTCCAAAACTATCATTATATTTTTTACTACCTACATTCATTTTTAATAAAGTAAGTTTATTAACTGTTTCGTATTTATAAATAATTGGATAACATGATGATATATTATTTAAATCTGTAATTTTATAATCTGTAGAATTATCTAATCTTCTTGCAGTACTAATTAAATGCCCTAACGATTGTAGTGGATCGGTAGTAAAATATCCAGGAATATTAATATGTCCATTAACTTTATTAAAGCTTCCATGATATAAAGTAGTTTCAGAATTAATAGTATATAATTCAAAATATTCTTTATTGCCACCTAATTGTTTTTTTAAAATTAAATATTTATTTTTATATTTTAAATATTTATTCTTGTATTCCATATATATAATTATTTTATAAAATATAACAAATGAATTATAATATTTATTATTGAATAAAAACTAGTCTACCAATTCCTTGGTGAACAACAAATAAATTATAATTTAAAGTTAAAACTTTTAATTGCATACCTAATTTACCAGGATTAAGTTTAGATGTAAAATATTCATTTAAAAATAATGGATTCATTTCAAATCTTATTTTCTTTTCTGTAATAACAGTTAAATTAGCAGTACCTGAAGGTTGTGATTCTTCTGGAAATAATGCAAAATTATAATAATAAACACCATCAGGTAATTCACGATTTAATGTTTTAAAACCTAATACATAGCTATAAAATGATTTATCTAAATATTGATTTAGTAATTCCATTTGATTAAATGTAATGATTTGTTTATTAAAAAAAAAGTTAGTAAAATATTTAGTGTAATCATACATATATGGTGTAACTTTTGAATAAGGAGATAATCCTAATAAAAATATTTTTGGTTGTATAAACCATTTTAATATTTTACAAGGTTTATCTAGTGAAATAGAACCATCAAAAATATTTAAATTATACATATCAAATATATTTTCATTAAATGTTTCAATAATATATTCTAATTTTGTTGAAGCAAATTTTTGTCTTTCAACATCATCTAAATATACATTTTCACATAATAGTTTAACATCTGGTTTAGGTATTAAATTTAATAGATAGTTAAAATCAGTATAATTTTCATAACCACCTATCTTTATCATTAAATTAGAATTATTTTTAAGATCATTTTTAAATATAACCCATTGGTTTAAATTTAAAACATATTGATTATTTTCTAAAACACCATATGTTTTTAAAATATATATAATATCTTCTGATTTTAAACTAGTATAAATTAATGATAGAGCTTTATTATTTATATTTTTAAGATTATATGTTAGATTTTTATCACTTACATTATATGTATAATCATAATAATTAAGTGTATAAGGTGAAGGACTAGTATCTTTTGGTACAGTTAATTTTAAAAATTTATAATATTCTGATTCATAATCAATAAAGTAAACTAAATTTTTAAGTTTATTTATTGTTAAATTAATATTTACTGCAGTATTTCTCATTGAAACAAGAGGTAAAGTTGTACCTGCTTTACGACAAAACCAAAATAATAGAGGTAAAATAATTTTTGTTTGTGGTTTAGGTGTATTATTATATGTTGTTAATTCTGGTATATTACCAACCATTTTATAATAATTATTTATTTGATCTTCAGTTAAATGATGATATTGATAAATGTGTAATTGATCAGGCGAATATTGTTCAACAACTTGACCACCTATTTCTAATTCAAAATCTGTAAAATAATAATGTCCAATAAAATGATTCCAAGCAACATTTAATTTATTTGAATTATATGAATTATAAATACTAATATTTTGTTTCCAATTTGAGTGATAATAGTTTAAATATTCATAAATTATATTATATTGATCATTTAATGTTGATTTTATTGTGTTTATTGATATATAGTTATTATTATTATTAGGTATTGTATCTGAATAAGTCAATAATTTATTAATACTTAATATATATCCACCCATATTAATTTTATTGTAAATATCTATATCAATTAAATTTGAATATGTATTCAATTGACTTTTATAGGTATTATTAAATCTTACAACAGTATCTTTTAAACTATTTAATGTAATATTATCTGATAAAAATAGCTTTTGAAGTTGTTGGTATAAAATTAATTCAATTGTTACAAAGTTTTTAAAATTTAAATATAATGTTTTCCACTTATTTATAGAATTATTAAGTCTATTTAACATATTTGATTTCCAATTTGTATAATTTGTATTAATTACACTTGAATCATCAAAAGATAAATATGGTAAATTAATTTCAATAAAACATCTATGAATCATATCAGCATTATCTAATTTAAATGAAATGATATTTCCATAATCAGCTTGTTGATCTGTGTATATTTCTTTGATTTCCAAAGAAAAATTTGTGTGACGTTTATATACTTTTTTAAAAAAAGTAATTTCAGGATCATATGTTAATGATACATCTTGTTTACCTGATATTGCTAATTGTATTAGACCTCCGCCCATTTTACTATTGTAGATATTTAAATTTCTTTATTTATATATAAAACATTTATATTATCTATTTTAAACAAAGTTATTAATAATTAAATTAACTATTATACTAAAACCTATTCCTGCTAATTCATAAATATTAAATGTATGACCGAAATATGTTTCAATAATTAAAAAACTCATATTTCCTTTTAATAAATTAATATTTTTAAAATTAAAATAAGAAGAAATTAAATCAACAAATGATAAAGATAAAATATAAAAAGGTAATTTTCCAAAATTATTAGTAATTTGTATACCATAAAAACTTAAAAAAATTATTTCACAAAAAAAAATGATGATATAAAATAATATATTAGTTATTATACTTTTTTTGAAGAAAGATACAAAATAATTATGTATAAATAATTTTAAATTTACTTGTGTTAATACTTTATTATTCATATATGTTGAAAGATTATTAATGTTAAAATCAAAAACATAAAAAATTATAAATATTGTTATTCCAATAAAAAAATTAATAATTAGATTCATAAATTATATTAGAAAAAATGATTAAATATGTATAAATAAATTGCATGTATTGAATATAATAAAACAGAAATGTAGTTATTATTTTTTTAAAAAGTGAGTTTAATGCTTAAAAGAATACTATATATTATTAATATGGGTTTTTTTGATTTAAAATTAATTATTATAATTGCATTAACAATAATATGTTATTTCATTTATAAAGAACTTTTACATATCAATAAAAAAATAAATTATATGTATGGTAGAGTGATTACTTTAGAAAATAATTATCAAATATCAAATGGTGATATGCCATTAAATATTGAAAAAGAATTGAATGAATTAGAAGATATTGATAACTTGGATAAAAAAATAACTAAACAATTAACAAATAAAAATAATTATCAAAAATATGTTGAAAAAGTTGTAAATCAACAAGAAAATAGTGGTAAAGATCCACAAACAGAATTAAATGTAGAATCAAATATAGTATTTGATCCAAATATAGAATCAAATATAATAATTGATCAAAAAATTCAAAGTGAATTAGACAAACTAAATGATGAATATATAACCATTCAAAATGAATTAAAAAATTTACCACAAGATATTTCTGAAGATTTTAATATTGTTTTTAATCAAATATCTATGGTTCCAATGAATATACCTTTTAATTTAAATACAATACTTAATCATAATAATAAACAATTTGAAATTATGCCTGAAATAAAAGAAGTATCTGATGAATCATTCTCTGATAAATTAAATTTTGAAGAATATGCTTTATCACAAATAGAAAAAAATAATAATTCAGAAACATTAATAAATGAAAAATTATCAGAAACAAGTACTGAAAAATCTGGTAAATCATCTGAAACAAGTAAAAATTCATTTCAAAAAAGTCAACAAATATATGAAACAAGTAAAAAATCATCTGAAAAATCTAATAAATTATCTGAAACAAGTAAAAAATCATCTCAAAAATCTAATAAATTATCTGAAACAAGTAAAAAATCATCTCAAAAATCTAATAAATTATCTGAAAGTAGTAAAAAAATATCTGAAAAATCCAGTAAAGAATTAGATAATGATACAATTTCTAGTGAAACAAGTCAAAGTAAAGTAACAACCCCATTAGAAGAATTTTCAAATGATAATACAAATGAAGAAACTAATGAGAAAAAAGATAAAAATGAAAACATTGAAACAACCCTTCAAATTAATGAATCAAAATTAGAAAATATTTTAAAAAATTTAAATAAATATAAACTCCCCGAATTACAAGATATTGCGATTGAATATAAACTTGGTTTACAAATAAATGGTAAAAATAAGAATAAAAACCAATTATTAAATGACATTAAAAATTTTATTTTAAATAAAAATATCTAATTATATATATAATACGTTATGGATAACAGATATTATAAATATAATTGTCCCCCATTAATGAATGACGGAAGATTTCTAACATCTTATGTAAGAAGTAGAGTATTTGATCAATATGTTAGAAATATTAATAATGTACAATCATCTCAAGAATATAGACATTTTCTTCAAAACAATGGTGATCAAATATTAAATAACTTAAAAGGTTATTTAAGAGAATCAAATACTTGTAAAATAGAAGGTAAATGTTTACCAATGTCTGGACCAAATAGTGATGATGTAATTAATTATTTAAAAAGTAATGATAGAGTATCAAGTACATTTTTTAATCAACTAAATGATGAAAAAATTAATCAACCTGTAGATAATAATATGTTTTTTGAAAATAATTCAAATACACAAACTGTTGAAGATTTATCAGCACATAAAGCACAAGAAATGGCTAAAAATATTTATGCTAAAATGGTTTATGAACAACAACAAAAAAGTATTAGTGATATGAATAAAATTAGACCATCTAATGTATAAATAATAAATAATAATTGTATAATTATTATTTATTTTTCAAATTTCTTCCTGAACTAGTATAAAATCAATATTGTTTTCTTTAGTAATAATATATTTATACAAAAAATATAAAAAAATTACTCTTTAAATATTTTGATTTTAAATAATAAACTAAATAATTAGATTTTTTTAAATTCTTCAAAACTAAAAACACTAACGGATTTATCAAAAACTTCATTGGTTAATACAAATATTACTGTTTTATCATCTAAAATTTCAAATTCAAGCCAATTTAATCGAGGAATATAAAATAAATCATTTTTTACAAGTTTTTTTTCAATAATATTTAAATTTTTATCAATAACTTTAATAAAAATTTCACCTTCAATAATTATTAAAAGTTCATCAAAATTAATATTTGCATGAAATCCTCTTGATTTATTAATATTTTTAATATTTAAATATTCTTCTTTAAATTTGTTTATATCATTAAAGTTATTTATATAAAAAAATCTTTTTGTTAAAAAATTGAGATTATTTAAATAATTTAATAACCCTGGTTTATTATCTGTTTTTATTGAATTTATAATTAGTAAATTATTTTCTAAAAAAAAATTATTGATATTATCACATACATAATTAATTTCATCTTCTGTTAATTCTGGATACATAGGAAGAGATAATATTTCATTCGAATTCTTAATACAATTATTTAAATCAGTAAATTTAAAATTTTTTAAAGCTTCTGTTTCAGATAATGAAATTGGATAATGTATCAAACATGTTATATTTTTTTTTTCCAAATATTTTTTTAATTCATTTCTGTATCTAGTTTTAATTACAAAAAGATGATAAACCGGTGTGCAATTATTATGATAAATAGGTAAAGTAATATCTTTTATATGTTTTAAATTATTAATATAAAGATTAGCATTTTTACGACGTAATTCATTACATTCATCTAAATATTTAAGTTTAACATTTAAAATTGATGCTTGTATTGTATCAAGTCTACTATTTCTTCCAATTAATTCATGATGATATTTTATTTTACATCCTAAATTCATTATTTTACGTATTATTTGATTCAACTCATTATTATTTGTTCCAATACCTCCTCCATCACCATATGCACCCAAATTTTTCCCTGGATAAAAACTAAAACAAGATATATCTCCAAATGAACCAACTTTTTTATCTTTCCATAAAGCTCCATGTGCTTGTGCACAATCTTCAATTAGGAATAATTTATTATTATTGCAAATTTCTAATATTTCATCCATGTTCGGAACAAGTCCATATAAATGAACAATTATAATAGCTTTAGTATTTTTATTAATTTTATTTTTTAATTTTTCAATATCTATCATATGTGTTTTTTCATCAATATCACATAATACTAACTTAATATTATTATTAAGAACTCCAAGTGCTGTTGCAATATAAGTATTTCCTTGTACAATAACCTCATCATTTTCATTTAAGTCTAATGCTTTAATAGCTATTTCTAAAGCATCTGTACCATTTGCGCATCCTATAAAATGTTTAATACCTAAATAATTAGCAAAATTATTTTCAAAAATAGATACTTTTTCACCTAATATAAAATCACATTTTGTAAATAAATAATTTATTTCATTTGTTATTTCATTTGAAATTTTATCATAGTTTTTTTTAAGGTCTAAAAAAGGAACATTCATATATATATATATATATAAATATTAATGATAATATTAATCTTTTAAATTATTTTCAATAATTTTTTTAAAATAATTCAATTCATTATTAAATATATATAAAAATTTATTACTAAAATTTTTATCTTCAATTATATCATTTTTAATATGTTTATATAAAATTTCATAACTATTTATTTCACTTCCTGATATTTTGATATTCATAAAAAATAAATTTTTTGAATTAAATTTATCAATATTACCTTTATCTAATATTATTTTTTCATTATATCCTTCATCATAATTCCATTTTTCTAATATATCAGGATATAATTCTACTACTTTTCTATTAATTCCAAATATACCACCTATATATTTATATATATTTCTTCCAGCATAATTATGTTCTCCATTATGCCAAAAAGTATCATTATCCATTATAGTATCATTAGTATATTTACAATAATATGTACCATTATTACCATTATTATAATTATCTAATCCATAAATTTGTGGCTTACTTCCATCATAATATTCAATAATTTGTTTAAAAAAATTAAAACATATATAATCATTTGAACCAGCCCATAATATTATATCAGAATTTGTTTTACTTGATAAATTAATTCCATAATTTATTTTTTTTCCTAACATTTTCCAAAAACAGTTATCAAAATTTTTTAAATCTTGATCAAATTCTATATAAGATTCTTCATTAAAATATTTTAAAACTAAATTTTTCGAAATATCTTTTTCTGATCCAACTATTGTAAAAGTTATATCTGCATATTTTTTAAAATATTCTTGAATATTTTTATAATGAATAAAAATATATTTAGTTAATTTATATCTATCCGTATTTTCACCATATAAATAAATTGCTATAAATATATTTATTTTTATTTTTTTCCTTGTAATTATTATATTATTATTTTCTTCTGTAAAATCATTTATACTTTTATTAAATTCTATATTAAATGATTTTGAATATTTATCTGTATTTGAAGTCATTATATTATAATATAAAATTTTATATTATAATATAATAAATGGAAAAAATAGTAATATTAATACCTAATTACAATAATGATAAATATATAAATCAAACATTTGAATCAATATTTCAGCAAAGTAATATTAATTTATTTAAAGTTTTAATATGTGATGATTGTTCAAAAGATAATTCTATAAATATTATAAATGAATGGATAATAAAATATCCTACAAAAATTAAATTATTATTAAATGATAAAAATTATGGATTATTATATACATCAATAAAATTATATAAAAATATTGATACTGAATATTTTACAGTATTGGATAGTGATGATTATTGGATAAATAATGAATTTATTCAGGATGGTATTAATTATTTAGATAAAAATTTAGATTTTAATATATATGGAACAAATACTAAAATTTTATATCAAAATACATTAAAAGAGGAAAAATATACTAATTCAAATGATATAATAATATCTAAATTAAATAATGAAAATAATAATGTATTATTTAGTCATACATCATCTACTATTTTTAGAAATAATTTTAATGAAAAAATATTAAATTCAATAGAAATATATATAAATACATATAATGAACAAATTTATGAAGGTGATAGTTTTAGAAATATAGTTCATTTAATGAATGATAAACTATCATACATTGATTTAAGTAAAATTACAGGAATTTATAGATATAATATAGAAACATCTAGATGGTCAAGTAAAAGTAAAAATTATCAATATTTATTAAATATTATATTTTATTTAGAAATGTATATATTTTATTCTTATAAATATAAAAATTTTTATAATAAAGAATTAAATTCACTTATTAAATTATATAAAAATACTTATATTGATTTAACAATTAATGAAAATATTATTATTAATAATAAATTTAAAGAATATTTAGATAAATATAACAAATTATTTATAGATAATTATGTTTTTTATTTACCAAGTAAATATGTAGGTGGATTTGAAATATTTTTTATAAGAATTGCTAAATTACTTTTAGAAATGAATTATCAAGTATATTATATTGATTATATTGATGGATTATCTAGGAAAGAATTAAATAATACAAATATTATTTTTATAGATTACAATGATAACAATTTTTTAAAAGAATTTAATATACCAATTAATCTTATTATTCCATTCACAATGATGCATGAAAAGAAATACATTACAACTTTATATAATTATAAAGTATTATATATTATTGCTCATCCAAAAAGTTATTATTTTTTACAATATCGATCTAATTTAAAAAATGAAAAATTAGATAATATAATAAATAATATAAGAGATGAAATAGTATTTATGGATAAAGCATGTTCTATTAATTTTAAAAAATATTATCCTGAAAATAATTTTAAATATTTACCAATCTTTTCACCAAATATTAATATAGAAATAAATAATAATTTAATAAACGATGAAATAAATATTGGATGGTTAGGTAGATTAGATTCTGATAAAATTTATTCAGTTATTAATATATTAAATAATTTATATTCATATAAAACTAATAAAAAAAAAAATATTCATATAATTGGTTCAGGTGATTCTAAAAATTTAATAAATCTAGAACATTATTTAAATGGAAATATAAATGTAATTTTTCTAAATACATTATTAAATGATGAAAAAAATAATTATATAATTAAAAATTTTGATATTTCATTTTCAATGGGAACATCTGGACTTGAATCTGCATCAATGAAAATACCTACTATAATACCAATGTGTTTAGAAAAAGAAAAATATTTGACAGATGGTTTTGTAAAATTTTTTAATTTAACAGATTATAATTTAGGATTTTATGATAATGATATTATTGAATTAAATTTAAATACTAGTGAATTTAAAGATATTTTAGATGATATTTATGAAAATAATTTAAAATCTGTATATGGAAATAAATGTTATGACTATTATATTAATAATCATTCTCAAGAAAAAACAATAGAATATTTATTAAATTATTTTTAAAGATATTATAAAAAAAAATATATTAATATAATATATAATATATGAAAAATCTTGTTGCATTAGGTTATAATTGTAATATTTCAGAAATACTTGACCAATTAAATAAAAACAAACGTCAGTTTTTGAATATTTAGAATGTCGCAATTTATAATATATTACTAATGTTATAAATACTCTAATAAATAACCCAGAAGAAAATATATTAAGCGGTACAGACAAAAATATTACCCTTTTACATAATGATTTTTTTGCTCCACATTATAATTTAGAAGAATATAAAATAATCTTTAAAAGATATAATAGATTTATAGAATTAATTAAAAATTTAGACGATATACTATTTGTTCGTATAAATCCAATATATAAAAATACTACAATAGATGAAATAAATCTATTTATAGAGAGTATAAAAAAAATTAATCATAGTATAAAAATAAGTTTTTTACTTATTGATACTATAGATAATGAAAAAGATTTTTTACCAATCAATACAATTAATAATGAATCAATTATAAATCATAAATATTTTTTATATAATGATTGTAAAGATGACGTTTATTTTAAAAATAATCCTGTAATTTGTAAAAAGTTTACAGATTTTTTAATTGATATTGGTTTTGATGATTATGAATTATTTAATAAATCGAAAAAATAACAATATTAATACCTAATTATAATAATTATAAATATATAAATCAAACATTTTAATCAATATTACATCAAAGTAAATTATCATATATAGATTTATACTCTTGAAAATTTCAAATATTCTCATATAATCGAGTAAAATTTACATTAAAGGATACAGTTTTCAATCTTTACTGATTTAAATTATTTAAATTTTTATTTTTTTTTACATATAAATCTCAAAACATATGGATCTTCTTCTCTAAATATAGCTAAACCATTTGAATCAGTTTCATATAAAATAACAAAGTTATTTTCAATTAATATATTTCTTAAAAAATTTAAGCTAATTAAAAGTCTATTATGATTCTCACCTATAGATGATTTGAAATTTACTAATTTAATATCATATTTTTTGCTATATTTTGTTCCTGAAATAGATCTTGTTTCAATAAAAAAGAGTGAATTTTTATTCATTGTAATCGAAATATTTTTAATAAATATGTATACTTCTGGGTGAGTTAATGTATGTAAACTAAATCTTGAATATAATATATCATATTTATTATAATTAAAATCTAACATATTTGACTCATAACATTCAATTCCATGTGATTTTAAATAATTAATAGTTTGTATAGAAATATCTAACCCTTCAGTATATTTATAAATATTTTTAAAATGTATTAAATCTCTTCCATTTCCACAACCTATATCAATTATTTTTATTTGTTCAGTATTAATATAGTTTTTATTAATATAATTTACAACAAATAAACAAAAATTAGATGGAGTTTTTAAATCAATTATTTTTATTGAATCAGTATTAATTGAATAAAAATTATTCCAATAATCTTTTTTATATTTATTTGAATTTAAAATTAAAAATTCTTTTTTAATAAATTCAGAAATATTGTAAAATGCGTTTATATTTAGTTTATTAAAATGATTACATATATTTTGTCTTAATTTTTTTTTCAAATCATTATTATCTAACAAATTATTTACTATATCATTTAACTCATTTACATTATTTGCTATATAAAAAACATCTATTATTTTTTCTCCAAATGAATTTAAAATTTCATTAAATTCTAAATTTCCTTTTAATAGTATAACTGGTTTTTGTGTATAAAATAAAAAATCTACCATTAAAGTTGATAAATCAGATATAAAAAAAGTTGTTTCATTGAAAATGTTTGTATAATCTATACTTTTATCCACTTCAAAATTTTTAGTTTTTATTTTTTCTAAATCATTAAATTTTGATAGAATATGAGGTCTATAAATAAAGTTTATATTAGTTCTTGTATTAATCTCTTCTTTAAAATAATTAATATACGTATCATATGTACAGTTTTGAGTATCATTTTCCCACCTGAATGAAAAAAGTATGCTTTTATTACATTTATTTTTCTTAATAATTTTATTATTAATTAAATAATTAATTTTTGTGCTTCCAACTAATTGAGAATTATCTTTGAAATTTTCATTTTTTTTATCCATAAAATTTTTGTAATCATATTGATTTTCTTCGCATTCATGAAAAACAGCATAAAATTTTTTAAAAAGTGAAGGTTCATATGTTATATTATATAATTGTTTATGAATATGAAAAGCATAATTTACATTTAATACATAATTATTCTCAAAAATTTTATTTACGTCAAATAAATTATTCAAATAACAAATATAATGTGATGAAAAAAAATAAATTTATTTTTAAGACTAATAAATTGATTTAAAGTCATAACATTTATTTTTATTTTATTTTCATTCGTTAAAAATGAATCTTTTATTTCTTTTAAAGAATAACTACCGTATATTACACTATTCTCTTGAAAACATATTGATATTTTAAAACATTTATCTTTAGTTAGGTAATTAATTAATCCTTTAAGATGACTAATAATATTAGAATTTATATAAAAGACACAATCAATTTTTTTGACCATTTTTAATATATATATATATATTAAAATAAATTTTTTATTTTATCAAAAAATGTGGTTTTAAATTTTCAAGGGTGTAAATAAAATATTGATTTAAATTATAAATATCAAATTTTAATTAAGAGTTAATTATATTGGATAATCCATTTACAACAAAAATGATAAAAGATTTAGATATTCAATTTGAAACTAATAATATATATAATGAAGTTAATCAAAAAACAAAAATTATTAATAATATTCTTTAAATATTTTTACAATATTCAGTCATGTATTCATATACATAAAAACCAATAATTGAAGAAGGTATTGACCTAATAAATGGATATTGTATTCCTTTATAAAGATTTATAATATTTGAGAAATTATTTATTTTAAAAATATAGTTATTATCTGCTAACATTTTATTTTTAATACTATCAATAGGATATGTTATAGACCATACTATACAACTTGATAATGGCGCTCTACAAATAATTGGAATATTATTATCTTTAAAATAATTATAGGATGATAAGAATATTATTGAACCAAATAAATTTCTATTATATTCTAAAAAAATACTTTTATATAAAATATTTTTAGGTATTAATACAGAAGAAGATAAAACTACTTTTCTTAGTAAAACTATATTATAAGGTAGACTTAATGTTGTTGATATTGTACTGGATTTAATAGATGAAATAAAATTATTATCATTTTTTTTAAATTTTTCAAATAATCCAAATTGTAAACCTCTTTCTAAAGAATTACTTATAATAGAGTAATGAACTCCTTTAAATATATTAGTATAAAGTAAGTTAGTATGATTTACTTGTGATTTTAATTTTAACATTTCAAAAGGATGAGAAATTATAGCTCTAACTGTTCCCATGGTAAATCCAGGAATAAAATTTATTATATTTTCTTTATTCATTATAATAAATAAAGAAAATTATTTTAAATTATATATTATCTATTTATATTAGATATAGATTCTTTATTAAAGAATAATAATGTATCTTTAATATTTTATTTAAATAAATATATAAAAATAAATTAATTTATTAAGATAATGAAATTATGTAGATTTGGTAAAAATATTATGATTGGTAAAAATAATTATATTGAAAAGGGTGTAAAAATTTATGAAAATATTAGTATTGGAGATAATAATAAAATTTATAATGGAACTATATTGTATCCAAATACAATTATAGGTGATAATAATATAATATTAAATAATAATATTATAGGAGAACATCCTGTTGATTCAAATGTTATTTTTAATGATAAAATTTATAAAGGCGTTAATATAGGAAATAATAATTTCCTACATATTAATAATATTATTTTCGGTGGACGTAATTCAAAAACTGAATTAGGTAATAATAATCAATTACTATCTGAGAATCATATAGGTCATGATACAATTATAACCAATAATGTTGTATTATATCCTAGATGTATTACAGGAGGTTTAAGTAAATTAATGCCATTTTCAACAATGGGAATGAATTCATTGTTGCAACAAAACACTGTTCTAGGTCATTTTTCAATGATAGGAATGGGAAATATTTCTTCTCATAATGTATTTCCATTTTTTATTTACGTAAATAATAAATATTTACGATTTAACAAAAAAAAAATACCAGAATACCTAAATATTGATAAATATGAAAAAGATTTATTAAATATAATAAATGAATTAAAGAATAATAATTTTGATAAAAATATAATATTAAATAATAATTTACCGGAAAATATTAATAAATATTTATTAGAATTTTATGATAATATTAATATAAAAAAAATATAAAATTAGAACTAAAATAACTCTTAACCCTTTGGTTCATTTTTTCAATAAAGTAGCATTTTCATATAACTATTACTATGAAGTTCCTAAACAAATATGCTGATTTTTTAGAAATTAGGGAAAGGATTAATTGAAGAATATAAAAATACATAATAATATTTATGAAATATTTAAAAATTATTTATCTAATATATAATCCACCATTTATATCTATATTTGTTCCTTGAAAATAATTATTTTCAGATAATAATAAATTTACAACATCTAAAATTTCAGAAGGAATTCCAAATCTTTTTAAAGGAATATCTTCAATAATTTTATTTTTAGTATTTTCATTTATTTTTTCAGTCATTTCTGTTTCAATATATCCAGGAGAAATAACATTACATTTTATATTTTTATTAGAATTTTCTAATACAATACATCTACTAAACGCTATTATTCCATTTTTACTTGATGAATAATTTGTTTGACCCATTACAGGTCTATGTGCATTTACAGATTAAATATTATATTTCCTGAATTATTCGTTCTCATTTGATTTATTATTGGATGTAATATTACATTATTATTGCCAATTATTGTATTTGGATATATAATTGATCCACTATATATATCTTATTATTATTTCCAATAGTGACATTTTCATAAATTTTTACTCCTTTTTCAATATAATCATTTTTCCTATTTTTATACAAGTATATTTTGAAATTCAATAATTTTATTATAACTATTTACACCCTTGAAGATTTCAAGTAAGTTACCATTTGAACCATAATACCCCTTTGAGGTGCGGTTTCAAATCTTCACTGGTATAAATTATTTAAAAAATTATTGGTAAGCAAAGAGTTAATAATTATTATAAATATCTCTAATATATGATTTTATTTTCATTTCATTTGTATCATTTATATAAAATACTTCCAGTTCTTTTTTAATATATAGTGAATCAACCCAATCACCCCCTTCAACCCATTGTGTTAATGGATAATTAAAAATGTCATCATAATGTTCTATTTTAATATTTTTATATTCATTTATAATATCTATTATTTTATTAGATATATAAAGAAATATATAACTTGATGGATGATTATGAATTATAAATAATTTATATTTTTTATAATACTCTTCAATAAAATCAGTTATTTTTATAATATCTAAAGTTGTATTTGTTAAATAATAATTCTCTATATCTTTTGTATGTTTTTGACAAATATTAAATCTTTCCTTTAATTTAAAATCTATTAAATTATTGTCATATAAATTAAAAATTTTGTTTAAAGAATGGTTTTTTTTTAAATTTAAAATTATATCGTGTCCATCTTTATTTGAACCCCCATATGGTATTACAGGCCAAAAACTACTATTAAAAATAGAAGGTATTCCAATTTTAATACAATCTTTTTTTAAATAATTAAATATATTTTTATCACTATTAGGATTAGTTGAATATATTCCATGAATTTCATTCGTAAATTGAAAAATAAAGACATCTGCTATATTTAAAATTTCTGAAGGTATAGGTGCATTATTATCAATTAATTGATAATTTTGAATATGGTAATAATTTCCTTCTATTTTTTTTCCTAAATAATTCTTCAATGAACCACCCTGGCAATTTGAATAAATTATAATATTCATATTATTAAGTAATATAAAATTATATACTTTTTTTTCTAAAATAATATAAATATATTAAATGGGAGATATATATGTAATTATTAAAAAAGATTGTATTATTAGAAATCAAAAATGTCGTGAATTATTAAATATATATTTTAAAAATGAATATAGTGTAATTTATTTATCTTATGATGAAACAATAAAATTTCTTTGTGATTATAATAAAGAGAATACAAAAATAATTTTTTATACTTTTAATTCTATAGATGATTATGATTTTAAAGTAATAAATTTTATTCAAAAAAGTGATATATTATCTAATATATTTTTTATATTAGAAGATTGGTGGAAAATTGCAGGCAGTCACCAAGTTATACAAAATTCTTTAATGGATATAATTTATAATGCTATTAATTATAAAGTAATTGCAGCAATTCAAAATATTGAACAATTAAATTCATATTATGATAAAGATTATAGTGTATATACAAAAAATATATTACCATTTAATTTTTGGTCATCATATAATAGTTCATTTATGGATTTTAATGAAAACCCTATTAAAAAAGTATTTTTATCAGGTCATACTGATATTAATTATCCAGAAAGAGCCATAATGCGAGATATAAATAATGTATTTTATTATACATATAATATGAATGATATTAATACTTTAAATAATAATTATAATAAAGAGTTAAATAAATATATAGCATGTTTTACTTCAAGTGTTCATATTTATAATGAAACTGAAAAAAAATTTAAAAATACAAATATCATACTTTTAAAGACATTTGAAATTTTAGCTTCTGGGTCTTTATTATTAATGCCATTAAGTGAAGAAATATATTTAGAAAAAATAGGAATTAAAAATGGATATAATTGTATATTATTAGATTTTGAAAATTGTTTAAATGAACAAATAAATAATATTTTAAATATAAATAATAGGACAAATATTGATACAATACGTCATAACGGTTATTTACATGCAAAAAATAATTTAACAACTGACAAAAAATTTAATGAATTTAATCTTTTATTACAAAATTAACTCTTTACAGACTATATATTTTTTATATAAAGAATATTTTTGATACTGGGGCAAATTTGTCCTAATCTCATAGCTTCCTTCCTGAAAAAAGTTTAATAATCAAAAATAAAATATAGTTAAAATTTTTATTTTTTTATAATTAATATTATATATGAAATATTTTATTGATTTAGATAATACATTATGTAAAACAGTTGATTCAGATTATATAAAATCGATACCTATCCAAGAAAGAATTGATTATGTTAATAAATTAAAATTAGATGGTCATCATATTACAATATGGACAGCAAGAGGTTCTGTCTCAAAAATTGATCATCGAAAATTAACTGAAGAACAACTAAGTAAATGGAATATTAAATATGATGAATTATTAATGGAGAAACCCCATTATGATATTTATATTGATGATAAATCATTTAATGTTGATACACTATTACCGATTCCTAAACTGAATGATAAATCAAAAAAAGAAACTGTCGAAATTGTACCAAAAGGATGGGGTAAAGAAATTATATTTGTTAATAATGATGAATATTGTGGAAAAATTTTATGTTTTGATAAAGATAAGAAATTTTCAATGCATTATCATTTACAAAAAAAAGAAACATGGTATGTAGCTAAAGGAAAATTTTTGTTACATTGGATAGAAACATCAAATGGAATTATGCATACAGAATATTTAAATATAGGAGATGTTATAACAAATGAAAGAGGTGAACCTCATCAAGTAGTGGCATTAGAAGATGATTCACAGCTTTTTGAAGTTTCAACAAGACATTACGACAATGATAGTTATAGAATTTGGAAAGGTAATTAATTTTTAAATATTATAAAAATTATATAAATATGGAAATTATTAATTTTAGTGGACATAATTATCCAAAATTTCAAATATTAGGAAATGCTTCACAATTCTAGATACCGTTTGCTTTAGACTTTTGTAAAGGAATTGGTTATGATATAGGTTACTGTAAAGAAGAATGGAAATTTCCTGGTTCAATAGGAATTGATAAATCATACAATTCTGAATTTGACGCGAATAATTTACCTGATAAATTAGTAGATTATATTTATTCATCACACTGTTTAGAACATGTTGATAATTGGATTGAAACATTAGAATATTGGATTAGTAAATTAAATAATGGAGGAATATTATTTTTATACTTACCTGATTTTTCACAAAGATATTGGAGACCATGGAATAATCGAAAACATAAACAATGTTTAACACCAGAATTATTAAAAAATTTTATGATTGATAATGGAATGAAAAATATTTTTGTAAGGGTAATAGATCTAAATAATAGTTTTATGGTTGTTTGCGAAAAATAAAATATTTAATAAATTAATTAATAATAATATATAATTATTATTAATGAATATTATTGTTTTAGGTGATGTAATGTTAGATATTAATTATATTTGTAACATAACAAGGAATGCACCAGAAGCATCCATTCCAATATATGAAGTTAAAGATACTAAATATATATTGGGTGGGGCAGGAAATGTTGTAAAAAATTTAAATAATCTAAAAACTAATGTAGAAATTATAACAGTTTTAGGAGATGATATATATGGTAAAAAAATACAAAATATTTTAAATGAAAATAATATTAAAAATAAATGTTTTATTGATAATAAAAGATATACTACACAAAAAAATAGATTATTCTATAATAATACATTAGTTAATAGATATGATATTGAATTTATAGATGATATTGATATTAATATTGAAACAATGATATACAATTATATTTTTGAAAAAATAAATACAGTAAACGCTATAATAATTTCTGACTATAATAAAGGTGTTGTTACAAATAATTTATGTAAAAAGATTATTGAAACTGCAAATAAAAATAATATTCAAACATTTATTGATCCTAAATTAAAAAATATCGAAAAATATTCAAATTGTTTTTGTTTCAAACCAAATATGTCTGAAGCTATTCAATTAACTAATGAAAAAAATATAGATAATATTTTTAATTCAATTAGAACATTAATTAATCCAGATAATATAATTATTACTGATGGATCAAATGGAATGTATTTAAATAATTCTATTAATCATTATAAACATGAAGAAACTATAAATGCGATTGATGTTACTGGTGCAGGTGATATTGCAATATGTATATTGTGTTATATATGGTTATTAGAGAAAAATATTAGTTTAGGATGTTCAATTTCTAATTTTATATGTGGTAAAAGTGTTCAATTTATTGGAAATTATAATTTATCTATGAATAATATATATGATTATTATTTAAAAAATAAAATAATTTATGATTATGAAATTAATAAATTAAAATATTTAAATAAAATAAAACAATTTAATAAGTTAGTTTTTACAAATGGATGTTTTGATATAATTCACTCAGCACATATTAAATTATTAAATTTTTCAAAAAAACAAGGTGATTTACTCATAGTTGGACTAAATTCAGATGATTCTATTAAAAGATTAAAGGGACCAACACGTCCTATTAATAAAATAGATGAAAGATCTGAACTATTGTTTAATCTTCAAATTGTAGATTATATTGTTATATTTGATGATGATACTCCATTTAATATATTAAGTCAAATAAAACCAAATATATTAATAAAAGGAAGTGATTATAATAAAAATAATATAATAGGGAAGAATTTTGTAGATGAAATAATTTTATTTGATTTTATTAATGGCAAAAGCACTAGTAATATTATTAAACAGATAAATCAATCTCTTTATTTGTAAATCTATTATATATGTAAAAATTTTTACATAATAACTTTCCACTTAATTTAAAACATAATGCTAAACATGAAATTGATGAATCTATCATATGTACTTCTTCTGAATTAATTAATATTTGACTATAATGAATAACAGTTGGTAATTTTATATATTTATTTGCAATATTGTATTTATCTATATTTTCATTATAAACATTTTCATTTGCAGATATAATTAAATACTCATCTAAATCTTTATATTTATTAATTATTGTTTTTAAATTAATTGTACTTTGCGATGATTCTGAATGTAAAAATATTATTTTATAATTTGATATATCATTATATAAATTATTAATTTCATCTGTAATATTTATATTAAAATATTTAAACATAATACATGGATTTAAATTTATATCTTTATAAAAATCTATCGCAAAATTAAAATGTGATGGTATAAAATATTCTGTATTTAATTCTTCATTAAAATTTATAGTTTTTTTTGTTTGTAAATATGATTTATGACAACCACTAATAAAAACATCGTTTCCTTGATATTTATTACATAATATCTCTTTACAACTATTAAATTCATTATTAGAGTCAAATGGTAATGGAATAATATTTGTATTATTATACATATATTTTATATGATGTAAATTTATATCTTTGCATAAAAAATAAATTTTATCGTAATATTTAGATAAATAATTCAAAGCACCATTTACCAAAATATTATCACCAATACCGTTGTGTGTTAAAAAGTAAGCATTTTTTTTATAATTCATATATAATATATATATTAATATATATTTTTATCATAATTAAACTTAGGAGTTATTCTTCTTGCTTGAAAAGGTTTATCGTCTAATGAAGACCAGTCCGCATTATTAACATCTATTTTTTTTAAATCAGGATTAGTATGATGAAATTGTCTTCCGTCTGGTGTATAAATATTTATTTCATCGGGATGAAAATCATACGATATTTTATGCTTAGCTAAACATAAATTAAAAAGTGCCTGATCTTTATTATTTCCAATAAAATACGATGCTTCATTAAATTTAGTAGAATGATTTGTATCTAAAAAATTATAATGTTCACAAAGATTTAACCAGTCTTTTATTAAATTAATTGACTTATTTGTTTTTTTAATAATAATTACTCCGCTATACGCATCATTCGTATAATTATTTTCTTTATTAAATTCTGGATAATATTCCATAATTGCATCCATTTTAGTAAAACATTTTGCTTTTGGACCGTTTGAGGAAAATGTTACAATATCAATATCTTCATTATTTAGTTTATCTATGTATTCATGGAATCGTTTAATACCATTTTTATTTAAATACATTCCTGCATCACAATAAATTAGTATATCATTATGATTTATTTTATCTAAAGTATCTAATATAATTTTAGGTTTCCAAATATAATAACCGTATCCATAGGGATGATTATTTATAAAATCTATATGTTTATTAATGAAATCGGATATATCGTTTTCTGTATATTGAAAAATTTTATCAAATATATTAAATTCATATGCTTGTTTTGCAATTCTATTTGAATTCATATAACTAGTATTAGCAAATGTTGTGAAATAAAATTTCATAATATATTATTAAATGTTATAAAATAAATTTTCATAATATATTATTAAATAATTAAAATAATTATAATTTAACATAAATTATATAATTTTATATAATTAACCCTATCCAATAACAAATTTAAAAATAAAAAAATTATTTTATATGCAAAAAGAGGTTATATAAAAATGTTTGAACAACTAATTAAATTAGATAATTGGATTATACTCTAAATCCAATTTATAATATTATAACTTTTGTAACAAATCATATCTGGAATAATATTATTAAAAATAATGTTATCTCTATATTCAATTATTTTATCAGGTTGTTTTTGTAATTCAGGATATACAATACAAATTTTTTTATTTTCTTTTTATATATTCATAATTTTCATTATTTAATGGAAATTTTGTAAAACAATCTACCCAAACAGTTGAAAATAAATATGCAATTATTGGAAGCATGACCTAAGAAAATATATGAAAGTAATTATAGAATAAATGGTGAATTTTATGTAGATAATATGATTGAACCATTAGTCAATAGTGGATATAAAGTTAAGATTTTTGATGTTGAAAATTATTTATGCTGGGGAACTCCAAATGATTATAAAACATATAATTATTGGAAAGAATATTTTATAAATTAATATTTCCATTTAATAGCTTTTAATTTTTTAGGAAGTAAACTTTCAACATCAATAACTTTTTGTGGTGGTATAACTAGATTTTTAAATTCAATAAAATCATCTGATTTTATTCCTTTATTTTCTAAATACTTCAGTAAGTATAAAACGCATTGTAAATCATGATAGTTATACTCATTTTTTTTTTTTAAAATTTCAAGAGATCCATTAGTTTTTTTTATTACTGAATTATTATCAATAATTTTTTCTTCTAAAAACAAATCAAATAATTTTATTATTAATAAAATTTTATTTTCATCAAATCTTTTGATATTATTATAACTATTAACATAAGAACATAATATATTATTTATAATTAATGTTAAAATATCACAATCTTCAAAAAAATTACAATTTAGTTTTTTTAATATATTATAATTTGTATATATGTTATATAATTTATAGCAATTAAAAAGTGATGTATCCCAATAATAAGAATTATTTTTTTTATTAATATATTTAACTAAAAGTGAAGATAGATTTATATTGGGATTATATAATAGTACACTATCAATAATATATTTAATTGCATTCTGATCATGAAAATTTTCCAAAAAATAATTAATAACATTTTCTTGATTTTGAAAAATATTTAAACCACAATTAATAAATTCAATCATAACAGTTAATTTTTTATCTTTATATGCTGAATTAATTATATTTATAGCTAATTCAGTTGTAATTAAATCCATTGACAACCCAATGTTTATTATTTTTTTAAAAGATGTAATATTATCTAAACTCATAATTAATAATGATTTAATATTTTCAATAGGATTTTCATTAATAAAAAATATAATAAAATCACTAAATTCATCATAGCAATCTGATTTTAAAATTATATGTATTGCTTGTCTAGTAAAGTGAACAAATTTATTTTTCAATTTATTTATATAATATGAATTTGATTGATTTTTAGCATTGCAATAATATTCTAATGCAGTTAATAAGCCATTTTTATATGGATCATTTGGGTCAAAATACTTTGATTCAACAAGTAAATCAAAACATTCTTTAGATCTAAAATTAATTGCATTTGAAAATAAATTTTTTAAATCTACTTTACTAGTTTTAATTATACGTTCTAATTCATTATAATTATTATATTGTACTATCTTAAAAATCGAGGTTGTTGATGTCATTATAATAAATTTATTTAAATAATTAATAATAAAATCAATTTTTTAAATTGCTAATGCATCTAATTTTACACCCCAAATTAAATTATAATTAGGAGAACCTTTACAATTAATACTAATATTCCAATAATCATCTATATTGGATTTAATTTCTGTTAAAACAAAATCATTAATACTCCAGTCACCAATAAAATTTGTATTTATTGGATTTTTTGTATTATATTCAACAGTATAATTGGGTACAGTATTATTGGGTTCAGTATTATTGGGTCTTGACCAAATATTAATATCATAAACATTTATAAAGTTAAAGTCATCATCCATTGCTCTCGATGTTATGTTTAATTTTCCTGAAAACTGTGTTGTATTTTCACCACTGCGTGAAAAAATACTTTGAAATACAAATGTAATATTTTCATTAGGTTTAGTAGCTCCTGATAAAACATAAACTTTTGAAATTGGAACAAATTTAAATAGATTTAACCCAGATTCATAAGCACACCCTATATTTTTTATATTTAATGAAGATCCAACAATAACATTTAATGTGGTGCTAGCATTATCAGATGGACCATCTATTGTAAAATTATTTTGTTTTACTTGTAATTTAATATTTGGGGTTAAAGAACTTATTTCAAGTGTTCGTTCATTATCAAAAATAATTTTAGGATTATTTTTATTTAAATAAATGTTGTAAAAAAATGTAGCATAGTTTGTATTAAAATTTATTAAATCATCATCTGATGAATTTACAATACTAAAGTTATTTTGTATTTTTATTGGAATATCATTTTTAAGTAGAATATTAGTTGTAATATTCAAATCATCAACATTAACTTTTTTGACAAAATTTACTGTCTTATCAGTTGGTGATAAATTAAAATATGTTTCACCAATTGATGAATTAAAATTTAAATTATTATAAAACATACAAAATGATGATGGTCGAAAAACTAATTTTGTGTTAATATTAAAATTATTTGCAAATGAATCTATTACTAAATTAAAGCTTTTATTAGTTGATGTATTTATAAAATTAATATAGGGAACAAAAACATCGTTTACCAATGAACCAATATTAAATTCACTACCAAAATATAAATCTTTAAAATTAAGTTGCAAATCACTTAAAATAATTATTGTATCTACAATAACATTTTTTTTAAATTCTATTCTGTTATTAATATTATCAAATATCATGTATGTTTGATCATTTGACTTAAAATTAAGATTATTCACAAAGTTTATGTTTGAAATTAAATTATTTAAAAATAAATCAGTATAAAATGTTGTTAAACTATTATTAAATTTGATATAGTCTATTAAAGTTTTTATTGTTAAACTTGTATCAAAAATAATATCAATATTATTTTTAAGTGTTAAATTTGCTTTATTAAAAGTTACAACATTAATAGAAGAATTTTGTTGATTACCTAACATTATATTTAAATATTCATTATTAAAAGCAACAAGTTCACCATCTGTAATACCTAGAGAATTAACAATTAAATTAGCTAAATTATCGTTATTATCAAATAAATCAACATATGTACTTGTCATTGGATTTTGATATGATGAAAAACTATTATCTTGTGATAAATATTTTAATTTATAAAATCCTTTATTAGTATCACTAAATAATAAATATTTATTGTTTGTCCATTTATAATTTGATGATGTTGAATTAACTTTCTCTATTTTATTATTTGGTAAATACAATAAACCACTATAATAACCAGTTGATGAATTTTGGTCTATAATTGGAAAAATAAAACCAGATATAAAAATATCACTTGTATTATCAATAAAACTATTTTCTTTTACTTGATTATTTAATAATATTACATTATCTTTTATTGTTAAAGTTTCTGTATTTAAATTAAGATTTTTATTATTAATTAACATATCACGAGTAAATAAAAGTGGAAATATTTTAAAATTGTGATAAATATATTCTGCTCTTAATAAAGAAAAAGCAATTGAACCATTACAAACAATATATGGATCAGTTTTATTACTTTGGGCACTTATTGTTCCTACATTTAAATTATCAATTGATGCATCAGTAACATTTATACTAGATTGAGAAGTGGAATTACTTGTACCATTTGAAGAATTATTTATAACATTTATATTTGTACTTGATGTGTTTAAAGCATAATTATATGTAAGATTTCTTGGTAATAATGTTTTTGAATTTTGATTAGAAACATTATTTAAAGAACCATATTTTAACATTAAATAAAATTATAAATTTAGTTCTAAGTATATTTTTTTTCTAATAAATTAATAATGGCATTTAGATATGATAAACCTTATAGAACAAATATAAATATTGATCTACAAAAAATTTTTGATTTATTTAATTTAGTTTATCAAATGGATACACAAGAAATTATGCAATATTCATTAATTAATAAAATACCTTTAAGTGTAACATTACCATCAAGTGGTAATAATTTAATTCATGAAATTTTATCAAATGATGATAAACTTAAAAATGAATTTAATAAACTTAATGTTATAAAATTTTTAGTTCAAAATGATGTAAATCCAGATGAACCAAATAAAGAAAATCAAACACCAATACACATAGCATGTCAAAAACAGTATAATGATATTGTTGAATTTTTAATTAATGAGTGTGAAGTGAGTTTAAATTATAAAGATAATAATGGATTTACACCTTTACATTATTTACTAATAGGAGAAATCAAATTATTTGATAAAAAGGAAATTTCTGATTTAATTACATTTCAAAGAAAAGGAGATATTGTTAAAAAAGATGATATTATTGAAATTAAAAAATTAATTTATCCCCTTATAATTGAACATCCATTTTTGAGTTCATTAGAAAAAACAATTTATGATACATTAAAAAATAATTCAGAAATTGAAAATATAATTTTAGAAACACAAAATAAAATACAAAAAAATATTTCATCAAAAGAAAAAACAAATAATTTAAAAGAAAATAAAGAAATTATTAGCATTCAAAGAAATGAAATGAAAAAAGTAGTTGATGGATTATGGGGTAAATTTAATGATACAAAAAAACTTGAATTACACATACCAAAACCAGATTCTTATGTAGTTAAGCAATCAGACAATTTAGGACTAATAAAAAATAGTAATATTAAAAAAGAAATTAAAAAAAAATTATATGATAATGTTGATGATTTTAAAAATTATACTGATGAAATTATTGATACACAAAATAATACAAATAAAATGTATGATAGTGATGATTTTATTGCAAAAATATATAATGAATTTGTTAGTAAAACTCCAAATATTTATAAAAATCCACATACAAAACAATTATATTATTATGAGGATTTAAATTTTTTTGAAAATGATAAAAATATTTTTGATAAAATTAATAATGATTATAAATTTAAATTAGCACATGATTTTGCAGATAATATTATTGATTTAGATTCAAATTTATTTTATGGTGGTTCCAGAGTTATTGATATTGATATTGATATAGATTTTGATTATCTTGATTATTATTATTCAAGTATTAAAGATATATTTGATAAAGAAAAAAATGAGGAACTTAAATTCAAAAAATTATTTTTATTTTTAATTCTTTATAGTGAATATGATGAAATAGATAATTTAGCTGATAATGATGCTTTAAATAATTATCTAAAAGATTTATTAATTGATGATCCTAATAATGTAGAATATAAATTTCTACTAAAATATACAAATAAGTTATTTGATCCAGATATTGCAAATGAAATTTACTGTGAATATACAAAATTATTATGTAATAATAATAAATCAGATGCAGATATTTTGAGTGGTATGTCTGATATTTTTATTATGAATTTTATGAGTTGTTTGATGCATAAACAATATACTTTTGAACATTTTATTGCTAATTTATCATTTTTTTTGGTTTCAAAAAAATATACTGTATTAGATTATTCTATTAAATTAAAACTTATATTTGGACATTTTGTTAATCCATTAAATAATTTTTATCCTTCAAATATAAATAATGGATTACCAGATAATGTTTTAGAAATATTTAATTTAATAGATAATTTTATTGTTACAAAAAAAAATGAACACATTGAAGAATTAATAAAAAAAATAAATTTAATGGTTGAAAATAATTTAATTAAAGTTCCTAATATAATGGTAGCTGATTTTATTTATATGGTTAAAAATAAAGTTAATTTTTTATTATTTGATAGTTATTATAATAATAATTTAAATTATGATTATATTATTAGTATTATTGATAAAACAATTTTAAAAAAATCAATAAATAATATTAATATTGATATTAAAAATAAAAGAATATATGGTTTATTACTTTCACAATTATGTCCAAGTTTCCAAAACTTTTTTTATTGTTTAATAAATGATAAAAATGATGATATTTGTTTTAGTAAGTTGTTAGAAGCAATTAATTTAAAATTAAAATTTAGAGGAATTATACCAGAATTAATTGATGATTTAGAAAATAAATTTAATTATTATCATCGTTATAAAATTAATAAAAGTGATTTTGTATTAAAGGAATATGATCAAGGTGAAAAACCAACACTACCATTACCCGGTAATTATTATTTTTCAAAAAATGATATTGATAAAAATAATATTCCAGATAATTATTATATATTAAAAAAAAATCAATATAGACCTCCATTTATTTATTCTCTGTACAATTTACAAGTTAACCAATTAAATACAATTAATAGATTATTAAAAGATATTATTACTAATGATGAACAATCATATTATATTTTATTAAATTCAATAAAACAAGGTAAAATTAAAGATATTTCCAAATATTATCTGGATTTTTATTATATTATTAACTGTTTAATTATAAATCAATCAGAAATATATAAGAAATTTGAAGAATATCATGATGACAAAATAAAAATAAAAATTTTTGATATAACAAAACTAAATAATTTTTTAAATAAAACAAATGCATATGTGTTTTTATATTATTATTTATTTAGTGGTGGTAAAGAAATTAAAATACCTAAATTCTCATATTTTAGAGTTGACTCTGATAAATCATTAATATTTGAAAGTAATTATGAACTGGTATTACCTGATAATGACCCATCTGAATTGGAACTAATAAATAAAAAAGAAGATTTATTAAATCAAAATAAAATCATACAGAACATTAAAAAAATAATGCCCGACTATTTTACATCTTATTTAACAAATATATTATTAGATAATATAATAGTTAAAAATAAACAATATATACAAGATAAAAGTGATATGTTACCTCCTTCAATTGAAATAGAACTTGGTACTTTTTATGAATATAATAAAATTATATTATTTAAAAATTTATTAAATGATAATAACTATAATCCAATACGTGATAAAATTAAAGAATTTGTTAATAAAACAGAACTAACAAAAATAAATGATTCACAAAGAGAATATTATTTGTTGAAAATAATTGAAGAAATTATTAAAGATCAATCTGAATTATTTACAAATAGAGCAATTAGTAAAATATTAAATGAATCTAAAATTTATAAAATTAGTGATGATAAAGAATTATTTAGTATTGGAGAATTTAGAAATACACAAATTACATTTGATAATATAATGGATGATGAAACATTTTCTAATATGTATTTATTTAGAAATACTGATGTAGTAAAAGATTGTAATTTTATTATATATCCAAATGAATATAATAATACAAATATACTAAAACAAATGTATTGTTTAAAAATAGATCAACATATTTTACAATTTTTAATTGATAAAAATGTTGACCCATATTCTATTGATGATAATGGGAATTCTATTATTAGTCCATTAGAAAAAACATATCATTATGTATCAATTGAAACATTAAGAAAAAATGGTATTGATATAAATAATTTTGGTTTACCAAAAAATCCAGTTATTCAATTAAGTAATGAATCAAGAAATCACATTAATAAAATATTAAAAGGAAATACATATAATGAATTTATTAATAATTTTATTAGTTCACAATATAATGAAATTAAAGTTATTTTATTGTCAAATAATAGATTTGGGTATAATATTGTAAATTATTTGGATACATCTTTCAAAACTATATTTTATTTAATTAATGAATATTTAACTGATATTTTATGGAGATTTAGTAATAATTATAAATTTGAAGATATGAATAAAATATTTAGTATAACAGGTAATGATAAAAAAAATATAATATTAAATTATTTATTTGATTATGTTAATAATATAAATATTCCATCATCAAATCATATAATTATAATGAAAGATTATTTAAAACAACTTGCTGAAGAAAAATCTAACTTACAAATTAAAATTTCTAAAGTTAAAAATGAAATTAAAGAATTACATAAAGGTGGGTTAAGTAAAAATATATTTGAACTTAAAAATAAAAAAAATAATATAGATAAACAAATTAATAATAACAATAGAATATATAATAATATTTTTAAAAGAATAAAAGGTGATTTTGGTATTAATTATTTTGAACCAACAAAAAATTCAAAAAAAAATATAAATAAATATAATGATTTTATTAAAGAATATGATGTAGGTGTCTATTTAGATTGTTGGGAACAATTATTTAATAGTAATTTATCAAATTCATGGAATTTAGATCTTATAAAAATAATTATAAAAGAAAAACAATTATTAGAAAACATGAATTTAAATGAATATGAAACAATTAATAAATTTTATGAACAACTTTGTAATTTAAGTAAAATATATTTTGAAGAAAGTAAATATACTGAAAGAAATAAAGTATTACGATTTGTTTATGAACTACTAGAACATATGACAAAAACATATATTTGTTATAATATTGAAATGACATTAAGAAATTTATTAACAAAATATTTTATGGATTTAAATATTGATAATGATTTTGATTATATTAATAAAAAAATAGATTATTTACTAAATGCAGAAAATGTAATTGATGGGAAAAAATTTACAGATATTCTATATAATGATTTACCAAAAGAATTTGTTAGAAATAGTGTTGATATATTTTATAATTATAACGACAAAAATACTTTTGAACCAAAATCAATAAAAGAAATTTTAAATGATTTATTTAATTTATTAACTGTAGGTGATATTGTTAATGTACCAAGTAATTCACAATTTATGCAAGTACTCAATAATGAATTAACAGATTATTTTGATTTATTCGTACAAAAGTTAATTAATAATTGGTTAGTTGTTATTGAAAATGTTTTTAAATTTACAATAAACCAATATAGAATAAATAAATGCATTTTAGAATTACTAAAAAAATAATTTAATTTAAAATTTGTATAGATTTCTTTCTTCTTGTGATAACATTAAAAATTCATTTACTTTTTTAATACTATCAGGAATAAATTTTCGATAATCTTCTAACATAAATTCAGTTGTTGGATATTTATTTAATACACAATATATGTCTTCCCACCATTTACTTGCAATTTCATGTTTGTCTGTATGATCACATTCTTTAGGTATTACATCATCATCATCAGTAATCCATTATGTTATTAAATTAATTATTATATATGTATATTATTGTGTGTGGTTGTAATGTCTTATTCTTAATCATCATTAGAGAGTCCTAATTTTTATTTCTTTACCATACTTGTTGAGAACATTGGTTTATTTCTCATCAGAAGAAATATCAATTGAAGTCATCTTCTTGATCACAATGTCAATAATTTTAAATGCTTCCATAATAATGGATTGGAATTCTGAAAAGATTAAATTATTAGATCTAATAGGAATTAAGATTACTTCGATTTCATCATCAGTTCCCTTGTTTAACTTCATAAGATGAACAGGAATTGAGTTCATTATCTTGATTGAATTTCTTCAGGACTTAAATGAGGCAATTGACATTTTTTTATTGAAACAACCATTTTTTATTGAAACAATCATTTTTAAAGAAGATACAGTGATTTATATGTTTATTTTTTTTATTAAGTTCAGCTTTAGTATTTTCTGTTTTAGTTTTATATTCACTGCGGAAACTATCACTATTTTTTTTGGTTATGTATAAATCTGCATTTTTCATTACTACAGTTACCATGCAACATGAACTAACTGCAATCATGAGGAAATTTTTTTAAGATATTCAATAATATTAAGAGTTTTAGTTTTATTAAAATTTTGGGTTGAAGTAGAATCAATACGTATTTTAAAATTCATCTTTTAATTATAAGTGTAAAATCTGCATTTCTGCCAATAGATGATTTGAATGATATTTTAGAAAATGATTTATGGATGAATTCTAAAGAGAGCTTAGAATATAAATCAGTTGATTATATTATATAGAAAAATTGAAATTAAATTTTTTTTTATATAAATACAATACATATGGCATATCCTATAACAAAAAAACAAAGAACAATAGTAAAATTTGGTAAAGTAGAAGGAGAATTTAGAGGTTCAAATATAGACAAACTAATTAATCCTCCTATCAAAGTAGAAGATGATTATTATTGGTTACGTGATGATTCAAGAACTAGTATTGAAGTATTAGATCACATAAAAACTGAAAATAAATATACAGATTTAATAATGGAACCACATAATGAACTTAAAAAATCATTATACAAAGAAATTAAATCTTATATAAGAGAAACATATGATGGATATAAATATAAAAAAGAAAGTTTATCAAATTATAAATATTTTAGTAGATATATAGAAGGTAAAGATTATAATTTATATTGTCGTATAAATACCAATACAAATGAAGAAGAAATACTATTAGATGTTAATGAATTAGCTATTGGTAAAAATCAATGTGATGTAACTAGTTTTTCTACCTCACCTAATGATAAATACATGACATATGGTGTTGATTTTGATGGAAGTGAAAAATATGATTTTATATTTTATGATATTGAAAAGAAACAACAAATAGATCATATAATTCCAAAATTAGCATATTGCTCATATTTTTGGGCAAATAATAATTTATTATATTATCTAGTAGGTGATGAAAAAAATAGACTTTGTGAATTATGGCTATATAATATATTAACTAAAACTAATACATTAGTCTATAAAGAATTAAATGAAGAACTTGACTTGAATGCCAATATGACAGATGATGAAAAATACATTATTATAACAATTGGCGATTATGATTCTAATTATTCAATGTATATAGACATTATCAAAGATCCATTGAAATATAAACTTGTAAAAACTTATGAAAAAAATGTAAAATATTATGTTGAACATCATTTAGGAACATTTTATATTTTAACAAATAAAGATGCAACAAATTGGAAATTAATGAAAACAAATATGGAAACTGATAGTGAGTGGGAAACGTTTATTCCATATAATCCTTCTATTTATATTAATAATATTTCAACGTTTAAAAACTATTTAATTTTTCAATCAAAAATAAATGGTAACTTATATGTGAATATATATAGTTTTCTTAATGGAACAATTACAATGCTTTCACATTTAGAGCGGTGCGTATTTTAAATGCCGATTTTTAAGACAAAAAAAATAAATGCATCGCTTTACTCATTGAAGAGTTCTAAATTCTAAATAATGGGCTTTCTTATGTGTATATTAAGGTAGATACACATAATCCCATCAGATGTTATTTAATCTACTACCTTGATTAAACAACTATTTCTTTTTCTGTCTTGGTTTTCGTTGCTTTACAACTATCTTTTCTTTTACTTTTTGACAGAATTCTATTGGTCTTAATTGATTTCTTAAAAAATATTTTCCTAAATATAAAATATTTTTACAAGCATTCTTATCACGATTTACAAAAATACACCGTTCGGTTTCCTCTTTTGGAGTTAGTATTTCATGTAAATGTTTTTTATGCTTATTCTTTCTTACTGATACATTTTCTAGTTCTTTAAAAGTTTTGTTATATAATTTACTTGTATTATATTCATTCACTTCTAATATTTCAAATCGTTTTAATAATAATTTCTTAAATCCTATATTAGGTGCTGATATTGTTCCTTTCATTTGACTTGTACGTGAATAATCACCATATAGTAATAATATTTTCTTATTATTAATCTTATCATCTTTAGTTAAAAATTTATTTTCTATTTCATTTAATAAATTTTCTTCTGATTGTTTAGTTCTTACAAATCTTCTAAAATTTAGTTTTCTGAATAATATGTTATTGTAAAATGGTTTAACTTGATTGTTTAATTTATTTTTATTAGTTATATACTTTTTATATTCTTCTATTTTTAATGTTTTTGAATTAAATTTTGATAGTTCAGTTTCTTTTTCAATGATATTGTGTTTTATTTTTTCTTTATTTACAATTTCATTACATCTTTTAGTATATGTTTCAAATCTTCTTCTACAAGCACTATATTTATAAAAATTATTATTTTCATCTATCATACTTAATGGTCTAATCTTCCCTGGATCAACTGATACTAATTTATATTCATCCGTTAAATATTTATTACATTCATCTTTGGTTAAACTATTAACATTTTTTATATCACAATCATCTTGAATACATTTAGGTAATTTATCACCATATTCTTTATCTTTATATTTTTTTAGGATAAATAATAAACAACAACTAAAACCATCAGTTGTCATTTGATTATAAAAAACATATTCTTCATTATTAAATATACTTCTTTTTTCTAATTTTAATATTTTACTCCAAACATGTTTTTGATATTGCTTACAATGTAAAACTAATTCACTTTTAGGATAATCAAATAATTTAGGATATTTATTACCAACATAATCCGCAATTCCCGATGTATTTAATACAATATTTTTAGGAACAATATTATTTCTTTGTGGTATAACTTGAAATGATTTACATCCTAATTCTTCTATCTTTGAATTAATATAAAATGCATGTATTAAATATTTTTCTGGGTGTATTTTAACATCGTAAGCAATAGTTTTAGTTATTTTTTCAGGATATAAATATTTTTTAGTCTTATTAATCCATTCATGATATTCACTTTTTGAATCAACTATTTTATTATTAATCAAATCAGATTTAATATTTCTAATTTCTTCATTTAGTTCCTTATACATAACTTTTCTTTTTTCCTTATCTTTTTCTAATTTAATCTGTTTGTTTTTTGGATCTTTGAATAAACAATTAATATATCTAAAAAGGTGTTTAATAAAATGAGTTGAAATATTAGTTTCTAAGCAAGTAATCATTTCTTTAGCAGTTTGTTCTAATATATGAGTTTTATTTGTGTATGATAATTTTTCATCAACTAATTTAGAAAATACATTATCATAAAATAATTTAATATTATCTTTGATAGATTTATTTTTAATATGTTCATCTTTATTAGATTTACCTCTATTTGTTTCACTAGTTGCGATTGTTTTAAGAACATCTAAAATAAAACTTTTATTGATAGTAGGAAAATCTTTATTGGTATTAAATTTATCCAATAAATATAATCTAATGAATTGATAACCTAAAATAACAAATTTATTAATATCTTTTACAACATCATCAATAATTAGTTGTAATTTATCGTACTCTTTAAGAACAGATTTAAGAGGACATTTAATCATCCTATAAACTTGTTCGTTTTCTAAATTATTTGGTGGTTTTTCTTTTATATTTTCATTAACCATATATATATTATAATTAGAAATTAATGTTTATATAATTTATTACGCATTAAATTATATAATTTTTAAAGATTTTTATTTTTAAACATAATTTTTAATTATATTCTTCTTAATATTACTTTTATTAATATGTAATAATGTATCTTTCATTATTTTATTTTTATTAATATAATTTTTAATTTCAATAATAATATCATTTGTAATTTCATATTTATACAAATCTCCATTTATTGGATCATATAAACAAATATTTTTTTTATTAACGAGTATAGCATAAAATAATATTTGTAAATAATTTTTTTTACTATCTATTTTTTTATTTTCTGAAGTTTTAATATCAATTATATAATTATCTGTAATTAAATCTGGTTCTCCATAAATTAATAAATCAAAATTTATATAACATTCAGATGTTTTTATAGATGTAAATTTGTCTTTAAATTTTAATATTTTATTAATAAATTCTTTTTCAAATAAAAGATTAATTAAATCATCTATATTTTTACAATCTTCTAAATTTTCTGGTAGATTATCATAATCAATTGATTTATTACAACTCATTAAATATTCAAATCCATAATTATAATTGTTGTTTATTATATATTTTATACAATAATCTATAAAGACACCTTTTTGTTCGTTTCTTTTAATAAATTTTAATTTATCAATATTTATTTTTTCGTGAATTTGTTCTTTTATAAATTCAATTTTAATATCTAAATCATCTAATGTATTTTTTCCTCTAAAATTATCAAATATATATAATTCTAATCGTTCTGTTTCAAATTGTTTATATCCTTGAGTATTGTAAAAATTTAATTCAAATAATTTATCATATATATTTTTATATGTGTTATAATATTCTTTATTTATATATTTATAACAAGATATATTTTTTCCTTTGACTTCTATAGTATTCATAAAATTATCATCATTTTCAACTACATATAAATTTCTTTTATTATAAATAAATTTATTTTCACAATCATTTAAAATTTTAGATACATCTTCATCTAATTTTTTTTTCTTTGAATATAATTCATTAAAAATTCCACAAAATCTTTTATAAGACTCTTCTATAAAAAAATTAGTAATCATTAATATATTTAATTATTTTATATTTAAGTATATTAACATATTTATCAAATATTATTATCATCTTCTAATAATTTTTGTTTTCTTTTTTCATAAGCTCTTTTACTATATTCTTTAATTTTTTCAGGAGGTGGCTTTTTATCATATCCCGTTTTTTCTTTATATTCTTTAACTTTTTCTATAATTTCTTCCTTATGATTCTCATAATAATTTTTATTTCTTTTTGGTGCAGTATATTTTTTTAGATGTTCTTTTAATTGTTGATTTTCAATTATTAGTTTTTCATATAATTCTTTATAATTTATATTGTTGTCTGCCATTATTTATATATAATAAATTATTTTTAAATAGGTAAATTATTTTTCTAATATTTTAATATGTCTAAACAATTTTCATCAGACTTAAAATTAAAAGCAGTTAATTATTATTATAAAGTTAGTAATTATTCAAAAGTTTGTGATATATTTGAATGTAGTGAAAGAAGTTTAAAAAGATGGATTGAACGATATGAAAAATATGATACTGTTGATAGAATACCAAGAAAAGAAGGTTCTTATAAAATTAAAAAAGAACATATTAAATTTATAAAAGAAACAATTAAAAATAATAACGATATTCATATAAAAGTATTATTTGTATTATTAAAAAATAAATTTCCTGATTTGGATATATCAAGACAATATATCCACGATATAATACGAGATAATAACATTACTAGAAAAAGAGCGACATTCGAACATTTTCCATTAACATACAGAGGAGAACCCAGAGATGAAGAAGCAGAATTAAAAGCATTTTTTAAAGAAATAAAAAAATTTAGTTTGGATAATATCATATCAATAGATGAAACATCATTAAGTACATCTTTAGGTTTTAATTATTGTAGAAATGAATTAGGAAAAAGATGCATAATTAAAACTGATGATAATGCTGTATTTACAAAGTATTCATTAGTTGTAGCAATAACTAATAATAAATGTATTGGATATACAATATATCAAAAAGGAGCAGTTAATTCTGATAGATTTAATGAATTTATTAAAGATATATGTGACAGTGTTAAGAATAAATTAATAATATTAGATAACGGTCAAATTCATAAAAAAGAATCAACAAGGAAAATAATAAAAGATAGTGGAAATTATTTATTATATACGTGTCCTTATCACCCAAGATTGAACGCAATAGAACAATTCTTTAGTCAGATGAAGCATTATTTGAAATTATATAAATCAAAAAATTATAATGAATTAATTATAAATTTGAAGAAGTCTATCAAAAATATTAAGAAAGACCATTATAAAAATTATTTTATTTATGCTTATAACAAAGATTCTTATAAATGTAAGAAAAATAGTAAAAAATCAAGTAAACGTAGAAAATCTAAAATTTATAAAGTTTAAAAATCGGCATTTAAAATACGCACCGCTCTAAATAATAGAGTTTTTAACTTTATTGATTATATTAATTTTGATCATAAAAATTATATGTCAAATGATGTTTATACAATTAAATTAGGTGTTAACTGTATTCATGATACAAATATTTTAAATATAAGTTTTACATCATTAACATCACCTACAAAATTAATTGATTATAATATGGCTACATTAGAAAATATAGTTGTATATGAACAAATTATACCTAGTTATAATGAAACATTATATGAATGTAAAAGATTATGGGTACAACAAGAAAATATAAAAATACCAGTATCAATAGTTTATAGAAAAGACAAATTTAAACAAGATGGTTCAATGCCTTTATATTTATATGGATATGGATCATATGGTCATACTGTTGATACAACATTTTCATACAAAATTTTACCTTTACTTGATAGAGGTTATTTATATGCAATTGCACATGTAAGGGGTGGATCATTTTTAGGATATGATTGGTATTTACAAGGTAAAATGAATACTAAAATGAATACTTTTAAAGATTTTATTAGATGTGCTGAATATATGATTGAAGAAAAATATACATCAATTAAAAATATTGTAACTGATGGTAGATCAGCAGGGGGGTTATTAATTGGTGCTACAGTAACAATGCGACCAGACTTATTTAAAACTGTAATACTTGGTGTACCTTTTATTGATGTTTTAAATACCATGTCTGATTCAAAAATTCCACTAACAATTGAAGAGTGGACACAATGGGGTAATCCAAATGAAAGAGATGATTATGAATATATGAAACAATATTGTCCATATACAAATATTAAAAAAACTGCATATCCAAATATGTATCTAACCGGTGGATTACATGATCCAAGAGTACCATATTGGGAACCATTAAAATTTTTATCTAAAATAAGAGAATATAAAACTGATAACAATATTCAAGTTATTAGAATGGAAACAGAACAGGGGCACTTTGGCGGATCATCAAGATATAAATTTATTGATGAATTATCTGAAATGTATACATTTGTTTTTACTAGACATTAAATTTATAACGTTCACAAAAATTAAAAGATATTTTTTATTTTAAATAAATTCATATCATTTTTAGTTTTAAAACAATCAATTCTAATAATTAGAAAATATCCAGGATCGTCTTTATTAGTTATTATTATATTATCTTCTATTAAATCATTAAAATTATATTCACAATATTCAAATTTTTTATTTAAATATATGTTATATAATTTTATATTTACAGAATGTACATTTTCAAATAATATATTAATATTATTTAAAGAATTGTCTAATCTAAAATATGATGAAACATTTTTAAGACATTTCATTTCCGATAAAGGTTTAAATTGTAACCAATTATTTTTATATTTATTTAATGATAAAACAAATTCATCATTTACTTTTTCTAATACATTATTTTCTAAAACATTAATACTTGGACAATTGATTCTATCTATTTCTGAATGAATAAAAATATTTAGTATTTCTTTATTATCAAAATTACTAAAAAGATATTCATTATTATAATTATTTAATATATTAAATTCATTATTATTGTTTTTTCTATACAATAAAATGTAAAATATAGATTTAATAATATTATTAAACTTATTTCTATTTAGTGTTTGGTGATAAATTGTTCCACATGGTAAAAAAGACATATAATCTATTACTTTATTTTTTTGTTTGCAACCAACTAACCAAATATAATCTAAATGATCATCAGCAGAAATATTTTTTTTTTTAAATAAAACATATTTTTGTACTAATTTATTAAAATTTATATTTGTGTCACACATGTTATATATATCAAAACAACCAACGAATTTATTTGTATTTTTGACAAAATCATTTAATTTCATTAAATTTATATCAAAAAATTCATCAGTGTCTATTAATAATATTAATTCATTAGAGCATTTATTATAACCAAATTTGCGTTTTTCTTCTTCATTTTCAAATATAGAATATGTATATTTAACTTTTGGATATTTTTTTATAATATTATTTATTTCATTCGGTTTATTATTATTATCATAAAATAAACCTAATTGTTTTAATGTATCTATAGCGTATGAATATGGACCATCTATAATAATAAATTCATCTACGAAATTATATATATTTTTAATAATATCTTCATAAAACTGCAAATCATGAAATAAAATTGTGTAAACACTAATTTTCATTTTAAAATTTATATATATAAATATTTATATAATATTAATAAAATAAACTAATAATGTATTTAGGTAAATATATCTTTTATATATAATTATAGTTTACACTTTTATTTTTTCAGAACTAAATAACTAGGAACATTTTTAGTCTGTAATATTGATTCTATTTTAGAAAATAAAAATTTAGCTACTTTATTCTTCCTCTTTATCTTCTACACAATTACATTTTTTACCATTTTCCTGTTTTTGTGGTTTACAAAAAGATAGTTCAGCACATAGTTCAGATGTACAATCTCCTGATTTTATGTCAGAACATTTTTTATTTTCTGTAAATTGTTCACCTTGGAACATTATAAATAAAAATAAAGTTATAATACACATTATTACTATTGTTTTAATGCTCATATTATAACCAAAAATAACAATATTATTATCCATTATATTATCTAATAAAAAAAATATAATGTATAATAATTATGAGCGATATAAAAAAATTTATAGATTTTATTTATAAAAATATATATTACTTTTTATTTTTTGTAATTGGTATTCATTATTTATATTGGATATCTGGAATATCTGACAGTACTAAATTTAAAACTCTTTTAAGTATTTATGGAACATTAAGTATTTCATTATCTATTTATAATATGTATACTTCATCTATGACTCAATACGCAACTACAATAAATAGTCAAATTAGTTACTTAAATCAATTATTCCAAAATATTACTCAAACAACAAGTAGTTTTTTTGCAAATAATAAAGATATGAGATATTATTATGATGAACTTTTTAACGGAATTAAACATTCTGATGATACTACAAGAAACTTAAATTCAGAACAAATTATATCAACAAATATTTTAATCAATGTTGATGCATTAATAAATTATATTGATTCATTTAAAATAACATCGGGAGGTAAAGTAAATTTTCAAGTAAAAGTTATGGAAGAGAAATTAATAAAACTTTTAGCTCAATTTATGAAATCAAAAATATTTGTTGAGAATTGGAAAAAATTTAAAAAACTATTTGCTTTGAAATGGACTAAAAACTATATGTCATTATACTTTAATCAATAAAAACTATTATAATTTTAAGCTAATATTATTTTCATTAATATATTTTATTATTTCTTTTAATGCATATATTTTAGGTTTATCTTTATCTCTTTCATCATCTAAATAATATGTTAGTAAAATACTTGGTGATAAAATATTTATTCCATTTATATTATTTATTTTTGGCATTTTTGAAATACATGAAATATCAAAGGAAAACTCACCGTTTTTAAAAGTTACTGAACGTTGAGGTGTTTCTTGTACTCTTTTATATGTTCCCAAATTTCCTTCTTCAATATCACATTTTCTTTTTCCTTCTTTAACAACTAAAGCATCAATATCGCTTGTTGTAAAATTTATTAAATCTAATAAATTTAAATGAATTAGATATAGTTTTACAGCTACTGAACCAGTTAAAACCCAATTGTTACTAAAGTAATCATTTAATAATAATATTATTTCATTGTCTTTTGATGATAAACTTGATTCTATTTGTTCTTGTGAATTTACATATTGTTTCTTTTTATTAATTTCTTTTTCAGGTGAATCAAATCCAAAATTTAATCTGGTTTTTATATTTGAACTTTCATTAGGTGTCATAGGTGAACCATAGTTAAATCTAGATGTTGATAAGAGACTTTCAGGAGGTGATAAAAGACTTTCAGGAGGTGATAAAAGACTTTCAGGAGGTGATAAAAGACTTTCAGGAGGTGATAAAAGACTTTCAGGAGTTGATAAAAGACTTTCAGGAGTTGATAACATACCTGCTATTTGATTTTTAAATTTTATGTATTTATTTTTATATTTTAAATATTTATTTTGATAAGTTGACATATATATATAATTATAGAAATTGCTTTATATTTTTTAAATTATTATGTATTAACTATATTGAAAAGTAGAATTTGTTAATAAAGGTATTAATGTATCTGTAATTGGTTTAATTATTGGATCTTTATTCCAACAAGAAACAACATCACCTGGTTTTTTAACATATCCATCATTACATTTTGGATAACATAATGATTTTAAATCATCAAATTCTCTGTTTGATTTACATGTTCTTGGAGCATTTCTAGTTACTGCTGCCCCTACACAATCTCCACCTGTTGTACTATCATAAGTACCACATTTATCACAATTTATTCCTGTTAATGTTGTTTTCAAACCGTTGTCACAACATTTGGAAGTTCGTGAACATGTTCTTGCACTTCTATTAGCACATTCCGAATCACAATATGTTGCTAATCCACATCCACATCTTAGTCCACAACTTCTACAACTTGTTCTACAATTAACATTTCTCCAAGCAATGCAATCTCCACCAACACATACCTCTGGATTATAACCACATATATTACCATTACAACCAGGTGAATAAATATCATAAGTACAACTTTTACATAATTTTGTGGTAACAACAGGAGTTTTTGAATTACATGAATCCCAACCAGTACATGAACCAACACCTCTTATAACATTATTTAAACTATCACATGCACTATTATCTTGATCAGGCATAATTCCTGCACCCATTGGATAACTATCAGGCATAGTATTCCAATAATTAGTAGTATCACCTTGTTTAACTTTATATGGTAATGCAGGAGTTTTTACACATATTTTTCCATTTAATTCATAATTAGATATACAACTCATTATTATATTTACATTAAATCTTTTACCAATATTTGCATTATCTATTACATTTTTAATATTATTTATTTGTAAAATCACACTGTTTAAACCATCTAAAAATTGTGAATTATTTATCTGTTTTTTAAATTCATTAATTTGATTATTTATAGTTATTATTGCTTTATTTGATTCATTGGATATTTTTGACATTGGAATATTGATAGGACATGATTCATTAATTTCTGGAATTTCTGGTGCACTATTTATTAGAAAGTTTGTATATTTTTCACTTACAATATCTTCAAGTTTAGGTATATTAGTATCTATTTTTGGTATTTCTTCTGACAATATTATAGAAGCAGACGAAATATTATTTGAAATACTTTTAAAAGATTCTTCTATACTTTCTATATTTTTTGTAATATCATTACATGTATCTAATTTAGTATTTTCAATACATTTTATAAAAGATCCAGTTTCACAAAAACATGGAATTTTCATAGGATTAGTATAAAAAAAATATAAAAAGAAAATAATTACACATAATTTTATAATTAATTTTAACATATTATTATTAATTATAAAAAATTTTGATTTTTTGATTATAAATATTCTATAATTAAATCATTAGATAAAGTAGTTTACCATCTTTTGTATTCATAAATTTTTGGTTTATCAAAAGGATTAGCACCAGTTGTAATTCTGCAAACTATAGCTCTATTAATACCAATAATACCATTATTTTCTAGTATTTCTTTCAATCCATCTAAAATATTAATATCTGTAAGATCTTTACTTTTTTTAATCAATTCGATTAATGTTGGATCAATTTTGAATGATAATGAACTACCCATGAATTCTAGTTCACCACCAACTAATGGACAATTTGCATTTTTGCATTTCTCACATAAAGCTAATCTATTTTTTTCACTTAAAGCGGAACTAACTTGTTTAGCTTTTTCAAGTCCAGCATTTGCAAGCTGTTTTCCTTTTTTAAGTCCAGCTGAAGCTGTTTTACCAGCAGCAACTGCTGTAGCTTTAGCTGCAGCTTTTGCTATATTTACGTTACTTTCTATTTTTTTTATTTCTATATCTCCTTTTTTATAAGACCATCCGCCACCATTATTAAATATTTCATTTGTAATTTTATCAAAATCAATATTTTCTTTAGACAGATTATTTGTTTGTTCTAGCGCATTTAAAAGAACTGTATTAGAAGGGTTTATAATACTTTCATCAAAAAAAAATATGTAATCACCTGAATAATAAACTATTCCACCATATTGTTCTTTTAAATCTAGATATTTATTTTATGTTTTAAATATTTTATTTTGTAGTTTACACTTTCAATATATATTAATTTACAAATTATTTCATTGACCAATTATTAAAAATATCATTGTGTGAAGATACACCATTTTTATTATCACTACCGGGTCCATCATTAAATAAATAACTTATAAAAAAATCTGGCGCAGTACCTCCATTATTAATATTTATTAATTCCCATTTTTTATATAATAATCCTTTATATAATCTATCATTAGTAAACCAGTTATGATCATATTCTTCTGTATCTTCAGTACTGAAATATAAATAATGGTTTTCTTCTGTTTGTGCTTCAACAACATCTATGTCTGGAAATGAAGTATAAACTCCAAATAAATATTGTTCAGTTAATCCATCATAAAACGGTCCATCATATGAATAATTTGAGTTCCATCTAGTATAATAACAATCCCACCATATATCTTGATCAATTTGATTAAATTTCCATCTAGTTGGTACTAGTATTTTATTTACTAAATATTTAGATTGATTAGCAACAGCTAATGCTCCGTTGTCAAATTCAGTACTTGTATTATCAGGTAAATAATCAATATCTCCTAATTGTGATATATAAACAATTTCACCAGTTTTAGGACATTTAAATTCTCTAGTCCAAATATCAGGTCCAAGTTGATCAATCCATGTATCAACATTAATTTTAACTTCATCATATGTTTGTTTAATTCCATTCCAAACATTATTAAAACTATTTTGTAAACTAGGAGGAGGTTCTGATCTCCATGTATCAACAAGAGCACTTAATATCCAACCTGCTATTTTGCCACCAGTTTTTCCTACCCATGGGAACTCAACATCTCCCATAAATTCAAAACATCCAACAAGTAAATTAAATAAAAAATCTGTTGTTGTATTGGTGTCTCCATCAGCTTGAACATTTTGACATATATTTGTATATTCCAACTCTGATTTTATTTGACATGATGCAACAAAATCACTTATTCTTTTTAAGTTTACATATGCCTTTTGAACATTTGGATCAAAATATACACGTTCACCTTGATCATCAGTCGTAAAAGAAAAATCTACCATTATAAATATAATTTATTTTATTTTTATAATAATTTACAGTAATATTACACTAAAATTTGTTTAATGATTTATTAGTCTTTATAAAATATTTGTACATTTTTACTACACTTAAAAATAAATTTATATTTATAAATATATATAATGTTTTTTTGTTGTACAAAAGAAGATTCAACTGTTTTAATAAATTTAAAAGAAGATTTAACTAATTTAAAAGAAGATTCACCTAATTTAACTCAAGAGGAAATCTTAAAAATAAAAAATAACTTAAGCACACTTATGGATATGAATGAAAAGGTATACGTCGAAACAACTGCAATTATTTCAGAAGTATGGGGTATGTTAAAAGGTCAAACTGAAAAAAATAATGCACCAGATTCTGGTAAAGATTTATTTAAAGATATTTTAGTAAGTAGTTTAGCTATTCTTGGTATCGTTACAGAACAACCTGAAATTGAAATTGCTGCAGTTATTACAGCTGGTGTATTTGACTATTTATCAACCGGATCTAATTCAAAAGATTCAACAACTGTAAATTTAGATGTTGATTTTGGATTATTATCTTCTAGAAATACAAGTTCTTTTAATGCTTTAAATATTTTAATTGGTAAAATGTATGATGATCCAAATCAATATAGAGATCAGGTATGGAAAATTACTACTCCTTATACACAATGGAGAACATTAAGAGATTTAATAAATGTTGTTGTTCCTAATAAAAATACCGAACAATTTCAATTATCTGTACAAGCACAATCTAGACAATTTAGAAATCAAATAACTATTCCAGAAATGGTTAAAATGCAATATTGGGATATTTATTATGTGTCAGATGGAGGTTCAGATTTTGGATTTTGTTATGTTCCTGGACCTCCTGGAGCACCGAACCCTCCAGGTGGAATTGAACGCGTAAGAAATATTCCTAATGATATTGCAGATGGTGTTAGAATTTTTGCAAATGATGAAATTTGGAGGTACCATCCTGATTATGTACATGTTGAAGCATTTGGTAATTCTAACACTGATTTTAAAGAAAGTTATTTAAATGCAATCAAAACTTTTATTCAAAAATTTCCTGGTGCATATGTATATCCATGGGGTATGAATGAAACTACAGTAAAATCTCGTAGATATTATATAATGGAAGGTTATGGAAAAATAACTGATCCAACTACAAATTTTGGTGTTGCTAATGGCGAATTTTTAAAATGGTTATTTATTGATGATGGAGCAGGAAATGTAGTTAATCCAGATGGCGTAGGTTATAGATATGATTTAATATGTGTAAATAATATTATGAGAAATGAACATATGTTACCATTTTCAGTTCATTTGGAAAATGCTATTATTCAATCAGAAGATTTTAGATATCCTGGTCAATTATCTTCTAACACAAAAATTTATTTACATGACTTAAAAGAAAAATTAAAAACAAAAAACTAAAAATATTTTATTTCAATTATTTTTTATTTAAAATGTCACCAAACACTTCATTTTATAAGCTTGCATTCGTTCTAACTTCTTTTAATGTAAATTCTTTAGTAATAAATCCATTTTCAAATACAACTTTTAACTCATTATCAAATTGTAAATACTCAGGATCATCAATTCTAACTGTTTTATAGTTTCCATTTGAATCTTTTATAAGTTTCAAACATCCTTTTTTAGATTTTTTACCACTCGAAGAATCTATTGGATCTTTCCAAACATCATTCCACTCATCATTTTTAATCATATTCGCTGAACATTTAAATGCAAAAGCTTGTGTATCTCGATTTACTTTTTGTAATAATCCACCTCCCATTCCAAATACAATATTATCAACTGACCAACCACTAACTTTTAGAAACTCCAAAATTTCATAAATTTTATCAATATCTAATCCATCACCCCAAATAACTCCAATATATGGTGGTAATACTTTGTATCCTTTAGAATTAATGGTAATTTCAGATTTCAAATTATTTTCTAGTATATTAAAAATTTTTTCCAAAACAATAATTGGTTCTCCTGAATCTGGTCTAATAACAACTTTGCCAATTCTTGCTTTGATTAAATCTAATATGTCTGTTGTTAAATAATTAACAGCAGAATAAATATCATAAGAATCAAGAACTAGAGACAATATACCATCTTTATATTTTTTAACAATCACATCAATAACTGAAAATTCACCTTCTTTACCTCTTGATGTCATAATACTATGTTCGGTAGCAATTACTGAAAAACCTGCCATATCTTCATGATAATAATTTTTGGCATATAATAATGCTTCAACAGTATCGGTACCATAAAAATTAACTAGATGACCTAAACCTCCTATTCCTGCAGAATCCATTGATGATACACCTCTTTCACCAAAATCATGTAACATAAAATTAATTGCATCTGGACAAGAAGATGTTAATTCTAAATATTTAATACATGCTTTTTTTATTTCTTTAGATAATGTTGCTACTGTTGATGGATACCAAACTTGTGTCAAAAATGTTTCTAAATGATTTGGTAAGAAGTTACACAATGGATCTGTATTTTCAATAGTTAATAATACATTACCTTTTGGTACTTCTGTTCCTTCTGGTACTGCCTTAATAATTACAGGCAATCTACCATTATGATTTTTTAGAATATGTTCCCAACCATCTCTATTAAATAGATTTGGTCCAATATGAGTATTTGTTATTAATTCACCTTCATCAATCATACTTTGGGTAATTGGATTTTTTTCTAATATTTTTAATAGAATTTGTAATCCAACAAATGTTGTTGTAGGAAATAAGGCTTTATCACGAGCTTCAAAATATGAAAAAATTTTAGAGATTTTTAATTCATTATAAATTGACCAATGAGTTAACTTATAAGAGTCAGTTTTTAATACAATATTATTTTGTAACATAACAATAAAAATCTAATTGATAGCTTTTTTTTTTCAATTTTTTATATATTAAATTCTAAATCAATAATCATATAACCCATATATAAGTTGTTTGTTTACACTATTTAATAATTCATAACGTTTTTCTGTACCTTCAATAAAACCATCAGTAATTCTTTTGAATAATATAATTAAATTATACTTATCTGTTATCTCATTCTTAAGATATTTACTAGGTATCATAGTTATATAAATCATAAAACCATTATATGTTAACATATCATCATCATAATATATAACTTTATTATTTTTTTTATTAATTAATTCAGTGTTATCTGATAAAAAATCCAAATCATCATCTTTAATATCAATTTCTAAATTATTTAGTTTATCAGTAAATATTTTAAATTCATCGAAATATTTTTTCCCATTTCTATTTTTCTTCCATTGAATTAAACTATCTAAATCAGATAATTTAAATATAGGTTTATTTGTATCTTGAAATCCCTCATATAATTTTTCTGACAATTTTTTATTACCTATATATGAATTGATTGAATTTATACACCAAATTTTTTTATTATTAATATTTTGATAATCTTTAATTTTTTTTACAAGTGAGATAATAAAATTTTTAAAATATGTTTCTTCATTTAATTTATTCTCCCAAAATATTGCAAAGTGTAAATACTTTTTTTCCAAGTTATTTTCATGTAATAAATTATACATTCGATTTTTTTCTCTTTGCATATCAGTATCATCAAAGTTCATATGTTTATTTTCAAAAAATTCAACACATATAAAATGATTTGGACATACTTGTATTTCCATATCAGTTCTATATATTTTATTATTACATGATGAAACAGTTTTTTCAATATTAAGTATTTCTTCAGATAAAAATCCATCTTCATCAAACCATTCTTTTGTAATTTTGTATTTTTTTATTTTATTTACAAAAATATAATGAAAATAATCTTGTAATCTTATTGGAATTTGAATTTCTTCAATAATAATATAACAATTTTTCCTTTCAATTTTATATTCAATATTAAAACCTAAATTTTTGTTAAGAACATAAAAATTGTAATGAGTTTTACAACCTGCTTTATTCCAAATTTGATAACGATATTTATCAAGCAAAGTTTCTTTTATTTTATTTTTATTTAATGATAATGCCAACTGAATATCTTTTTTTAAATATCGATTAATTTCTCTTATTGTATATCTTACCATTAATTAATTTTATTGTATAGTAATAATTAAATTAATCATTTTTTTTTATTCAGTATCTGATGATTCATATCCTTTAAAACTTGGATCAATATCAGGTTCTGAATAATAATTGTCATCTGAATCATAATTTTCTTCTAAAGGTTGAATATTTTTCCAAGTTTTAAGTATTAAATCTTTACAATTATAACTTATATCATTAATACTTTGGAAAAATGCTCTTTTGTTTTTAACCTCATTAAATTTATCTTGATATTTTATTATATTTTTAATTTTTTCTTGTTCTTCTAATGATATTTTATTTCTAAATTCTTCATCAAATTCTATCATTATTGATATATCATTTAAAAATTTTATTGAACTATTTAATACTTCATTAATAAAATCTTTTTTATTAATTTTTTCTGGTTTTTGTGTTTTATGATTTATTTTTGTAAAATGATCACCTTCTAGTGTCGTTGTACAAAAAGAATGATATTGGGGAAGTTTTTTATTAAAATTAACCTTTTTAGTACAAGTTATTACACTATTAATATCTGAATTAATTATAGATCTAATATCATTAATGGGTACATCAGCTATTTTTTCAGTACCAAATTTATTTATAACTACATAATTATTATTTATTATTCCATTGTTAATACTATTATTTGTAGTATTGTTTTCTATGTTTTTATAATTAATTATTTGTTTAGCGTTTTTAATTATTTCTAATTCATTTTTAAGATTAATATTTTCTTTTTGTAATGTTATTTTATTTTTACAATAATTTTTTTCATGATCCCATTTATTTTGGTAGTATTTAAATTGTTTATAACAATATTTACATGTATTTTTAGAAGGTTTTACATCAATTATATTCAAATTGTGATTATTCTTTATATTACATTTTTTATTCGTTATGTTTTCGTGATTATTCGTTATGTTTTCGTGATTAATTATTACTTGTATAGTATGAAATTTTTTGTTGTGATTCCATAAGCTTTTATAACTAGAATATTCTTTACAACATATTTTACAACTATATAATCCATCTTTAATATCCATATATATATCTATATATTATTTCCTTAACTAATTTTTAAAAGTGTATAAATGGATATCCACTTTTTTTTTTTTTTTTTTTTTCAAAATTTACAAAACACTCATACACAATATACCTTTTTGACAATTTAGTTCATTATTTTTAAAATCATTAACAATATCTTTTATTTTTATAGTTATATCATCTTTATTTTTTTTAATAAATTTTTCAGATAAAAATACATTTCTAGTGCTTTTATCACCGGATTTAATTTTATCAGATGATTTTATTATTTCCGTTTGTAATTCAAATGTAATTGGACCTCCAGTTAATGTTGCATCTTTTTTATACTTTTTTTCTGAATTTTTAATAGTAACTAAAATTATATTTTTACCAATTAAATTTTCAATATTTGGTGATAATTTTTGTAATGCTAATTTTTTTGCTTCTTCTTTATTATTACTTGAACTTAATAATATTGTTTTACTAGGTGAACTTATAAAATAATTATAAATATTTGTTTCTTCTAATATTTCATTTATATTTATTTTTCCCATTATAATATAATATAATTTTTTCTATTATAATATATAATAATGCATATTAAACCGTCAATAATAGCACTTTTTGCTAATGGTTTATTTCTATTTCTAATTCTAGTAATAATTCTATCTAATATTGAAAATTTTTTAAAAATTGATTATATTAATAAAATTATGATATTGTCACAAATAACTATGGTTATTGCTATTCATGGTTTATTACATTTAGGTCTTGAAGTTAATTATAATTACAATCCACTTAAATGGTTTGAAGATGAAATACAATTTGTTAAAAAATAATAGATTAAATTATTATTTTATTATCTATATTTAGTAATGAATCACGATATAATTAAATATTTAGATAATATTGATCTTGATGATTTTGAAATAAAATATGATTATTTTGATCTTATTCTAGCTGGTGGTGGTTTCAAAGGTTATTATCATTTAGGATTATACAAAATATTAAAATATTTTGAAAAAAATAAAAAAATAAAAATACGATACATTGTTGGAACTAGTACAGGTGCTATTTCTGCAATTATTTATGCATGTAATTTAGATTTTGATAGATGGATTAACACTTTTTATAAAATTAAAAAAAATATATATAAATCAGATTTACATAATATAGTTGTGGAAATAATGAAATGTGAATTACCTATAAATGCATACCAATTGTGTAATAACAAAATTAAAATATTAACATCACGATTAACAATATTTGGTTTTGTTGAAGAAATATTTGATAAATTTGAATCCAATGAACATTTGTTAAAAGTTTTATCAGCATCAATAAAAATTCCTTTTCTAACATCTAATGATTTATTGGGTGAAAAAATAAATAATAAATACTATTATGATGGATTTTTTATAAGATTAAGTCCAATAATATTTGATAATGATTTACCACAGTTATTTATAAAAACATATGCAACAAACTATTCTAATACTTTGAGTCTAAAACCTTTTTTAAATACGATAAACAAAATAAAATAATAAAATGGATTGAACCAAATAATCAAAAAAAAAATCATTTTATCAAAAATATTATTATTTGATTTTACCATCAATATTATATTTATTTAGTATAATAAAATCTTCTTAATTTTACTACTATATAAGAAAATAAATATATTATAATATAATGTGGTGGATATTATATTATGTAGCTAGTTATACTACCATTAATTTTATAATCAATAATATTAATTTTGATTTATTACAAAAAAATAATAATGATTATTTAATAACATGTACTGAAATACCAAAAATATCAAGCACAATTGAAACTACTGGGTTATTATTATTTTCGTCACTAATATCATATAATTATTTTTCAATATTAAAAAATAATTTTAGTACAACATTATTAATTATTTTTTTTAATTATTTATTATCTTCTTTTAATAGTGATAAATTGTTAGTTTGTAATAGTATTATTAAAAGAGAAATAATGTGGATATATACAACAACTATATTTATTTTAATGTTTTGTGAAACTATTTATAAAAATATATCTGATGTACAGTTATATAAACATGTATTAAGTATTGTTATCAAAATATTAAGTAATTTATTTTTTATTTGTGGTTATAATTATTTAGGTTATTTTGGGATATGTATATCAACCATCTTACAGCTAATATTTACATTTAATCTAATTAAATACAATATTAATGGATTTACATATTCTTTAATATCAGTTTGGTGTTTTTTTTATATTTTATATTTTATTGATTTTTTAAATTATTTTTTTTTATTTTTAGACCAAACTACAATTTATAATATGTATTTAATAAATGATATAGTTGCTAAAGTTTCTATAAATACATTATTTACTAATAATTTATTAAAAATAGAAAATTTAAGAAATAATATGGATTTGCAAACTATAAATTTTACTTCATATATGTTAAATAATATAAATCAATATTATGAAAATAATTCAATAATAACTAAAGAATGTAGTAATTTTATAGAAAATATTAGAAATAATTTTATTACAGTTATACCTAAAAATAAAGATGTAATTAAAATAGAATTATTAAATAAAATTTTACCTTTGAATTTAGTTAATAAGTATATTTTTGAGAATAAAAATAATACTAAACATTATACAAATATTTGTGTTCTTTTTACAGATATCGTAAATTATACAGAATTAGCTAAAAAATATAAACATGATATTATATTTGAATTACTTAATATTCTGTATACAAAATTTGATAATATTATAAAAAAATATTCACATTTACAAAAAATAGAAACAATTGGCGATGCATATATGGTGGTTGGAGATATTTTTAGAAATGATGATAATTATAAAATTGTAATAAAAGAAATTATTCTTATTGCTTTTGATTTTATAAATGAAATTAAAAATATTAAAACACCTGATAAAAATCCATTATCAATACGTATTGGTATTAATTTAGGAAATGTAAGTATTGGTATTTTAGGTACTGAATTACCCAGATTATGTGTTGTTGGTAATACTGTTAATATGGCATCACGATTACAATCAACAGCAGATCCAGATACAATACAAATTAGTCATCATATTTATGAACAATTGGAAGAAATGGACTTAAAAAATAAATTTGAAATATGTAAAAAAGAAAATGTATTTTTAAAAAATATTGGTTCAGTAACAACATATATAGTTACCCCAATCATATCAAATTAATTGCTTTAAAAAATTTATCTTTAAAATTTTGTTTATCATTTTCATTTAAAGTTAATAATTCATTTAAACCTACAAATATAATAAAATTATCAAATAAATCATTTTTTAGTTGATCATTGCCATAAAAAGAATTTTCTTCATCGAGATCATCAAAACAATTTTCTTCTTCAAGATCGTCATAATAATCTTTATTATATAAATATTTAATCCATCTTAATAATTTAAATTTAGGTTTTGCTTCAATATAATTTTTTTTTGTAAAAAAGTTAACTTTATTTATAAATTTTTTATCTACTAATATTTCTTTAACAACTTCCTTAATAGATGATTCAAAATTATAGTTATTTTTAATCATTTTATTTTTTAAATTAGATGATCTCTTTATTTTATCATATTCTATATGATTAATAAAATTATTACATGCTAATTCTACAATTAATTCTTTGATAAATTTGATTAAATTATCTTCTAAGCTCATATATATATACAATTTAGAATAAATATAAATAAAAATCAAATTTTTTTATTAAGCATATGGTAAATTAAATTTTATTATCAATAATTGTTTCTAATGACTTTATATAATTTGATGGATTATTGTTTGAAATTAAAAAGTCTATTAAATCTAAAACTATTTTAATTTTTTCATCAGTCCATACTGAATTAATTTTATCATAATAAATAGTCATATCATCTTTTTTAACTATTTCAGTATTATAATTTTTTTTTAGATAGTTCTCAATAATTATATAAAAATAATTTAAACATAATTTTATTATTGCATGTGATTTATATGTTTCTGATAAATTTAAAATGCCTTTTTGTGCACAAGTAAATAAGTTTTTAAGTTTTGGTGTTTTTTCTATTGACTTTTTATTCAAATATTGTTCACATGCAATATGTATTGGATTATATAAAAAATATATAATTTCTTTGTTAATATTATAAAAATATCTGTATAATGCTTGAAAAGGTCCCGGTTCTTGAATATAAATAATATTATTTGCAATATATATTTTTGTTCCTATTGGTTTGTTTCCTAATATAGCTAATTTAATAATAACTGATAAAGGATCTAACACATATAATTTATAGTTTAATTTTTCTATAAATTCTTCTTCACTATCTGAATCTATCATGTATATATATTGTTAATACTTAATAGTAATAATTTCATTTTTTTAATCAAATAATTTATTATAAATATTAATCATTTCCTGAACTATTTGTCTTCTTATTATTTCATAATATGGTCTTAATGTTGATTCAAAATTATTATTTTGATTTACAAGAGAAGGATAAATAACATAATTATTAATTTTATTTTCATTCATGTGTTTTTCTAAATTTTTATCAATAGTATCATCAATATTTTTTAAATAATCATAAATTTTTTTAGCATTTTTATTATTTAATAACATTCCATGATTACCATATAATGGTATTGTATTGCTTTTTTTATATATATTATTTTTTACTTTTGTTGATCTACTTTCATACAAATTTCCTAAATATACTAAATCAAAATTATCATTAAGATTTTTTGTTATTTCTAATATTTTTTTATTTAAATCATCAGTCACAATTTCAAAATCATCTTCAAAAATAACTGTGTATTTTTTTTTACTATTAATTGCATTTTTATATAACATTAAATGTGAAAGATAACAACCTAATTCTGCTTTTGTTTTAAATTTATAATTTAATTTAATATCAGGATCAAATATATTTAATTTAGTATAATTTAAATTTTTACCATTTACAGCATCAAATATATTTATTTTTTTCCCTAATTTTTTTTCATTATTTTTGATATTTTGCATTTTTTTTTTACATGAATTTTTAAGATGTATTACTTTATAATCAATATATTGTGACTCATTTATTTCACTATATTTTTCTATTGATATGAAAATTAAAAAAAATAATATTATGAATAATATAAGTATTATCATTATTATAATTATGATGATTTTAAATTTTTTTAATCAAATAAAAATAATATTATGTTTATTTCAAATCAATTTGGTTATAGGAAGAATTATCAAGGGATATAAGTCAAAGGTGTAAAGATGTAAAATATCTTATAATCCTCTTCTTAAAGTGATTATTCAAAAAATAAATTCAATTTTTTAATATATATATTATTATAATATGGAATCATCTTATAATAATAATTGTAATATAGTTAATACAGTATGGATAGATAAAGGAATTATATTAACTGTACTATATTATTTAATTAAAAAATATAACAAATTATTAAATAAAAAAATAATAATTGAGATAACTAGATATAGAATTTTATTTAAAATATTATTTCCAAAATTAAATTTTTATTCTTTTGAAAAAGACGACAAAAATAATTTTTATTTTAATATTAGAAAAATAATTAAAAAACAAGATGTTATTATAGATTATATAAATAATTATGATTATATTATTCAAGCATCAAAAATTAAATTAGTACCATGGTTTGATATGAATGATATATTAATATCTTATATTTATAATGAAAAAGAAAAGTTATATTTAGACAAGTATTTAAATTTTATTATTAATTTCAATAAGTGTAGAAGAGGTAATTACAATAATGAAATTTATGATAAATATATTGAAAATAAAATATTTGATCTTTTTTTAGTAAATAATAAAAACATGAATCTTAATGATTTAAATGATATAATTAATAGTTATATTAGAGACGATTATACTGATACAGTTAATAACTATATTATACCATTACAAGAACAGAAAATTTACAAAGTTAATACTACTGTATTAAATGAAAATAAAATAGATAAAAAATTACTAAATGAAAATAAAGAACTTAAGAATAAGATAGAATTTATATCATCATTTAGGAATAAAGAAAAACAAGAAATTAAACAAAAAATAGAAGAAGTTACAAAAATAATTAATGAGGCAAGTAAAAATAAAAATAATATGAAGTTTGAAAAAAAATATAAAAATTTAAGAAAAAAATATAATAATGTATTGCAACACATACGAAATTTAAATATGGATAAAGATAATACAATATTGTTATTAACTGAAATATTAAATAATTTTATAGATAACTTAAGTAAAATACAAAAAGAAGATTAAAAAATTATATTTGCAAGTATATTATCATTAACTAGCAGATATAGAACAATTACTAGTAGATATAGAACAATTACTAGTAGATATAGAACAATTACCAGTAGATATAGAACAATATAGATCTATTATTGATGTTACAAAAGCTATATTAGAAATAATATCTAAAGAAAAAGAAAAATTAATTAATTAAAAACGTATATGAGTTCACTATGGAATCAATAATCAGAAGCATTGGTTAAAGATTATAATTTGATTCCTGGATATATTATATTAAATAATAATATTCCAAATATTGATAATGAATGGAAGATTAAAGTTAAAAAAATATTTAATAATGAAAATTAATTTATTTATTTTATATATTATAATATAATGTCAAACATAATTAATTTAACAAATAGTCAATCTCAAAAAACTAGTTCTAGTTCAATAAGTCAACCTCAACAAATTATATCAGATCAGCAAGAAGAAATAAGAAAAATTCCAGGCTTTGAAGAATTTATTAAAAAAATTTTAGATACATTACAAATTGATCCCAAATCAATAAATGATATCATTTCTGATATGAATTCAAAATTTAATAGAAGTGATAAATATAAAATTTTAAATAATCCTAAAATTAATGAATTATTGAAAGCAGATGAAGATTTACAAATATTAAAACAAAAATTAGAACCTTATTATAATGATATCAAAGATCAATGGAACTTAATGATGAAAAATTTAGGTAAATTACAAACATTTATTTTCTTGAAAAAGATAGAACCTTCTAATTGTGGTCCTATAATTAATGAAATTATTACTGCATTAAATACTAAAATTAATACAGTAAATGAAATACTTGAAGAAAATATTAAATCAACAAATAATCAAGCAGGTGGTAATATAAATTCTTTTAAACAAAAATATCTTAAATATAAATCAAAATATTTACATATAAAAAATAATATATAATGAGATATAATGATTAATACAAATACAATTGAACAATCTATTGAAAATCAAACAAATAATGATAAATTAAAATTAAAAAATATTGATACAATATTAGAAAATAATAATTTAAATACAATGACAGATTCTGAATTTAATTTAGACATAGAAAAATCTGTATCATCTACCGAAGAAACTATTAGAGAAAATAATTTTAAAGAACTTATAGAAAATATCAAAATAAATGATGAAACGATAAAAGTTGATATAGAAAATAAAGAATATATTAGTCCTAATAAATCAGATATTAAAATTCCAGAAATAACTCAAGATATTGCAAATACTTTAGATATTGATAATGAAGAATTAAATGATTTGGTTCTTACAAGTAAAAAAAAAAAAAAATTTAAAATAAATAATTTAAATAAACATAAATATGTTAATCATATAAATAATATTTTAAATAATAATAAGAGATTGGATAAGCTAGAGAAACTATTTAAAAATGATTTATTAAAAAAAAAGATTAAAACTTTAAAGAAAAAAATGGGTCAAGTACAAACACTTGCTTTATTAAAGGATGATCAAAATAAAAAAGACTTTAATATAGTATTAAATGATGTTATTTCTACTTTTAATAATAAAGTCGAAAAAATTAATAACGTCTTAGAAAATAATTTTGATCAAAGTGGAGGTGATAGTAAAATATACTACTATAAATATTTAAAATATAAGATAAAGTATTTAACTTTATTACTAGATTAAATTATTGTATAATTATTTTATAAATAATTATATAATAAATGTCAACAAATTTTGAAAATTTGTTAAATATTATTATAAATGATGATATTGAAACAAAGAATAAACTTTTAGAAAGTGTAAAAAAAATATCAAATGATGATAAACTATATATTGAAGAAAAATCTTTAGAAATAATAAATTTGAATAAAGAAATAGATAATAACCTAAACCCAAGACTATACAAATTACAAGTTAATATATTATTAATATTTATGAAAGCTTCATTACCAAATTGCAGAGAACCTGTTAAAAAACTATTAGATAAATTTAATAAAAGAATATAACTAATAAATCAAATTTATCTATCTTTTATTTTTTTTTTAGAACAGATTTTGATGGTTGAGATTTTGGCACTTCTTTATTCACAGGTTCAGTATCTACTTCATATGCATCATAATTTGAAACTATTACTGGATTAGTTGAAATAAAATTAGTTTCATTATTATTATTTTTAACATCTCCATCACAAATATAGAATTTATAATTTTTATAGTCTCTAGGTTGTGTAAAAACATCAAATGAAATTGTTCCAATCAATGTTGTTTTATTATTACCATCAATAAAATCAATGATATCTAATGTTTTTTGTTGATTTTCAATACTAACTTTACCAGTTATTGTATCTTTATTGATAAGTTTTCCAAATGTTGATTTATTTTCTTCTATTTCTTTATTTACTTCATTTATATCTTTATTTTTCAAATAAAATTCATATGTTAGTCCTCTTAATATGAATTTTACTCTATATTTCATAAACTTTGCATCTAATTTTTCTAAATATTTAATTAATTCTTTTGATATTTTTTCATTTTTTGATATTTGAGCTTTTAATAAATTGTCAAAAAACTTTGATATGTTATAAATTCTCTTAAGATTATTTGTATTCAAATAAGGTGGATTTGGAGGATTATTTACAATACCATTATCAGTTAAATTAATAACTGTAAAAACCATTATACTAGTTGGTCTAACTTCTGTTGGTTTTGGTGTATATTGTAAATTTCTTTTTTCATCTTTATTAATTACCCTAGGATCTAATCCAAAACCAATATAATCTTGATCTTTAAGATAACCATTATCAAAGATAATTCTTAGTAGAACTTCAGATTCATCATCAGCTGGTTTAGGTTGAATAGGTGTTGGGATTGTAATGGTTTTATCAAACATTAAATTTTTAAATGTAAAATCATTATACATATAATTGTCTTTATAGCAATTATCTGAACTGGGACTTACATAATTTAATATAGTTAATTTATCTTTAATTTTATCAGAATTTGGAAATTCTTTTAATACATTAATTTGTGAACTATAATTTTTTACAGTTTTATCATTTAATTCTCTAACAATAACAGTAGATAATGATTTTTGCATTTCAGCTAATGATCTATTAATAAAGTAACCTTCTTTTCTTCTTAATTTACAATTAAAATCCATAATATTAATTCTAATAATATCTCCAACTATTTGTTTTATAATAGAACCTACTGATGAAACAAATGCTTTACATATAGGTGCAGAATACATAAAATCTGGTTTATTTTTATCATCTAATGCTTCCCATTCACCTTGTGTTGCTTTTAACTTATTAAAAAATATAGTATATAAAACTGTTACACTATCTGATTGGAATAGTTTTTTAAGTTTAACTGGTTCTCCTACATCAATTGTTTGTTCATCAAACCAATCTTTACCAGCTTTATCAGTAGGAAATTTTTCAGTGAAGAAATTCTTTACTGTTGTATAGCATTCTGCTTTATCTAAATTTTTATTTTTAGTTTTTATATAATACATAGAATCTGGTTTAGCACCTGGTTGTCCTGGTTTTTCCAATAAAATTCCTTTTAAGAATAATTTATTTAGTATTTCAATAAATATCTTAACTAATAAAGATTTTTGGTTTTCATATTTTTTATCTACAAATACGCCCATATGATTAAAATCATTGTAAGCGTTAATTTTTTTTACTGCATCATATCTTAAAGCATATGGATCTTTACTATCAGCTTTATCAATACCTGTTTCTTTATAATAAACTATATCAAAAACAAATTCATGCAATCTCATGTAAATGTTGTATAAAGCAAACATATGATTAAGTACAGTTTCTATATTGTCACTTTCTTTCAATCTATAAAATGAATAAAAGTTGGTCATTAAATTTTTTGGACCTGATGTATTTATCATTTCATTTTGTAATAATGATCTTATATTTTTTTCAGATTCTTGATTAATACATTTAAATCCATTGTTAAAATAAGAAGAAGAACTAAATAAAATTTGATCATACGATTCTAAACTAACCATCGGATTAAAAGAATCTAAATTTGAATTTGTAATTTCATCATAAATTTTAATTTCAGCAGGAACACCTTTCTTTGGTTTAATAAAATATGAAGTACTAAGTTGATAATTTACTTGACTTACAAATTTATATAATCTGTAAATTCTTTTAGCTCTATCTATTGTTAAATTTGTTAATTCTTTATTTTCAGGTTTTAGATATTCTGTTTGATTTTCAGATCTATACTCATCATCAATAAAACATGTAAAATTATCAAAGTATAATTTATCATCTATTAATTCTTTATGTGAATACTTATCACTCTTTGTTCTATAAATATTTAATAAATTTACTAATTGTTCACAATTACATGTAAATTCGTCTTCTACACCAGCTAAATCACAAATAACTATTTTAGAATGTGGTTTATTTAAATCAGATGCTTTATAAATTTCGGTAAGAACTAAAACATGACTTCTAGAACTATTTGGATTATTTTTAGTTGGTTCTATTTCTCTTAAATTAAATAAATCGTTAATAATTTTTGCTAAATTACCAGTCATTTTTCTTAATTCATTAGCTCTTTCTTCCATTTTTGCATTATCATCATTATCATAACTTTTTTTACTCAATAGATTTTTTACTAGATCGTCTGTTGAAATATTCCAAATACCATCTTTTTTCTTAAATGTAAAATCAGATACTCCATTTAATTTAATTGGTTTAACCATATAATGTTTATGTCTAATATCTCTTACAGCTTTTAAATTTGGATCCCAATTAAAATATATATCAGCTAATCTTATATCTATTCTAACATAAGAATCGTCTAATTTATTTAAAATAGTTGGTAAAATACCTTGAACATCTCCATATGCTAAATAAACTAATGATGCTGTTTTACCTGAACCAGATTGCCCATTACCAACAATAATAGCATTTTCACCTCTATCAATTTTATCTAATAATAATCCACAACAATTTGGATCATCTATTACTTCATCGTTATCATTATAAAAGCCATTGATTTTACCTAAATTATATTTTTCTATTTTGGTTCTAAATTGAGGATTATTTAAATCTTGTACTGCTTTATCATGACTATATTCTCCCTTTTCATTAAATCCAACTTTTTTTGCACAATTTTTATAAGTTAATTTGATATCTTTGAAAAAAGGAGTATAATTTTGTGGATTAAATGTAGCTCTTCCATTTGCATCTGATCCAGTACCACCTCTGACATACCTTGCATCAATATCAAAGATATATCTAGGATTGGTTGTATCAAGTGTTTTCATTGAACCATCTTTTTGTCTTTGAGGCATATTATTAACTTTAATATATATATTAACTGGAGCTATTTCTTTCATAACTTTTTCATAACTTTCATTAATTATATTCCTATGGTCATTATTTTTTAAAAATTGATTAAATTTAACATTTTTATATTGTAATTCAGTCATTGTATTTACTAAAGTTGTAAAATAGTAATTATTAGATTTCAAATTTGCCGTATTTTCTTTATTAACTATTTTATTAAAATTAGTTATTAATCTAAAACTAAAAACAAAGAGAGAACTATTACTAAAAGTGCTATCTTCGGGTCCAATTACTTCATTATATAAACTTTTAAACAATGTTGAATCTAATAAACAATCTTCATATTTAAGCATAGTAAGTCCTTTATTCTCGTAAATTTCACGTGGTTCAGTACCAACTCTTTGTGATGTAAACACATATAATTCTGGTAAATTTTTAACATCGAGTAATCTTTTAACATCTTCAGGAATAGTTGGTATTGGGTGGAAAAAATACTCTAATATTTCTTTATGTAATTTTTTATCATGATAACTACCAAAACTATTTCTCAACATATCTCTAAATTTAATTGGATCAATCATTATACTACATAATTTTAATGCAATATCATCATTATATAACTGTGCACTGTAATCATAAAGTATTCTCATATTTGAAAATATTCTTTCTTCTTCAGTTTGTTTATTCATTTCGAATGCTGAGTTGTTTAAAAATTCAGTAACATTATCTATATCACCACCTACTTGAATTTTACTTAAATCAAATTTACTAAAGTCAACTTTATCAGTATAATTACCTGGTAAACTAATTTTATCTATTTTAATAACTGGTTCATAATTAAATTTAGCACTAGCGACTGCTTTTGTAGTTGGTAAATTAATTTCTTTAAATTTACTTAATTTAGCATAAAACCATCCTTTTAAAAGCGAATCATATTTTGGAGATTCATCAACTTTAGTTTGTATATTAAAATATTCAGATTTTGTTATTAATTTACTATAAATATCCTTAACATCTGATTGCGATTTAGAATTATACATTTTTAAATCTTTTTTAAGATGATTAATACATTTTTCTAAATCTGTTTTTATCAAATTTTTATTTATAAAAAGTTCATTAAAAATACTACTCATTATTAAAATATAAGAAAATTTTTATTATATTTTAATTATAATCCTCTAATTTCTGTTAATAAAGCCATTGTAAATGGTTTCGAATTTACTAAATCCATCACTGGTTTATTGTTTCGTATAGATGGGTTTCCAATAAATTGTGTTTTAATATTATCTGGTAATAAATCTTCGTTCATAGGATCTTTATTACCTAAATTATTTCCTTTAATGAATTGTTCTACATAATCATCCATATCTTCTATTGGTTGACTTTGTACTGATTGTTGTTGTACAGTAGTTGGTTGTTGTATAGTAGTTGGTTGTTGTTGGCTAGGTACTGATTGTTGTTGGCTAGATATTGGTTGACTTGATTCTTCATAATTTTGTTTAACTGCTAATGGTAGTCCAAATAAGTTAGCATATGTGTATTTACCTTCAAATTCATCATTCATTAACTTTTCTACTGCATCTTTATATTTAGGATTATCTATTCCTTTTAATAATAATGTTTTTAGTGAATCATCAGCTGGTTCATTTTCTTTAGATGAGTTATCATTTACCGCATTATTAACGTTAAATTCTTTTAAATAATTTATTAGTTCATTTTTAGAATTTATTTTTGAAAGTCTTGCTGATTCTACTTGTTGATTTCTTATGAGATCAGACGAGTTATTTGGTTGAATTGATGATGATTTGATGGGATATGGTTGATTAGAAGATGATAATTGTTGATTAGAAGATGTTAATTGTTGATTAGAAGATGATAATTGTTGATTAGAAGATGTTAATTGTTGATTAGAAGATGATAATTGTTGATTAGAAGATGATAATTGTTGATTAGAAGATGTTAATTGTTGATTAGATGAAGAACCAACTCTATTAAGATTCTTTTCAAGAATTTGATTAACAGTTGCAATCTTCTTATTAAATTTCATAATAATTTTTCTAATCTCTTCAGAACAATCAGGATTTTGTATTTTTGACATTAAAAATAAAGTCAAGATATTCATTTGTAATTTTTTTAATCCTAAGTTTAAATTTGGATTAATATTCATTTGTACATCACTTGCTATTTCATTATCAATTTGTTCTAATTCAACTGCTTTTTCATCAATAAATTTTCTATCTTCAGGGCCAAGGTTTTTTATTTCTTTTAAAAGATTTTGAGCTTTACCTCTATCTTCAAATAGTGTATTAATAAATCTTTCCATAATATACTATAATGTAGAAACAATTATAATTTTATTTCAAATGTTTTTTTAAATTTAAATATTTATTTTTATATTTTATATATTTATTTTTATTACTTTTATTAACAATTTCAGCAGTTTCGTTCATAATATTTTGTTCAAGAATTTCGTTTACAAAATTAATTTTATTGTTTAATGCATCTCCTAATTTTTTGATAAATTTAGAACAATCATTTGGCTTTACTTGCTTCAATAAGATAAATGTTTGTAGTTTTCCTAAATTTGTTGTCATTTCATTCCATTCTTTTTCTATCTTAGTAAAAAAAGAACTATATAAATTTTTTAACATTTTTATTTCAGAATCTGATTTAACTAATCCTTGTAATGCTGCTTGAATATTTGGATTTGATATTATTTGAAATCTATTAGCATCATTAAACTTTTGATCTATTTCTGATTTTAAAAGTTCAAAGTTATTTATTCCTAAAGCATCAAAAATAGTAAGCATATAATCATCAAATGATTTAATTACTTTTTTTTGATCATCTTTATCAAGTTTAATATTATTTAAAAATTCTAGTTTTGCCATAATCTATATATAAAAGTATACAAATTAAATTAAATATTTTTTTAATATATAAAGTTTATGATATCAAAGTAATCTTATACTTATTTTATATACAAAAAAAATTGTTTATTGATTATTTACAAATTATCATTAGTCCAGTAATAGTAGATATCTTTACACTATTAATTGAAATTCAATAAATTGCCTATATAATTAAATATGTTACCAGGGATAAGCTGTCATATACTGTATATTAACAGTATTGACAGAATAACATATCTAAAGTAAAGGATTCTCATAGAATATCAAGTAATTAGATACGTAACTTTACAAGGATAATAAGTTCTAATTAGAAATGGCAAATAGAGCAGACCTGTCAAGACTATCGAATTAAAGTCACCACAATTGTTTACACCCTTGAAGATTTAAAATGCCGATTTTTTAATATATAAATAATTATATATTAAATGTCTAAACACAAAAGCGAAGATTACAAAATAACAGCAACGGACAAACCTTGAATATTTTTTTATTGAGTAAAATCGGCATTTTACACCTTTTATCATTTAAAACGCCCATTTTAGATGATAAAACTAAATATATACATATAGTTTATTAGTTTATTGAATGAATAATTAATGCTACATTTTCATGACAATAACCAGACATACCAGTAGGGGTTCCATTCATTCCAATCCATTCATAATCTACTTTATTTTCTGTAATAAATTCATAAAACGCTTTAAGTTCTCCTGTATCTCCATCAAAACCTGGATAATTTACTAATTCGTCAAAAACGATAATACAATCTGTATCAATATAATCCTTCAATATATCAAATATATATTTTGTAGAACTATAAAGGTCAGCATCCATATGAATAAATGAAACTTTTTTATTATGAGTTTGTATAAAATTGAGTAATGTTTCACTAAACCAACCTTTGATTAATTCAACATTACTATTAACCTGCGGTAAATTACCATTTCTGTTGAAACAACCTTTATCAAAACCATCACGCCATTTTTCAGGTAATCCTTCAAAACTATCAAACCCATACACTTTATCATTTGTAAATTTTGAAATATAGTTAATAGTATTTCCACTTGCTACGCCAAACTCTAACCATAAAGTATTTGGTTTATGTTGTAATTTCATATTTTCAAATACATATGTAAGAGGATATGTATTAACATTCGGAATATTTTGAATGACACTTAACATAATATATATATATATGTATGTTATTTTATTTTATTTTATTTTATTTTATTTTTAACGTAAAATAATGGGCGTTTTAAATGAGAAAAGGTGTAAATCTTCAAGGGTGTAAAATGATTAGTTATATTGTCGTATCAAGTATAAATCGATAAAATTTTTTTAAATATTTATATTAACTCATTTTTTAAATGTTGTGTTATTTAGTAACTTTGGTAGTCTTGTAAAATAGTTTGATATAAGTTTAATTTTGCTATTAGAATAACTCTATAATTCTTAATTATTCACAATTACCTATAAATATATTTATGGGAAATATTCCAACAACAAATTAAATTATTTTATATGAAAAAAATTGAATTTTTTATTATTAGATGTAATATTATTATTTTATGTTAAAATTAATATGTTTTTTAAGTATTATTAATATTGTAAGAGGATTTTATACTACTGTACCTGAAGGTTATATTGGAATATATAGAATTATGGGTCAGATTGATAATCAAATAATATCAAAATTAAGTTTTTATTTGCCTATTTATTCTGATATAACATTAGTAAAATATATTCAAGATACTGATCATGTTACCAATGTAAAATGTGTATCTAAAGAAGGAGTTGATATCAATATTCCTGACATTGAAATTGCAAATAAAATTGATAAAAATAAAATAATTGAAATGGTCAAACAATATGGTTTCGATTATGATACTAAACTTGTTGTAAAACCATTAGCTCAATATATGAGAGAATTGTGTGCTAGCCGTACTGTTGATCAAATTGAAATTGAAGATTTTCATAAACTGGATGATCTACTACAAACAGAAATTCAACGACAGGTCAATTCTATTGATTCAGGAATTACAATTGATTATGTTAGAGTAACAAGTGTAGTTGTTCCACCTCAAATTAAAGATAAACGTCTTAAATTAGCTGAAGAAAAAGCTAATAAAATTCTTGCCGAAGAAGCAATGAAGCGCAAAGAAGTAGAAAAAGCAACTGAAGCATTAGTTGCAAAACGTGATAATGACATAAAGATGGAAAATACACGAATGGAAAATGAACGTTTAATGCAACATGCAGAAGCTGAACGAAAACGTAAAGGAATAGAAAATGCTATTATTCTTGAATCAACACAAACAAATGTTCAAAAAATTAAATTAGAAGCTATAGCTAATGCAGAAAAGATGGAACTTGAAGCAAAAGGTTTAAGAGAATTATTTGCAATACCTGAATATGCTAATGTTAAAAAATTTGAAGCTATTTCTGATAAAACTGAAATGGTTTACTGGGGTAACCAATTACCTACAAATGTATTTATGGGAAATATCCCAACAACAAATTAAATTATTTTATATGAAAAAATTGAATTTTTTATTACTAGGTCATTATAATAATCTTTTATGTTTAAATTAATTACTTATTTATTGATTATTTATATTGTATCTGGATCTAAATGTAATTTTTCTACTTCTGAAAAAGATTCTAGTATCGATTTTAAAGGTAACATTTTATATAATGGTATTTTTAATTATCTATTTAGTAAAGATATTTATTGTATTGGTAATTGGACAATGAAATCATCAAAAGGTAATAGTAAATATAAATTAGAATATTATGGTCCTATTAAAAATGGTATACCATATGGTATAGGTCAAAACATAATGATAACACATGTTTATAGTATTGACAATGATACACAAGGACAGTATTTTTATACTGGTAATTGGATAAATGGTTATAAAGAAGGCAATGGACTTTTATATTTAACAATTATGAATCAAAATACTATAAATAATATTCTAATTCAAAAAGGAAACTTTGAAAAAAATAATATTATAGATGGTTTCGAATTTACATACTCATTAAATAATAATGTTTGTTCTGTTTATAATGGTAAATTCAAAGATAATAGACCAAATGGTTATGGTATTATAAACTATAATAATGGAACAAGTATTGAAGGAGAATTTGTAAATGGTAATATAATTAATATAAATAATATTGTTGAAAGTAAAATTAATGAATTTAATTGTTTTGAAATGCTTATTCAAGTAAAATACTAGAACAAAAATCATTTGTTTTACACCCTTGAACATTTAGACTAGATACTTAATTACATATCTAAAAAAATTGAAATAAAAAATGTTTAATGGTTTCATTAGTTATATGTTTGTATCTTATGATTTAGTTGTTATTAATAACAATTATTTTATAGGATTTTCATAATCTTGCAAATTATGAATAATTAACGCGTGAAGCAATACGAAATAACTTTAGCCTTTAAAAGTTATATTATGTGAAGCTAAAGCATATTAAGGACAAATGTCCAAAGGCAAGAGAATTATATTCTCTTTTTTGAGAAGATGTTGTTGATGATGGAATTAATTGATGATGAATGATGAAGAAAATGATTGTTGTTGATGATGAAAATGATTGATGATGAGAGATGAAGGCGCTTGTGAAAAAACCACAAGTTTGTGAAATCCATAAAATACCCTTTTTTTAATCCACTAATTAACTAACTAAGCACCCACACCATTTTCTTGTATTATAAATTAAACGTTGTGTTTTAATTTATTTAAAAAAAATTATTATATTATGAAATATCCTAATGTAATTTTTTTTAGGAAAGATAAATATAATATAGTTGATGGTTTTTTTGATAAAAATAAAGAAAAATTATTATGTAACTTAAATATAACATCTGATTTAGATGAATTAAATAAATTAAACGATTCAAATTATCATTTAATTGTAACATATGGTGATTCTAATATTTATATGAAAGATGTGAATAATATATTATCTAATAGAATTAAAAAAAGATGGTTACATTTTAATGAAATAAATGATATAAATCAATTTAATAAAAGTATTAATTATTGTTTTATTAATAATGTTCTTAAAACTAATCGTGTAAAATTTTCAATATTTACAACATGTTATAATTCATATAATAAAATGTTAAGAGCATATAGTAGTATTAAAAATCAAACTTTTAAAGATTGGGAATGGGTTATTTTAGATGATTCACCTGATGATAATCATTTTAATTTTCTTAAAAATATATTAATTAATGATAAAAGAATAAGATTATATAAAAGGAGTGAAAATAGTGGTAATATTGGTAATGTTAAAAATGAAGTTGTATCATTGTGTAGAGGAGAATATTTATTAGAACTTGATCATGATGATGAAATATTACCTGATGTATTAAATGATTCTATAAATGTTTTTGAAAGTAATCCTGAAATTGGTTTTATATATATGGATTATACAAATATAACGGAAGATGGGAAAATGGTAAAGTATTCAGATTTTTTTTCATTTGGTTATGCGGGTTATTATTGTTATAAATATAATAATAAATGGTATTATGTTGCAAGTACACCAAATATAAATAATATAACATTGAGTCATATTATTTCTGTACCAAATCATCCTAGAATATGGAGAAAAGATATATTATTAAAAATAGGAAATTTTTCAGAGTTTTTACCAATTTGTGATGATTATGAATTAATTCTCCGTACAGCTATAAATACTAAGATTGCTAAAATTCACAAGTTAGGATATATTCAATATATGAATAATAATAATAATAATTTTTCTTTAATAAGAAATTCTGAAATTAATAGATTATGTCAAGATGAAATATATCCTCAATACTATGATTTATTGAATATTAATAAAAAAATGCAAGATTTAGATGCATTTGAAGATTTTAGTGTTTTAGGAAAAGAAATATGGAAAAGAGATAATTATGAACATAAATATTGTAATAAAATAATTAATATTAATTATGAAACACAATATTGTATTTTAGGTGTTGAAACATTATTAATAAATGAAGAATATATAATGGAACTTTATAAAAATGATAAAAATGACTTTATATTATTAGAAAATGAAAAAACAAATATAGAATTAATGAATTTATTTGATGAAAAAAAATTAGATAGAATAAAATGTTATTCGCTTATTAATAATTCTATAGATGATTTAATATCTTATTTTAAATTAATATATAAAAGTTGTGATGACTATATCATATTATTAAATGATAAAATTTCAAAAAATATAAGTATAAAAATAAATCAATTAGTTAAAAATAAAAATGCAAAAAAAATAACAATAATAACACCATCAATAAGACCAGAAAACTTATCACAAATCAAAAATAGTATAAATTTTGAATATATTAATGAGTGGATAATTGTTTATGATGAAAATATAATTAAAGAAAATCCATACTTATTTAAAAATGAATCTAAAATTACTGAATACTTACATAAGAACGAAAAAAGCACCGCTGGAAATAGTCAACGTAATTTTGCATTGTCTAATATTAAAAATAAAGATACATATATATATTTTTTAGATGATGATAACATTATGCATCCTGATATATATAATTTATTTGACTGTTTAGAAGATAACAAAATATATACATTTAATCAAAAAAGACCAGCTAATATTTTTCCTTTTAAAGATGTATTAAAAGGGAATAATGTTGAAGTTTATAAAATTGATAGTGCTATGTTTTTAATTGATTACAACTTGTGTAAAAATATAGAATGGTCTATTGAAAAATATAATGCTGATGGATTTTATATTATTGACTGTTATAATAGAAATAAAGATGCATGGATATTTATTAATAATATTTTTGCTTATTATAATATATTATCTAAATAATATTAATGTTGGATAAAAAATTTATTTTATTTATATTTATAACAATTGTTTTAATAATAATAATTTTACAATTGAAATGTAAAAAAGAAAATAAATGCTTTCATGAGTTGCTTTATCCAGATGATTATAATGTAGAATTTAATGAAAAAAAATATAGAAAATATGATAAAAAAGAAAATTATAAAAAAATATTATTAGACGGATTTAAAATTATGAAAACTAAAAAAATAGTTGTTGGTGCTTTATTTAAAGATTCAGCATATGTTTTTAGTAAATTTAGAAAAAGAATGGAAAACTTAAAAAAATATTTTAATGATGTTAAAATTGTTATTTTTGAAAATGATTCAAAAGATAATTCAAGAGTACTTCTTTTAAATTGGGAAATTGAAGATAAAGATTTTCATATGATTAAATGTAAAGAAAATGATTTTTGTTTATTAAAAAATGTTAGTGCAATAAGTCATGGTACATTTTCTGCGAATAGAATGAAAAAAATGTCAGAATATAGAAATTATCTTAAAAAATATGTAGATGAAAACTTTAGTAATTATGATTATTTTATGATGATTGATTCAGATGCACATGGACCTTTTAGTATTGAAGGTTTAGCATATTCTTTTGGTAAAAATTTGGATTGGGATATGATGAGTGCATATGGTTCAACAGGTCTTGTTTTAACTGCAGGTCAATTAATATATCATGATTATATAGCATATTTAAAAAATTATAATACTTTAACAGAATTTAAAAAAGCAATAAATATTAATTTTAAAAATTATAATGATTTTATTCTAGTTGATAATGCATTTGGTGGTTTAACTATATATAAAATGTCAAGTATTAAAGATGTTGATTATACACCAAAAAATGGAAAATATATATGTGAACATACTATATTTACTAATAATATGAAAGCAAAAGGCTTTAATAAATTTTATATTAATCCAAAATTAATATTTTTAATGGGTAAACAGGGTGCAGATATATTACCTTTTTATTAAAAAATATATAGAGTAATGTATTATTTATATATAGAGTAATGTATTATTTATATATAATATTTTTTGTGTTTATAAGAACAAGTTTATGTATACATTTAAGTAAAGAATCACAACAAAGAATCAAAAATATTATTCAAAATCCAGGAACTACAATAGAAATGCGAGAACAAGTAAATAACATATTATTTAATAGCTACAAAAAATGGGCTGAATATAAGGCTCTAGATTTTAAACAGCTACATAGACATAAATGTTATCACATTAAAAATGATGAGATGAAATCTTATGCTTTATTTGGATTATATCAAGGTATTCAGAGATACAATGGAAATAATACATTTATAACTTATATTGATTTTTATATAAAACATGAATTACAAAAAGGGATGGCAAAATTGATACCAATTAACACATTACCAAAAACATTTATAAAAAAAAAAAAATCAGCAGAAGAAAATAAAAAATTATATAATATTTATTTGAAACCAATATATATTGGATTTGATAACTATTTAATGGAAACCACTGAATACAATTCTTTATATTCTAACAAAAACAGGTGGTTAAATAATGAAAATGATTTAATGTTTCAAATAAAAATTTGGAAAGAAATTTATAAATTACCACCATTTCAAATGAAAATAATGTATTATAAATATTCTAATGATTTTGAAATGATACGAACAAATAGTGAAATTGCAGAAATAATGAATTGTCCAATAAATAAGATTAACCTAAATTTGATTGATATAAAAAATAAATTATTAACATTTATAGACGACTTTGACTCTAATATCTAATTTACAAGAAATAAAAAAATTGAAAAAAATATACTAAGACATAGGTTAAGAATTTTATGAGTTATTTATCAAGTATTGGAATTTCACATAAAGTTGGACTAACACCTAAAAAGTCTAATAATAATAGTACGACATTTAATGCAACACCTGTTGCATTTACTATGTCAAATGGAGGTTATCATATGGTTTTAAATTCTCCACAACAAATGGTTTTAACTTCTCCACAACAAATGGTTTTAACTTCTCCACAACAAATGGTTTTAACTTCTCCACAACAAATGGTTTTATCTTCTCAACAAAAAATTTATTGTAAAGCACAAGGGTGTACATCTTGTAAAGCACCAGGTCAAACACATTATTGTCGGATTTGTTACAGTACAGATAGTAATCATCGCTCAAGAAATTGTCCCTTAAAAAATCGTATTTATTGTAGAGCAGTTGGTTGTACTTCATGTACTCGACCTGAACAGAAACACTATTGTAGTAGTTGTGGCGATGATGATAGTAATCATTTAACACAAAATTGTAAAAGAGTAAATAATATTATTTATTATAATAATGATGATCATAATCATTTAAAATCAAATAGTGTAAAAGAAATACCTCCAAAAAAGACTCCCGTTATAATTAATGGAATCTTAATGTATGTTTAGTTTATAATTATTTGTAATATCTTTTAATTTAACTAAAAATTTGTTAAAATTATTACAAACTGTGTAGATGTCTACATGATTTATACTATTAATTAAATCACTTAATTCATTTGTAATATTAGCATTAAATAATAATACAAATATATCATAATATTCTGATATTTTTGATATTAATTGTGATGTAATAAAATCATTTTCATAATTTTCAATTTTTAATTCATTAAAAATCGAATTATTAATATCATTTAATATATTATTTGTTATATTTTTATTTATTAAATTTCTATAAATATATAAATTTATATTTATAAAATTTTTTAGTTCTTTAATAATATATTTTTGAAATAATTTTACGTATTCTTTGTTTTCACTTATATTTTTTTTTAAATCTTCATTATTAGTTATTTTAATTAATTTATCATTTTTTATAATTGGAAAATTTACTGTTAAATCAGTTGTACATGTATTTTCATTATCATAATTAAATCCATAACATATTAAATTATTATATTTTTTTTTGTATTCTGTTTTAGAATATATATCAAAAAAATATTTTTCCAAATCAAAAAGTCCTCTTCCTGTATAATCATTAAAAATCAATAATTTATTTTGATCCATAATAGTAGTATTAATAATATTTAATAATTCTAAGTTGTCACTATTATTAAATTTAAATTCTTCCTCTAAATAATATATATCAAGATTTTCACCAATTATATTATTATTATGACAAATAATATTTTGTAAATATGATGTTAGATAATAAGGTTTTTCAAATTTATTATCAATATTTATTATTCTTATTTTTTTTTTAGTTTTTTTATAAATACTTTCTAAAAATGGTGGAAATTGTTGCCTATCTTTATCTTCATTTGTATTTCTAATATTAGCACTTCCAATAGAAAAATATGTAATATCATATGGATTATCAATAATATTGTTTAGAATATTGTTCATAATACTAAATTAATAATTTAAAATAAATAAATAATCAATTTTTATGGATGATTGTCATTAAAATCATATAAAATATCGTTGTAATCAATACAATAACCAATCTGTCCTGAAAAACTAAAAGTTTGACATCTTACAGTAATTCTATTACCTGATTGGGTAGCATGGATATTTGTTCCACATTTACAACAATTATTATTTATATTATTGATACGATTTGCTTGTGTATATCTTTTATCATACTGCGTGTGTTGTACATTTTTACTTGTTTTCCCCATAAATTTTTATATAATAGGCTGATAGAATTAAAAATTCAATTTTTCTTTAACTAACAGAAATTAATAAAAAATTACATAAACCCTTTTTCTTTTAAAATTATAATGAGTTTATTTGAACAAATAGATAATATAGAGAATGAATGTTATGAATATAAAATGTTTGATGTTATTGATACATTAATTAATACTTTAACTGAACATAAAACATATGCTGAAACAATGAATAAGTTATTTGAAGTTGTTGAAAAAATAAATCCTGTTAGTATTGAATTTGTACTAAAAGTAATTTATAAAAACTTTTTGTCTACAAAATGGCAAGTTAAAAATGGTGCTTTAGAATTACTAAATCATTGTGCTATAAAACATAGTAGAATGATAAACTACTATATTCCAGAAATTATAGAAAATTTAATCATAATGTCTTGTGAAGTTAAAAAAGAAATAAAAACAAGTGTAAAAATATGTTTTGAATCTGTAGCTAAAACGATTGATAATGTTGACATAAAACATTTAATACCATTTGTTATTTCAGCATATCTAAATCCTGCTACAGAAACACAAAATGCATTAGATAAGTTAGTTAGTACACCATTTGTAAATGATATTGATTTACAAACACTTGGTTTTTTAACACCTTTGCTATTAAAATCCATGAGAACTAGAAAAATGGTTTATCAAAGAAGAGCAGCAGTTGTTATTGAAACATTATGTAAATTAATTAAAGATCCTATTTATGCAATGATTTTTTATCCAAAATTAGCACCGGAATTAGAAAGATATAAAGAAGAAATTGCCGAAATTGAAATTAGAAATGTTTGTTCAAACTCATTAAATATATTAAATAAAGTTTATGAACAAGGTAATAATAAATTACTAGAAAGTTTTACTTATGATAATTGTTTAAATGAATATAAATTAGTTTGTGAAAAATTTAATTTAGACTATACAAATGCTGTTGTAAATTATTCATGTAGTTTATGTTATATTTTAGCTAAAAACCAAATTCTTGATGATAGTTTATGGTTTTGTTGTATATATAATTATTTTAAATTTATTAGTCCAGAAAATAAAATTGATGAAGTATATGATGAATTAAAAAATAACATAATTAAAAATATAGTTATTAATGAATATAATCCAGAAGATGATGAAGAAAATTTATGTGATTGTATGTTTTCATTAGCATATGGTACAAGAGTATTACTACATCAAACTCCATTTAAAGTAAAAGTAGGAAGAAAATATGGTTTAGTTGGTCCTAATGGTGCTGGTAAATCAACATTAATGAAAGCAATTGCAAATAAAAATCTACAAGAATTTCCTCAAGAATTAAAATGTATTTATGTTGAACATGATATTCAAGGTAATAAATCAGAATTAACAGTTCTTGATTATGTTTTAAATGATGAGAAAGTTATTGAACAAGGATTAACAAATGATTTTGTTCATAAATCATTAATTGATATTGGATTTTATCAAGAAATGATTGATGGACCTGTAACAGCATTATCTGGAGGTTGGAGAATGAAATTATCATTATGTAGAGCAATGTTATTAAATCCGGATATGTTATTACTTGATGAACCTACAAATCACTTGGATGAATTTGCAGTTAAATGGTTAGTTAATTATGTTCAAAACTTAACTAAAACTACATGTTTAATTGTATCACATGATACAAAATTTTTAGATCACGTTTGTACTAATATTATTCATTATGAAAATTTAAAATTAAAAATGTATAGAGGTAATCTTGCAGATTTTGTTAAACTTAAACCAGAAGCTAAACAATATTATTCATTAGTTACAGAAAATTTATCATTTACTTTCCCAGATCCTGGTCCATTAGAAGGGGTTAAATCATTAACTAAATCTGTACTTAAAATGAAAGAATGTCATTTCCAATATCCAAAATCAACAAAACCGCAACTAGTTGATGTAAGTATTCAAGTATCATTAGCTAGTAGAGTAGCAGTTGTTGGTGTTAATGGAGCTGGTAAATCAACTCTTATTAAATTATTAGTTGGCGAACTTGAACCAAACCAAGGATATATAGAAAGACATCCTAATGTTAGAGTAGCATATGTTGCACAACATGCATTTCATCATATTGAAGATCATTTAGAAAAAACACCAATTGAATATGTAATGTGGAGATATAGAGGTGGATATGATAAAGAAGCCGTTGGTAATGATGCATATACATTAACACCAGAAGAACTAGCTGCAATTCAAAAACGTGCTAAAGAAAATAAAGAAATGATAATTACTGAATTAATCAATAGAAGAACTGGTAAAAGAGAACATGAATATGAAGCTAAAAATGATCAATTAGATATTACACAATGGTTTACAAAATCCGAATTAATAGAAATGGGATATGAAAAAATGGTAAAAGAAAAAGATTTACAAATTGCTTCTGAATCTATGTTGGGACAAAGAAAATTAACTACTGGTGAAATTCAAAAACATTTTGATAATTTCGGTCTTGAACCTAATTTTGCTCAACATAGTAAAATTGGTAGTTTATCTGGAGGACAAAAAATGAGATGTACACTTGCTGGTTGTACATGGAATTTACCACATATTATTATTCTTGATGAACCTACTAACTTTTTAGATAGAGATTCACAAGCTGCATTAACAGGTGCAATTAAAAATTTTAAAGGTGGTGTATTAGTAATTTCACATAACTCTGAATTTTATGAATCTATTTGTACAGATAAACCTGAAAAATGGCTTTTAGAAAGTGGTAAATTATCTATTATGGGTGGAGAATGGATGGATGCAGTTGAAAAAGCTAGAAAACAAGCTGAAAAAGAAGCTTCTAAAAAATTAAATTTTGATAAAGAAGAAGAAAAATTTGATTCTTTAGGAAATAAAGTTGAAGTTAAAAAAGAAAAGAAAGAATTAGATAGAGGTCAAAAGAAAGCATTATTAAAACAAAAGAAAGAAATGGAAAAAAGAGGCGAAGATACTTATGAAATTGATCAATTATTAGGTCTTGAATAAAATATTTAATAAATAAATTTTCTAAAATAATTATAATGGAAATTCAAGAATTACGAAATTTATATTTAAATAAAATAATAACACATATCAATAAAGTCAATAATGAATTAACTATATACAATCAAAGTAATGTACAAATTGGTGGTTCATCTTTAGCGGATCTAAAACCTATATTAGGTCAACCTCAGTTAAAATTCACACCGCATAATAAATCATCTATTGATTCAATAATAAGTTTGAAAGGAAATATAGAACAATTAAAAAAAAATGAACAAAAATTAAATGATGAAAAACTCAAATTAGAAAAATTATATAAAATTTTAGATGAAAGTCTAAATAGTTCAAAATTATTATCAAATAATCAAAACCAAGAAAATGAAAATTTAAAACAAGATATTAGTAAAAAAGAATCTATTATTTTAGAATTGCAAAAAACTAATTCAGAATTAACTGCACGTATAGGATTATTATCAGATAATAATAATAAAGTAGAAGAAAAAAATACCGAATTAAATAGAGAATTAGAAAAGGCTAAGAAAATGTCAGAGAAAGTTCAAGAATTAAATACTAATATTGAAAAAATCTCAAAAGAAAGTATAAAATCTTTATATTCTAGAAGTAAAGAACTAATTGAATTTTATTATTATTCAAGTATTGATGTTAAAAGGAAAATATTAGAATTAATAGAAGAAATTAAACAGTTGGGTAAGAAATCTATATCAGAACCTAATATACCTGAATTAGATATAATTTATTTGAACTTTATTACAGAATCTCATAAAGAAGCATTTACTGCCGAAAGTAGTTATGATATTAAATCATTTGATAATCAATTAAATAAATTACAAGGTTTATTGAATAGTAAAATAAGTCAAGCTAAGACAATTAATGACAAATTACATTTACAATATGAAGAATATTTAACCGAAAAAGATACAATTTTAGCTAAATTAACTAAAAATTTATAATTTTAAAGAATGTTATGAATATCTTTAATAGTAGTACCAAACCAATCAATCGTTTCTTGTAACTCTTTATTAATATCACTTAATTTTTGATTTTCATCACTTAATCTTTTATTTTGATCAGTTAATAGATTATTTTTATCTGTTAAATTTTTATTTTTGTTTTTTAAATCACTTAATTGACTTTTTAATAATGCATTTTCATTAATTAAATCTTGATTAATTAAAAATACTTTTTTTTCTTCTTCTTTCATTTTATTTCTTAATTCATCATATGAATCACTTAATTTATGAAATTCTTTGAGTTTATCTCTTATTAATGATGCTAATCTATTAATCTCAATAGTCATTGTTTTTTTATCATTATCGTATTGTCTTTTCATTAGTGCTATTTGAGATGTTATATCTATTAATATATTTTGCTGTTCTAATATATCTCTTTCATTTTTTGATTTAACTTGTTTAGTATTATCAATAATTGTTTGTCTTTCTTTTTTTAATTCTTCAATTTCCTTTTTTAATTTTGATAATTCTATTTTAGATTTATTAAGTTCATCTTCATCACCTTTTAAATTTTTTATTGATCCAACATTTTTTTTTAATTCACTTTTTAATTCATCTTTTTCTTTTTCTAAACGTTCTATAGTCTTTTCTAAATTAAGAATTCTACTTTTGTATATTTGAATTAAATTATTTAATCTTTCATTTTCATTTAATAAATCTTTATTTGACGTAGCCAGTTCTATTAATTTTATTAGATCATTTCCTAATTTATCAAATAATTCTTGGTGTTTTTTTGATAATTTTGGATTTGGGTTTTCGAATAAAAGCATTTAAATTTGTTTAGATTATTTTTTTATAATAATAATTAATGGATAATATTAAAAATATAGGTAAAGCTACAGAAGCAATAAGCCATATAAATGATAAATTAATAGATAGTCTCATGTTAGAATTAAATTTACTAAGAGATAAAGTTAATGAAGGTAGTAACTTATCTGATGTTTCATCAAAATTATTATTAATAAATAAAAAATTACAAGAATTAAAAAATTCATATGAATCCACTTCTGTAATCAACCAGGAAAATAAAAGATTAATATTAAATCAAATAGATGATATTAGTAATTCTTTTTTTGAGAGTAATTTAGATCCAAAAATTGATGAAGATAATTTAGAAAAAATAAAATTTGTTGAATTAGTTAATCCTGAACCAATATTACAACAAACTGGTATTTTTATTAAAAATATTGAAGATGATTTGGAAAAATTAGTTAGATTAATTAATAGTCATATTGAATCAGACAAAGAAAAATTAGTTGAATATGAATCTAATATTAATAATAAAATGAATGAACTAGGTATTATTAATGAAAAGATAAATGAAACTATTGGCGAAATTGACAGAATAAATAATACATATACAGATTATATCAAACAATATGATAAAATAGATTTTGATTTAAATAATTCTTATTTTTTTCCAAATGAATGTCTTAATGAAAGTAATCCAGAAATGGTTGCATACTCAAGAATAAGTGTAACAAGTGATGAAGAATTAAACGTAGATGCAGAATTTCAATTATTAAAAGAATCTATTCAAAGTATTAATATTTTAAATCCTATTGATAAAACAACTACTATAGCTAAACTTATGACTGATCCTAATACATTAGATAAACTTTTGATAGGAGGATCAAAAAAAACAGCAATGCAAAGAACACAAAGTTATGGTGTTCAATCACATGAAAATTATTATCAACATGTATTAGATTATTCTATTGAATTAGAAGAGATACAACGCAAATTTAGCTATTTTAAAAATAAATGTAGATCATTTAATATTAAATATATCAGAATGTACAATCATGTATTATTTATTGTAAATTATTTAAAATTAACTGTATTAGATCAAAATAAAGATTATCAAATTTATAATTATATAGGATTAAATACACTTATATATTACAAAGAAATAGTTGACAAAATTATAGAATCAATTGATAAAAAAACAACTCTTGGAAAATATTTTAATAAATACCACTATATTAACATCAAAATTTTAAAAAAATTTTTTAACTTTATTAAAACGAATTGGAAAGAATATGGTAAATATTGTGATACGTATACCCAAGATAAATATGCTGTTACAAGGGAGATTAAAATTGCAACTTCTAAATTACATTTATATAATGATAAATTACTTGATAACCAATCTATTAAAAAGTCTATTTTTATTTTTAATGCAATGAAAGATTTATTAGATAAATTTAAATCATTATCATCTCCTCCGGTAGCAGTATATTTAAGAATTAATCATAACCCAACTATTGGCGATTTAGATGAATCTAAAAAAGTATTTGTTAAAGATAGTAGTAAGGTTGGATATATCAGTAATGAATCATTATCTAAGTGTACTTTACAATCTCAAAGAAGACAAGAAAATATAGGAAATGTAAAATTTGCAGAAGTTTTTGATAGTGAAACATTTAATGATAATTCTGTATTATCCAAATATATGTCTATACCTACATTTTTATCACAAGGTAAATCAATTATGTTATTAACATATGGATATTCAGGTGTTGGTAAAACATTTACTGTATTTGGTACTCAAGATAAACCAGGTATGCTTCAAACAGCAATAGGTAATATACAACACCAACATGGAATTTATTTTAGAGCATATGAATTATATGGTCTTGCATTTCCATATAAAAGTTATTGGGATAGAAAACCTGAAGAATATCACCAATTTATATATGATTATACAAAAATACAAAATATGCCATATGAAATAAAGTCACCTGGTATCAAAGAGTTTGTTAATCAAATAGATAAGGATCCAACAACTGAAGATCCAACAACTAAAGATACTAGTTTTAAAGTACTCACTCGTGAGCAATTGTTAAATTTTCAAAAAATTATTAATGATATTGATACCATAAGAGAATCAAAAGGTAGAATTAAGAAAACAAGAAATAATATTAAATCTTCAAGATCAATAATGATTTTTGATTTTAAAATTAAAATTAAAGAAACTGGTAAGCATGAAGATGATTATGTAAATTTTGTTATAATTGATTTACCTGGTAAAGAAAATATTAAAGAAACATTTGTTGATGGGGATATATGTATTCCATTGAAAGATAAGTTAGACAATAGTATAAGAAACATGGCTTTTCTAAGTCCGCTGTCTTTGATGTTGAATAATGATATTGCATCTAAGTTCGTTGATATATTTGATAGTTTGAGTCAAATTAGTATAACATATTTAGGAGATGATTATAAGTATGGTGATTCTAAATATGATGATAATTTAAAAAAGATAAAAGATAAAGGGGATAAAAATTATGGTTTAGAAATAATGAGAAACATTATAAATAATAATCAATTTGATTTATTGAGTAATTTTTATGAACAATATTTATTTGATAAACCAACTATTGATGGTTGTTATAAAGAAGCTGGATATTCATTAGCACCATTTGAAGGATATTATATCAATGAAAATATAATTGGACTATTATCAAGTTTATTAAAAAATCTTTGCCTTAATAATAGAGTTATTGAAGTTCAAGATCAAATTTTTTTAAATACTGCAAAAAAACATCGTGATTTTATATCTCATGCAAATAAAACAGGTAACAGAGGTAGTTATATAGATAGTATTGATAATGAAGTTAAAGCACAGACTTATTTTTTTAGATTCTTATTAAAAATGCCTTCTATAAATTTAAGAACTGAATTTTGTGGACATACTGTTGAGGATTGGATTAATAATTCTTATGATTATAATAAAATATTTAATGTTGATAATCCTCCAATAGAAGGTTTATTAGAATCTTATTTTAAATATATTAAAAATTTTTATGTATTTTATGTTGTTTCTAATGATGATCCTTCCAAATGTGATAAACAAATTAAACTAATTGCTGATTCAAAAGTATTTTTAGATGAATTAAATAGATATAATGAAGATAATAATAAAAAAACTCCCGAAGGTAATTGTACAAATAAATAAAATAATTTCTAAAATTTAATATTATGAATAAATTATTAGATGATATTTCTAAATTGCAATTACAAATTACTGATACACAATATTTAAAAAATATTGATACAGAATTAAAAACACTACCAAGAGAATATAGTAAAATTAATAAAAATACTTTTAATGAATTTTATAATTTTGAAAATAAATATGAAAAAAAAAAACCAAATAATATTGATATTATTTTCCCAGAAGATTCACTTGGAATACATGATATGCACAGAGTTGATGCTATCAATGATGAAGTAGACCGTATACATACAAATATAATTAAAAGAAACAATATTTATAATAAAGCTATTAAAAATAGTAATATAAATGAAATACACTCTAAACTTACCGGAAATAGAGAATCTAGTGCTTATAATTTAATTGATATGATACAGTTATATAAACAAATAGATATGAAAATCTCAGATGATAAGTTTGATGATGAATTTTGTATTAATAATGGTAATCAAGAGTATAATTCATTTATAAAATATAATGATGAATTAAAAGATAGTGATATATTAAAAAATATTAAAAAGTATAATAATGAATTAAATACAGTTTTTAAAAGATCATTAGAAGTAATTGAATATTATGATATTGAAAAGTTAATTGTTAACCCTACACTTAATAGTATTGAAAATGTATTAAAAACTAACTTAATATTAACAGATGATTTTATAGATACTTTACAACACAATTCACTTATTTTATCATATGAATTAAGACCTGAATTATTTTTAAATTTAGATAAACATATAATAAGCAATTATGATTTATTAGTTGATAGAATAAATATAAAAAATGATCCAATGAAATTAAAAAATCTATTGAAAAGAATAGACATGAATGCTGAATATTTATTAAATACTAAATTAAAATTAGAGGAAATAAAAAAATATTGTAATTCAAGTCCTGATTTAATATTTTTATCATCTGAGTTAATTCCACAAATTAATGATTTAATTAAAGAAATCGATTCTGTTATAAATGATATTAATAAAATAAATAAAAAAAACATAAGTAGACATATTACTTTAATTTTATCTATTGAAGAAGAGTATGGATCAATTAATGAAAATATTAAGAAATTTGATAATATAATAGAAAAAATAGTTAGAGATTATGACAAACTATTTTCTAAATTATCTGGTGTACTTGAAGAATTAAGAAAGAAAAAATATTCTTCCTATCCTGAACTTAATACTATTATAGAGGAAAAATTTAAGGAATTAGATAATATACAATTAACTACATTTAATAAAATGCAATCATTAAATGAATTTATAAAAGATAAATATAACAAGTTTTTAATGCAAAGTTCAATACTATATAAATATAAAAAGTTTATAATTGAATTACCAAATCAATATGGAGGATCAGATAATCAATTTAATGATTATTTTAATAAATTAGTTGATATTAGTATAAACGTTGGGAAAAATAATGATATATCTGAACATAAAATTAGATTTAATAATTTATTATTTTATAGTCATGTTCTTTATATTGTAAATTATACTAATAAAGAAAGAACAATAACATCGCATATAAATCGTTATGATGTTAAGAAATATTTAAAAATTATAACATATATATTAAAATCAATTAAAAATAATTCTAAAGGAGATATTATATATTACTTTTTTAAATATCATTATTTTAATTTGAAAATTGTATATGATTTTTTACATAAACTTAATAGATTATGGACTAAACCAAAGACAAATATGTGTAATGAAGAAATAATTAAATTATATGATGAAAATAGAATGAATAATAATATATATTTTAATCTGTTAGATATAAAATATACACCAAATATGAAAAAAGCTATTTTTATTTTTTTTGGTATGAAAGTAATATTAGATAAATTGATTTAGTCAAATTTATAGTACTTAATTATTTTATTACTAGTAATACCTAATTCACAATGAATGGCTCTATTAACTGTAATTTCATTTTTTTTTAATAAATTAACTAATTCTTTTACATATGTTTCTGTAATTCCTTTTGTTATCCCTTTTGTACTTTCATCTAAATAAATAGTTGAAATAGCAGAACCACCTTGTATTTCACATGATTTTCTACAAGTATTACAATATGTTTCATGTACTTTATCTGCCGCTTTTTTAGCTGCACCACTTGCTGCACTTGCAGCAGAACTTAAACCAGCCTTTGCTGCACTTGCAGCAGAACTTAAACCAGCCTTTGTAGCACTTGCAGCAGAACTTAAACCAGCCTTTGTAGCACTTGCAGCAACACTTGCGGCAATTGCAGTAGCACTGGCAGCAGATTTAACACCAGATGATGCTATTTTTGCATTACTTTCAATAATCTCAAGGCGTGGGTTACCCATTAGAAATGGATAATAATACCATCCTCGATGATTACCAATTTCATCAGTTATTTCGTTCAACTTTGGGCTTTTTTTTTTTTCATATTGCTTAATGTCATATTGCTCAATGTTATTTAACAAAGGTGTATCTTCGTTTAATATATTTGAATTAAATAAAAATACGTATTTACCAGGTTTATAGAGTATGCCACCTAATTGTTCAACTAGATTTAAATATTTTTGTTTGTATTTTAAATACTTTTGTTTATAAACATTATCATTTTCCATTTTATATATATATATACATACAAATTTTTTATATTTCTATATATAAAAATTAAATAATTATATATTTTATATGTCCATATTTAATATATCATTAATAAAAGAAATTATTGATAAATATTTTAACAAATATTTAATATCAAATTATGTTTATTATGATGATTCATTTTATAATAAATTGATCGATGTTCTAAATAGTATATATAGTTCTGAATATTATAATAATCAGTGTCAACATTTTTTAAATTATAACGATCAAGTTGATTTAAATAATTTATTAAATAATTATCCAATACTATTAGAATGTCAATCAATTATTTTTTTATTATTTAAAATATTAGAACAAATCAATATGATTGATTACTATAATTTTAAAATTGATGGAGAATTACTACTAAATGAACTTCATAATAATAATAATTTTTATTTTCTAAACGAAATAGTTAATGAAATCAAATTTAGTTATGAATTAGAAGATATAACAACAAAATTTAAAAATATATAAAGTTAATAAATAATTTCTTTATAATATTAATGATTGCAATATTTGGTGCAGGTATAGCTGGACTTACATGTGCACTTGAACTTATTGAAAAAGGATTTAATGTTACTATTTATGAAAAAGATAATGTTGCAGGAGGTATGGCTAAAAGTAAACGTGTAAATGGTATACCAACTGAACATTCATGGAGAGGTTATGCTAATTTTTATTTTAATATATTTAATTTATTAGGTAGAATTCCAATTAAATCTGAAAACTTTAGCATTGATGAAATATCAAAACATAATAAAAGAACTGATGCATGGGTTACTTTTCGAAATAATGTGTATGATATTACTGAATTTATTAATGAACATCCCGGAGGTTCTATTATTATGAAAGCATTAGGTAAAGATTTAGAAGATGTTTGGTCTGAAAATAATGTATTATGGCATATAAATAATCCATATGTTATTAAAACATTAAATAAATATAAAATTGGTACAGTTAAAGAACATTTTAAACAAAATTCTGCATATGATAATTTATATCCAAGTCTTAAAATGAAATTATTTAATGATGTTAAAAGTAATAAAAATATTATTTATTTTGATTTGGTAAATTTATTTTATCACTTTATTATTTTTTCAACTAGTAATGAAAGATCTAAAAAATACTATAATATGAAATTAATTAATTTTTTTAATAAAAATAAAATGTCAAAATATACTTATGATTATATAATTAATTTTGCATTAGGTCCTGGTTTAGGTTTAGATAAAAATAATTGTTCATTAGGCACTTTTTTTCATTATTTTCATCTAGTTTTAGGTAGTAATACATCATTCGATAAACCATGGATGGTGATGAAAAAACCTACTTCCGAAGCATTTATTAATCCCTTAGTTAATATTTTAGAAAGTAAAGGTGTTAAATTTATTTATAATACAGAATTAATCAGTATCAATCATAGTAATAATAAAATAATTTCTTGTAATATTAAAACTAATAATAAAATAGAAACAATAATATCAGATGATTATGTTATTGCAATAAATCCTAATTATTGTTTTGATATATTTAAAAATTCTCAAATGTTTGAATTGGCTGATTTGCATAGTAAATTACATATTAATAATAAACAAGTTTCATTTCGTTTAGGTTTTGCAAAAAAAATTAATTTTTCAATTGACAATATTGGTATTGTATTAGCTGATAGTAAATATAACATAACATTTTATCCCCAAGAAAATTTTTTTGCAGTTCCTATAGATTTAAATTATAAATTAAAATCTTTATGGAGTGGAACTTGTGTTCAAATGTATGATAATCCTACCAAAGATGAATTAATTACAAATATTATTAAACAAATTTTAAATTGTAATGAATTACAAGAAGATATATTTAAAAATTCTGGTTTTAATTTAAAAAAAGAAGATTTTATTTATTCAGAAATTTATGATGATTGGTATTGGGAAAATAATTTATTACAAACAAAAAATAAAAAATGGGTTAATACATATTTTAATGAAGAATTTAAACCAACACAGAAAACTAATTTTAAAAATTTATACTTATCTGGTGGACATACTAAAACAACATTAAAAATATGGTCAATGGAATCAGCATGCGAAAGTGGAAAAATTACTGCAAATCATATACTAAAGAAATATAATAAAAAAAAATCTTTTATTTATAAACATGTTAAACCATATTATTTTTCAGCTTTTGAAAATATTGATGATTTTTTATTTTTTAATAAATTTCCAAATATTTTAATTGTATTTTTTATTATATTAGTTTTATTTTTATTGGTCTTTAATAAAATTAATTAATTTAAAAAATTTTTTTTTATAATAATTAATTTTACAATTGCTTCAAATAATATTTACTTTTAATTATTAAAAATATTTTATTTTATTATTTCAAATAATTTCATTTTATAATTAGATAAAATTTTATTATGTACTTATATATTAAAATTTCACTTTTTTGATATTGTAGTTATTGCTGATTTATTTTTTGGAATAGTTGATGATTTATTAGTTGAACTATTTCTTGATTTATTAGTTGAACTATTTCTTGATTTATTAGTTGGACTAGTTGATGATTTATTTGTTGTAATAAATTTATATAATAGAATAAATTTTTTTTATTTTATTTAAATTTTTATATTTATATTTGAAATTTGATTATAGATTTAATTCATTAAACTATTTCTTAAAAATATATTACTATCTTTATTCAAATTATAATTAATATAAAAAATTTAAATGTAAATTTAATTAATGAATTATATTATAAAAATATTGCATTTATTATTTTATTTATTAATTTTATTTTCACCATTCATTGATGATTGTGTAATTAAATTAAATGTGTATATAATGCTATTATTTATATGGTTCCATTTTATTTCAAAATATGGAAAATGTGGAATAATTAATATTGAAAGAATATTTTTGAAAGAACATTTTAAAGATGGATTTTTTTACAAACTTATTAAACCGATTATAGATTATAGAAAAAATATTTTCTTTGAAAAATTATATCATCTGCTTTTAATTTATATTTTGATATTAACAATACAAATTTATAAAGAAAATTGTGTAAATATTATTTATATAAATTTTATAAAATCTATAAATAAATTTATCTTTTAACTTAATACAATCATAATTTATTTTTTATTTTTTTTATGACAATTTTCTTCTAAATTACATAATTTAAAAGCCATAAAAAATACTGGAATACCAGGTAAATTACCACCAGAATTTATAGATGTTGTAACATTAATAGATGTTGACTTATAACTTCTAACATCAATAACATCACCTTTATTTAATTTAAGAAATTGTCTTAATAAACATTTATTAGCTCCAGAATCTCTACCAAAAGTTGTATCTAAGTCAGGTACTCCATTAATAAAAACTGTTAATTGTGAAGGTTCTGATGTAATAGCATCTACAAATATATCGTATATACCATCTTTTTCAATTATGGTTTGAGATGTTGCTTGAAGATGTTTAACATTTTCCTGTAAACTAGTAATTTCCCAATTAATTGCATCTCCTAATTGTAAAATTTGTGAATGTGTTGATGCATAATTAAAGTAACTATCTGTACCAGTTAATTGTAAATTTTTTTGTGTTAATAAATATGCTTTAAATTTATCAAAAGATTTTTTATAATAACTATTAATTTTACATTCATGATTAATAACACATTTATACAATGGTGCAATTTTAAAAATTGTTAAAATTGCACTTATATTATCTAAAGTACCACCTGAATGTTGATTAATAACTACTTGACCATTAGCAGATGTATGATTACGAACGGATACATAATCACCTTTTTTAAGTGTTAATAGTGTTCTTATTGAAGTTTGACATGCTCCTTTATTAGATCCCATAACTGTAGAATCAACTACTGTTCCATTTACAGTAAATGCCATTTGAATAGATGTATTAGTATCACATAAAAAAAATACTTTGTAAATACCATCTTCTAAAATTTTTATTTGTTCAGGATTTGCTGAAGACCAGCTAAGATTATTTACATTACTTGATGAGTCATAAACAACATCATTTTCTGTTAATAAATTTTGTGTTGATTTTGACCAAAAAGTTCCACTAGTATTATAACCTTTTAACATTAATTCAGGATCAACCAACATTTTTTCCATAATTTTTTTAAATAAATATTGTTTTCTTCTAGATAAACAATTAGGATTCCACTCGTTACATATTTTTTTATGTTCTTCACAATGTAAAGATGCAATTTTCATTAATAAAAATGTTGCATTATTACCTGGTTGTAAACCACCAACATTTAAAGGTGAAATTAATGAATCTGCGGAAGATTCATAATTTCTCACAATTAATGTATCATTTTTATGTAATTTATACATTTGTCTAAATATTGTTTGACCAGCTCCTGAATTGTTTCCTGTTGTACTAATAATATTAGGTATACCATTTATAAATAATGTAAATTGAGATGATTGTTGGGTTGTAATTACAAAAAATAACACATAAATACCACTTGCTCTAACACAAAATGGTGCATTAAAACTTGGATGTTCAATATTTAATGATAAATCGTTATTTGAAAAATTAACTGGATATGATTTTGGTATATTTTGTACAATATCATTATATGAGTTAATATATGCATCAGAACCACCAACTTGTAAATGTTCATCTAATAACAATTGATTTTTATAATATTTATAAACATCATCAAATGTACATTTTTCTTTATTACTACATTTAGAATCTTCAGAACTACTTTCTGAATGGTGATCACATTTTTTCTCATGGTGATCACATTTTTTCTCATGGTGATCGCATTTTTTTTCTTTATCATGTTTTTTATATGTATCTGAATCTGAATCACTACAATTTTTTTTATGAGATTTTCTACGTCTGTGATGTTTTTGTTGAATCATATACATTTTAACACTATCAGTTGTTGTAGTATCTGAACTAGATTCAGAATCAGATACAGGAGATTTTGACTTTACACCATTTTTTGGCATGTATATATTAATATAGATTTTTTTTAAAATTTTTATACTTTTTTTTTAAAATATTTTTAAACGTTTTAAATAAAAAATAATAAATATATTTAAAAATTTATTATTATCATATATAATGACAAAACCGTTTTTTTTTAAATTAGTTGATTATGTAGATAAATCTAATTTATTAATAAATCTTTATACGTGTAGTATTATTATATTTTTTTTTTTGAATTCAAATTTATATGATAATAATGAATTATATTTTTCTTTTCTTAATTTTATTAAAACTTTTCCAAAAAAAATAACAAATAAAGAATTATCAGTATTCATTATATCTAAAGAAGATTTTTATGATTTATATAATGAATTTACTAATGATGAAACTATAATTAAAAATATTAAAGACGATCAATTGATTAATATTTTTTATAATTTATATTCAACAAGTAAACAAATTAAACATAAAATCAAAGAATTTAATTTATATTTTACAGATTTAAAATATATAGATTACATTGATAATATTATAAATAATACAAAAAGTAATAATATTTGTAATCTTTTTTCAGGTTTTGGTAAATTCATTTATAATACATACGATGAAAAAAAAAAATATTTATTAGTTGATGAAAATATTTATGTAGTTTTAATTTCATATATTAATATGTTAATAAAGTATAATGAAATACAAAATATTAATTTTAAAATACAAAATATAATCACAGAAGATGTAACAAATTATAATTATGATTTGGTATTAGCAGATTTACCAGATGATATTAAAAATTTGATATATGCAAATTGTAATTCAAAAATTAAATTTTTAAAAATCAGAGGTACAAAATCAGAACCTTTAATTCTACAATATATTACACAAATATTAAATAAAACTGGTATTGCAATTATTATAACATCAAATAGTTTATTATTTGGTGATTCAACCCAGCATAAATTAACGAGAAAATATATTTTTGAAAATTATGGCGTTGAAGTTATTGATTTAAATAATAAAAAATCATTATTAATTTTAAATAGAAACAAAACAAATAAAATATTTTTTAAATTTTTTGATAATAATGATGTCTATGAATTTATACAAGAAGATATAATTAAAAATTCATATTCTTTTTATTACTATAATTATTGTAAAAATCTATTAAAAAATACTTATTTAAATACAACAAAAATAGAAAATGTTTTAGATATTAAATTGTTTGAAAAATCAAACAATAATATAAATTATGATGTATTATATTCATTCAAAAATAATAATTTTAAAATTGATAAAATTGAAAATATTGATAATGCAGATTATGTATTTATTTCAAAAGATGATAATGAATATAGACAGGAATTTTTAAACAATGAATTACTTGCTTTATTTAATAAATCAATTCAGAATATAACTAAAGGAAAAATGAAAATACTAAACTTAGATAGAATTAATGAATTAAATATAAATATACTTGATGTAAACTTTCAAAATCAATTAATACAATATAATAAAAATACAAAACAAATATTACAAATAATTTCTACTCAAATTGAAATGTTAGAATCATTTAAAAATAAATATATTGATGAATTAATTAATAATAAAAATAAAATTAAAATTCAAGAAATCTGTGAAATTACACATGAGTCAAATAATAAAAATACTATTTATATTAATAGAAACACAAATAATGCAGGAACAATTAATTTAACAAATACAGAAAAAGAGAATACAACAAATAATTATTATTTACATATAAAAAATAGTAATTTTTTACATGATTATGTATACTATATATTACTATACTATGAAAAGGAATTTATAAAATTAGCAAATTCAAATAAAACTATTTCTTTAAATAGAAAATCAGTAGAAAATTTTGAAATACCTTATTTAAATATTGATGAACAACAAAAAATTATAGACAAAAATAATAAAATCAATTCCGATATACATACATACTTAAATTTTAATGATTCATTTAAATTACCATTTTCTTTATTTTTTTAATTTTATTTTAACCAATGTTGTAATAATTATTTTATTTGATTTGTTAATTATCACAACTTTATTTTTAATCATTCTCTTTACCTTCATTACCGGAATTATTCCCATTACTTGGTGGACCTTGAGGACCGTCATTACCTGGTGGACCTTGAGGACCGTCATTACCTGGTGGACCTTGTGGACCGTCATTACCTGGTGGACCTTGTGGACCTGGTGGACCTTGTGGACCTGGTGGACCTTGTGGACCTGGTGGACCTTGTGGACCTGGTGGACCTTGTGGACCGTCATTACCTGGTGGACCTTGTGGACCGTCATTACCTGGTGGACCTTGTGGACCGTCATTACCTGG